GTGGTTCATCGGGATCTTCAGGTACTTCAGGCTCAAGCGGATCGAGTGGATCATCTGGTTCTAGTGGATCAAGCGGATCTTCCGGTACTTCAGGCTCAAGCGGATCATCTGGATCAAGTGGTTCATCGGGAACATCTGGTTCATCTGGTTCTAGCGGATCATCTGGATCATCAGGTTCATCAGGAACATCAGGTTCTAGTGGATCTTCTGGTACAAGAGGAACATCAGGTACAAGTGGTTCATCAGGAACATCAGGATCTAGTGGCTCATCAGGTTCTTCAGGATCAAGTGGCTCATCAGGTTCTTCAGGAACATCCGGTTCTAGCGGATCTTCAGGAACATCTGGTTCTAGCGGATCTTCTGGTACAAGAGGAACATCAGGAACATCAGGCTCTAGTGGTACAAGTGGTTCATCTGGGTCAAGCGGTTCTAGTGGATCATCTGGATCAAGTGGTACAAGTGGTTCTTCCGGTACAAGAGGTACATCCGGAACATCAGGCTCTAGTGGTAGTTCAGGTTCTTCTGGTTCAAGTGGTTCTTCCGGTACATCAGGATCAAGTGGTTCTAGTGGATCTTCTGGATCAAGTGGAACATCTGGTTCATCAGGAACTTCTGGTTCAAGCGGATCATCAGGATCAAGTGGTTCAAGCGGATCATCAGGATCTAGTGGTACAAGTGGTTCTTCTGGTTCATCTGGATCAAGTGGATCATCAGGAACTTCTGGTTCAAGTGGATCATCAGGAACTTCTGGTTCAAGCGGATCATCAGGATCAAGTGGTTCAAGCGGATCATCAGGATCTAGTGGTACAAGTGGATCTTCTGGATCAAGTGGATCATCAGGATCAAGTGGTTCATCAGGAACTTCTGGTTCAAGTGGAACATCAGGTAGTTCAGGTTCTTCTGGATCAAGTGGTACAAGAGGTACTTCAGGAACAAGCGGCTCATCTGGATCAAGTGGTACATCTGGATCAAGTGGATCAAGCGGATCATCAGGTTCTTCTGGTTCAAGTGGTTCTTCCGGTACATCAGGATCAAGTGGTTCTAGTGGATCTTCTGGATCAAGTGGAACATCTGGATCTAGTGGTAGTTCAGGTTCATCCGGATCAAGCGGATCAAGCGGATCAAGTGGAACATCCGGATCAAGCGGATCATCCGGATCAAGTGGCTCTTCAGGAACATCAGGATCAAGTGGTACAAGAGGTACATCTGGAACATCGGGCTTTGCTGGTAATGATGGCTCTAATTCTGGTATATGGACATATAATACCGGTGGTAGTACAACACCAGGAGCTACCATATTTACAGCTAATAATAATGCTATAAATGCTTTAGCATTAATATACATTAATGAAAATTCTCAAACAGGTGCATTATATACTTCATGGCTTACTACCTTATCAGGGTGGGTTGCTAACGGACATACTGTATATTTACAAATATATGAGAGAGGTAATAATAGTGTTCTTGGTATATGGCCTATAAGAACTGTAACTCCTGCTGGTTCAGTTTATGTTATAGATGTTACTGGTGGTAATATAGTTGCTAATGGTAACCTTTCTAATAATACAAATTATACAATATCTTGGGTTGTTAATGGTATTTCTGGAACTAATGGGACATCAGGATCAAGTGGTACAAGAGGTACTTCAGGAACAAGTGGATCTTCTGGTTCTAGTGGCACTAGTGGATCATCCGGTTCTTCAGGAACAAGCGGATCATCTGGTTCATCTGGATCAAGTGGATCTTCAGGAACAAGCGGATCATCTGGTTCATCAGGATCAAGTGGATCATCTGGATCAAGTGGATCTTCAGGAACAAGCGGATCATCTGGTTCATCAGGTACTAGAGGTACATCAGGTACTTCAGGTACTTCAGGCACAAGCGGATCATCCGGTTCTTCTGGTTCTAGTGGATCATCTGGTTCTTCTGGTTCTAGTGGAACATCAGGATCTTCAGGATCATCGGGTTCTTCAGGATCATCTGGTTCTAGTGGAACATCAGGATCTTCGGGATCATCTGGTTCTTCGGGATCAAGCGGATCATCAGGTACAAGAGGTACTTCAGGTACATCTGGTTCATCGGGATCAAGTGGATCATCGGGATCCTCAGGTACAAGTGGTGTTAGTGGTGCCTCTGGAACATCCGGTTTAAGTGGATCATCTGGAACATCTGGTTCATCTGGTTCATCAGGTACATCAGGATCAAGCGGATCTTCAGGATCAAGCGGATCATCAGGTACAAGAGGTACTTCAGGTACAAGTGGATCATCTGGTTCTAGTGGATCATCTGGATCAAGCGGATCATCAGGTACAAGAGGTACTTCAGGTACAAGTGGATCTGTGGGTCCTGGTAATTTCGTACTATACTACACTGGTACTGACACATCTACTAATAATTTTGTGAGTCAAAATGTTACAATACTTGGTGTTACACCTCCTACTAATTTTGCTACAATTAATGGTGGTTATTTTAGATTTTCTATTACAGATAGATATGGTAATGATATTTCTCAAACTCTTATAGATTTAAAAGATATTCTAGATAACTATGGAACCGTTGGTTTTATCATGGTGATGATTTCAAAAGTTAGCGATCCTACGCAGTATAATTATTATAGAGTCTGGGGTCAACTTTGGTCATTTACTGCCGGTAGTGGTTTACAGACAGATCATGTTTATTATAGTTCTGGTGCTGGTATAACTGATTTTGGAACAGACGATATTGCTATAACATTTATTATACCTGGTAGACAAGGATCAAATGGAACAAGTGGTGGTGTTGGTGCAAGTGGTTCATCAGGTACATCAGGATCAAGCGGTTCCTCTGGTTCCTCAGGATCATCTGGTTCATCAGGTACAAGAGGTACATCAGGTACATCAGGATCAAGCGGTTCCTCAGGATCAAGCGGATCGAGTGGTTCATCGGGTACTTCAGGTACAGGATTTAACACTGTTCAAAATCCTGGTACTAATAGAATACTATCAGCTTCCGGTTCATCAACAAATCAAGCTTATGCTTGGACTACATTAACATATGATGGTAATACACTTTTAAATTCAGGTTCTTTTGCTCAGATATTAAATGGTAGTAATGTTTGGGGTGGTCAAATACCTCAATCTCTTTATGATACCTTTATAGTTAATGGTTCAGAGTCAGATTTTGTTGGTATCGGTAGTAAAACAGTTTCTGGTGCTGATAATAACACACCAAGTATTATATTTGGTGATAATGGTGACGGTACAAATGATTTATTATTTAGTTATTTAGCTTGGGGAGCTGGATATACAGTTACTGATTTAATGAAGCTTACTTGGGATGGTAAACTATTTATATTAACAACACCAACACTTAATGCTTCACCTACACAATATTTAACTAGAAACTCTACAACTGGTGAGATTACCTACTCTAATGCTGGAGCTTCTGGATCATCTGGTACATCAGGATCAAGTGGTTCATCGGGTACTAGAGGTACATCAGGTACATCCGGTGTTTCTGGTGCTGCTGGATCTTCAGGCACATCAGGTGTTTCTGGTGCCACAGGTGTTGATGGTAATGATGGTTCTAATAGTGGTAGATGGAGAAATAATGGCACCGGTGGTGGAGCTCCTCCGTCTAATGCATTTACTTCGGATAATCCGGTGATAGCAAATATTACTAAACTAGAAATAAGTGATACTTCTTTAACATCAGGTGCATATTTTAACTGGCACACTGCTGCTAGAAATTTACTAACAAACGGAAATACAATCTATTTACAATTATATGAGATAGGAAATACACAGGTATTGGGTATATGGACAGTTACTAGTATAGTAAACTCAGGTGCTGGTTATCATACATATACTCTTAATCTTCCTACATTAGCAAATAATAGTAATATTACCAATGGTCAGTCATATACAATATCTTGGGTTGCTAATGGTAAAGATGGAACAAGTGGTACATCAGGATCATCTGGTTCTTCAGGTACAAGAGGTACATCAGGAACATCTGGATCAAGTGGATCTTCAGGTTCATCCGGCTCAAGTGGTACAAGAGGTACATCAGGAACATCTGGAGTGAATGGTGCGGCTGGAGCGGCTGGATCAAGCGGTACTTCAGGTACATCTCCCGCTGGTGGTGGTGTTGCGCTTTCTAATAACACTAATAACTATGTAGTAACTGCAACAGGTACCACTCCTGAATTGAATGGTGAGATTGACTTGCAATTTGATGGTGAAACATTATTCCAACAATCGCCCGGTCTAACTTTGCCTAATAACCAAAAAGGTGGATTTGTTAGTAATTTAACAAGTGATTTATTAACAAATAATGCTAGTGGTAATTATCCAGCCGAAAGTGATTATACAGGTGAAACTATATATGCTACTAACGTAGATAGTACTGCAATTTCTGTTGGTCAGTTATGCTATTGGACCGTTGTCAATGGTGCTCCTAATACATGGGGATTTAAATTGGCTACTGGTGGTGCTGGTTTGCAAAATACTTATATGTTGGGTATAGCTTTACAAGATATAAATACTAATGCACAAGGTCATTTCCTACTTAAAGGTTTTGTTTCAACTGTTCATGCTGATTTTAATGGTGCTACTGATGGTGAGCCTATATATATTCAAAGAAACACACCTGGTGGTAGAGTAACCTCAGCTGGAAACTATGCTGGTGGTGTTGGTGATGTTTATAGATCTGTTGGATATATAGTATCAACCGCTGGTAAAACTGGTGGTTCATTTGAAGTTATTAGGTTTGATCCTAGTACAGATTATATAATACTATAAAATTAACATTATGCCAAAGTATAACGGAATTTTAATTAAAAGTACAACTATTATTAGTGGTATAAGTATGTCGGGTAGAACATCTATTAAAATAGGTGGTAAAATTTTAACAATAGATACTGCACCAACATATTACATGTATAATTTCAATAATACAGGTAGCTTTGAAGGAAATGAAGCTTGTGCTATTGGTGAGTTTGGTGAGCCTATAGAGTTATGGTTAAATCAACCAGATATAGGTCCAGGTGTAGTCGCTTATGCTGATTCCAGTGGTACTCCATTTAATGGTGGTAGAGTCTTTTATTTTAGTTCAGATTTGAAGGGTGTGGTTAATATAAATGAGGAGGGAATAATAACAGACTTTTTCTCATGTAAAAATTAAGGAGTTGAAACTCCTCTTTTAGAAACAACTAATGATGACATCTTGTTTGCATAAACAATAGACTCTTTTACATCTCTATTCTCTATGTACTTTAGAATAAAAGATGACGTGAATGTGTCACCCGCACCACTGACATCTATAGTTTCCTGAGGATTATTGCTACTAAATATGACATCATTGAATTTAGCACCTTTGTCACCTAAAGTAACAATTATGTTTTTACAATCTTTTAAATGTTTATTGTTTATAGATTCTTTTTCATTTAGCTTTACAAATAAAAAAGAATCGACTATTTCTTTAGTTAATACTCTTTTTGAATCTATTATAGATATATTTGAATTTTTTCCTATTTTTAATAAATCATCATCTGATATAAATCCTTTATCATAATCGCTTACAATAACAACATCAAAATTTGTAATATCTGATATTCTATCTTCTATTAGTTCTATTTTAGATATTTCTTTCTCACCTTCATCTAGTCTAATAAACATGTGATTGCTTTTCTTTTCCACGAATCTAGTTTTAGTTATTTTTTCATCTTGATACCAATGTGTTACTAATATGTCTTTCCTCAATGAAATTAGATTTCTAACTACATTTCCAGCCATCCCATCATTTTCAACTACTTCTATAGGAACTAAAACAGGCACTGGTGCTTCTGGACTCAACCTAGATGCATCACAATAGATAAATCTATCCGTACACTTTTCACCAATTACTAAAATTTTAATCATTACTTTCAATTATTTTTGTTGTTGAATACCCTTCTAATCTATCATAGAAGATTACTTTATCTACTAAATTAAATCCAACTACTTTTTTATCTTTATAGTCTGATCCAATTACTATTATATTAGAATTCCATTTTTTTATTTCATTTTCTAACTCAGTTTCATTTGAAAATGAAACAACACTATTAACATATTTTATAGATTTCATAAATTCAATTCTATCATTGATATTATTAATAGGTCTTTTATCACCTTTTAACTTAGAAACTCTATCATCTGTGTCTATTCCAACTCTAACCTCGCCAAAACTACTAGCAAATTCTAATAATTTGATATGTCCTATGTGTAGTATATCAAATGTACCATTTACCCAAACCTTTACTTCTGTGAATCGCCTTTCCATACTCTATATGAATCTGAATCTGAGTGAGTTGTTGATACTTCAAAAATAACTCCATCTGTTAGAGCTTCTAACTGATGAGGTTGACCAGGTTTTTGCCTTACTGTATCACCTACAACTAGTTTTTGCTCAATTACATCTGCTGTTTCTGTATCAATCCATCTATATAAAAATTCTCCTTTATCTACATACCAAGTTTCATCTTTAATCATGTGATAGTGCATAGAGAATTTAGCACCTTTATTAAAACAAAGAAGTTTTCCACAATAAAGTTCATTGTTTTCAATTATAACTTCTTTGCCCCATCCTTTAGGAACACAACAACCTTCAGTCTTTAGAGCATTTATAATTTTAGGCTTTTGCATTTATAATTTTATTTATTTGATTAATAACCATTTGAGATGATATCGACTTAGTGCATTCAAATTGTCTTTCAGTTCCTTTATGTTCTGGACACCAGTTCCAATCACCACCATTCAATCTATGTCTATTGAAGCAACCATTACAAACATTTTTATTTATAACTCTATATGTGTTAATTGTTGTTTCACTATATTCTTCACTGAAACCTGATATTAAAACTGTTGGTAGACCTATAGCCCATGATAACCAACTTAAACCAGATCCTAAACCAACAAAAAATTCACAAGTAGACATATCCTCTATTAGTCTTTCAATTGAACCAGGTTCAAATTTATTTATTCCAGTTGGATGATTATTACCCATATAACCATCATTCTCTTTAGAGTATAGAACTACTTCATATCCTAGTGAATTTAAGTAGTCAACAACTTCTTGCCAACCTGTAGGATTATTCCAATATTTTGCTTGACAAGTAGAATGTAAACCTATACCAACTTTTTTCTTTTTATCTAGATTAGGTAATTTCAATAAAGGTCTAGTTTCTTTATACTCTAAACCTAAAATATCAGATGCTGTTTTTTGTAAAGGTTCTTTTCTAAAATCATTAGGATTTCTAGATTGGTCATACTCACCATTATCTTTATAAAACCATCCTATTTTATACATTGCGAATATATTATGAGCTGGCATACCTGGGTGAATAAATTCAATGTCAGGATATGTTTCGATAAATAGATCATTCATGAATGTAGAAACTATCAAATCACATTGGTGTTTATCTTTAAATTCTCTAATATAAGGAATCCAAGATAAAGTATCACCTAAAGAACTACTTTCTAAAGCTATATAAACTCTTTTACCCTTTAAGTCTAGAGTGTAATCATATATTAGATTACTTTCTTCCCATACTTTAACATTCCATTTTGTATAATACTCTCTGTTTAATTTTACCCAATGGTTTATAGAAAGAACCTCACTGTAGTGACATTTACCTACTTCATCAAAAAACTCAATTTTAAATTTACTATCCGATGTTCCTTTTATTTCAATAAAAGGATTATTTACAAAGTTTACACTTATTTCTGGTTTTGGAATAAATCTACTTTGTTCCATTATAGGCATTCTGTGTATTTTTTTATAAAAATTAGAATAAGTATTTTTATATTGTTCCATTTGATCTTCAACTTCATATCTTCTTTCTGAGTAAAGAGTTTCTAATAATTTAGATTTAGTAGATTCTATATCACCATCTATGTTGGTTATATAAGGTGTGTACATATCCATGTATTGGTCTAGATTTCTTGATAAAATTTTCAAACCATGTGAAACCGCTTCTCTTAAAACTAAAGGATTACATTCCCAAGTTGAGTTAAACATAAACAAATCTGCTGCTCTCATAAAATTATCAACATCCGCTCTTTCACCCCAAACTGTTACATTTGATGGTAGATTTTGCATAACAGGTCCCCAATAATCTTCAAAGTTTGGTGCTTGATTTCCGATAAAGTGAAAGTGTATTTCTGGATTAGACTCTTCTAAAAGTCTGGCAACTTCAACACCTTCTTTTTGGTTTTTACCAGAAGTCCACAATCCAACATTAATAACATGTTTTTTAGATAAGTCAAAACCTAAAAATGTCTTGGCTTCTTCTTTTTCAGCATCTGTTGATACTTTATTCTCAATAGGAAACTGAATTACTTCACCATATGATGGCATATCTGCAAAGGTTTTTGCTTTATGCCAAGGTGTACAGAAAGCATATCCATCAGGATTGAATTTTTTAGATGTGATAGGATTAAACCAAACATTATGACAAGTTTCGACCATTTTCCAAGTTCTGTTATTATCATATAAATCATTTAACATAGAATCTGGTATTTTATTTGAATGATCAAACCCTTCTAGTATTTCATCTGCGTGTACAATATCAATATTATTTTCACGAATAATATTCATTAAAATTGATTTATCCTCATATAGAGTAGTAAAGTTTTCAGGCTTTATTAAACTTTTAATCTCATTTTTTTGAACTACATAAGCCCAACCGCCAATATCAGCATATTCTACTACAAATAATTCAAAATCATCATTGTTAATTAATGCTTGTATTCTTTTTAATAAAAAAGATGGCATTCCTCCTGTTGATAAGTGAGGCGCTAAAAAAAGTATCTTTATTTTATCGGACATATTATGATTGTATTTTTCTTATGAATTATATTATAAAATATGATAAAGTTACATTTGATAATTAAAAAGTGCCTATAGAATTTAATATATACTTTATGAAACTTGTTAAATATTTTGAATTCAATAAAAAAGATTTAGAACCTATTAAGTCTTTCTATCTTAAAGATGAATTGAATCCTAAGTTATGGAATGATTTTAACCTAGACAATGAGGTAAGAACTCAACTACTTACTATAGCTCAAGATTTTTACGAAAATATAGATTTTTCGGCTGACGTTGTTGATATAGTACTTGCTGGATCTTTGTGTAATTATAACTGGTCTGAAAAGTACTCTGATTATGACTTACATATTATTATTAATTTTGATGATGTTGATGAAAACTATGATTTAGTTGAAAAGGCATGTGATTATGCTAAGAAAGTTTGGAATTCTCAACACGATATTAAGATTAAGAGTTATGAGGTTGAAATAGCGATTCAAGATAATGACGACTTAGATGAAGCTATAAAAGGTGGAAGAATGGGTGGTGTTTTTTCATTATTAAATGATAAATGGATTAAAAGACCAGAGAGAGCTGATTTTGAACCTGATGAAAAACTAATATCTGAAAAAGCTAAAACTATAATGATGCAAGTTGACGATATTGAAGAAGAATCAGATGAAGATAAGTATGAGGCATTTGAATCTAAAATATCAAAAGTTTGGAAGAAAATAAAAGACTATAGACAAAGTGGTCTTGATAGTGAGAGTGGTGAATACTCTATAGGTAATTTAGTATTCAAGTTATTAAGAAGAAATGGTTACATTGGTAAAATAATGGAACTTAAAAGAAAAGTTTACGATAATCAATTTAAATAATATGGAGATTAAAATATCAGAAATAGAACAAGTATTCAAGGATGTATTTGAAGAAGAAGAGGGTGTTGTTAACTCTGTTGATACTGTTTATGAAATGTCAGATGATGAAAAATTTTATAAATTAGTTATATCAATACATGGTTTATCTACACAAGATACCTCTATTATACACACTAAATTTATATTCAAGACAGACTTAGATAAGAGAAATTTAATTGAAGATACATTCATATATTTATATGATATAAATTGTATTTATCATAAAATAGAGTTTTCAAATATAGTTGATTTGAAGAAAAAGATAGAAGATATAATAGAGTCTAGAAACTTTGGTGAGGATTTACAAATACTTTCAGACTTCATTGAAGCACCTGCAATGTTCTTAAATTACTATATGAGAAGAGATAATATCACAGACTATTCAATTTTTGATGTTGAGTACGAACCAAAGTTTAAAACTACTCCTTGTGATAAAACTACTTTTGATTTTAAAATAAACATTAATAATAATTACGATATGGAACTATCTGTTTATAAAGTAGATAGAGTTGATCCAGAAGAGTTAGATACATATAAGTTTCAATTTAAATTTATGGATGAAATAGAAACATTTGAATCTGATACAATTAAAAACGTTCACTTCTTTATTGGAGACCATATAGCTAAGATTCTTGATAAAAAATTAAAGAATAAGTAATGAGATTAAGGTATTTTGAGAATTTTGTTAATCATATAAACGAATCTAATGAAGATTTTACTGATTTATCTAAAGAAGAGTTAGATGAGTTACTTATTCCTATTGTCGACTTAGGTATCGAGTATTCTTTTACTACACCGAGAGTTATTACGGATGGTGAGTTTTCTGGTTATAAATCAATGAATATACAATTTAAAAACACCTTTCAAATAGGACCAGCGGGTGGATATACTGAACAAATTATTGATGAGAAATTCTGGGATTTCTTAGACGAGTTAATAGCTCTTAAAAACCGTTTAGAAAGCACTAGAGTTTCTATTAATACTAACTGGAGACATTACATAATTGTTACTTTTATACAAAAAGCTAAAGTTGAAGGTGATTTATTTACAATACAAAAGTTGTATAATGATATGGATTTAAGAACTAATGCTTCAAAGAGTGATTTTACAAATAATATGACTAAGACTTTAGATAAAGAAAATTTAAAAATTACTGTTAGATGTGGTGGTACTTTTGATACAGCCTCTTATACTGATAGAAAGTGGAATGGTCTTTTCAGAGGTATAGATTTTTCTAAATTTAATGTAGAAAAAGAAATTACTGAAGATAGATTTGGTGATAAAACAGCTGTTATTACAATTACTTTGAAAAGTGAATCTTAATATTTAATATATAAAATTGATAAAAATAACATAATAGAATGTCTAATATATCATTAAAACAAGTACCTGCTTCTTCAGTTCCAACACCTGCTGCTAACTATGTTAGAATATTTAGCAATATAGGAGATGGTGGTAACTTGTATTTTAAAAATAGTTCAGGTTCTATAGAAACATTAGGTGGATCAACTTATGTTCCTGTTACTGAGGTTACATATACTGAGTTATATAACTTATATACAACTTCCTCATTTGTACCAGGTGCTTATTATCTAATAACAAATTTTGAATCAATATATAAACAACCAGATTTTTACTTAGATGGACTAATTAAGCCAAATTTAGTGACTAGAGGTAAGCCACCTGGATGGGGATATCAACCAATTTTAGTTATGGCTATATCTACTACAGCTCTTGCTGTAGATGCTTATCAACCAAATATATCAGGTGGTGGTTATTCTGGATTTCATAAGGATAAAATTAAATATGATTTTTTATCTAATCAAACAGAATTTGGTGATTTTACTAAAGGTAGAATTATAGAAAGAATAGATGAGTTTGGTAATAGAACTGATTATGACCATAGAACAATATTGTTTAAAAGATATCAAAACTATGAAAGAGATACCTCATTAACAGGTACTATAACTGATTATAATTGTGTTACAGGTGTTGTTACTGGAAATAGTACCTTATTTTCAACTGAGTTATCAATTGGAGATATAATAATTTTAGATTCTAAAGCTGACTTGGGTTATGATATTGGTTTAAAGGTTAAAACAATTGTTAGTAATACTTCTATGACTGTTGAAGTTGATAGTGCCTATACCGGTGGTGTTCCAAGTGCTGTTTCATTAACAAACTCAACGACTATAACGCCTATTTCATATACATTTACATTTAAGTCTTTTGATTTTTGGATAGCTTCAGCTACTGGTGAATTTAATCAATACAAAGAAGTTTATTTTGGTCAAAGTGATGATAGTGATTATGATGAATATTATACTTTTGCTTCAAATTCTTATGATAATAAATTTTCAGAATATTCTTATAATTATTTTATTTCTCATGTTAATACACTAATATTAGCTAATAATGTCTTCATTAATGCTTCTAATAATAATAGGTTTGATGCTGTTTCTGCTAATAATACATTGTATAGCGCATATGGTAATTTATCAAATCATACCTTTTTTGGAAATGTGTCTTCTGGTGAATTCAATAATAATTTAATAAACTCACCTTTTTATAATAATAAAATTGGTAGTGCTATTAATAATACATTCTTTGCTGATTTTATTAATAATTCACTAAATACTTCTTTGTATTTTAGATTTAATAACTTTAAGTGTAATGTTAATAACACTAATTTTGTAACAGCTACACATGTTTATTTACCATATAACTGTGATGTATTTAAGAATTCGTTAGCTGATGTGAAGTTATCTTATTATAATAATTCAAATTCTTTAACAGTTGATAATATCACTGCATAAAGTTAATTATAGTTTCTAAATTTTCTTTATTAAATTCACCATTTAAAGGTTTTCCACCAGATTTTAGATATTGGTTGTATAATTCATTATACTCATCTATAGTATAAAATTTATTATCTAGTTCTGATAATATAATATTTGTATCGTGAAAGTCTACAGTTTTGTTTTGTAGTCTTGTTTCACCGTATGCTGGACCTATAGGTCCTACTAACTCAGTACCTGATACTTCTTCGTTAAATTGTTTGAATGATTTTATCACTTTTCTTTTTCTAATTTTTCAAAATATTCATCTTGTTCTTCAAGTGAATATTCATTTCTCTTAGTGTTATATATTAAATTATAAAGGAACTTATCATGTAGTTTATGATGCTCATCGTGTACCATTGTTACAGTACAGGTTTCTTCTTCAAAATTGTTTTCAATTTTGATTATTTCCATTCCAAATTTTCCATTCTTATCATGTAAATTACATATAACTTTTATTCTTTTTTCTAAAAGTTCTAAAATCTTTGAAAACGTGGAGTTTTTTGACAAATAAAGAAAGTCTTTCATTTCTTCTTTTTGAGTTGAGTTGTACAACTCTAAGAAACTTTGCTCTCTTTTGGTAAGTTGTTTCTTTCTAGAAACTTTATCCATTATTCTTTTTACTTCCATTTGTTTAACAGATTCGTTGAATAGATAATACTTTATAAATCTTTCAATTTTCTTCATACAAATATAATACTTTCTTCTTTTATATATTAAGAAGAATTTGTTTATTTTATATATACATTGTAAAATTATTTTGTTTTGATGGATCAAAGGTTATTAGAAAGTTTAGGCAATTTATCGCTTGCTTTAGAAGAGATTGCTTCAGCTCTTAAAGATAAGAGAGAGGCTCAATCTGCTACTGCTAAAGCTATGAAAGGTGGTGATTTTATTTCTGAAATAAAAGAAATAAATATAGCTGTAAAAGATCTACAAAAAGATACTAAACAAATATTAGCTAATCAGCAAACCATTATGAAAATGGGTAAACAGAAAAAACAAGAAACTGATGCTGAAAGACTAGGTGGTGATAAAAAATCACAAAATAATTTTAAAGATGGTCTAAAAGTAATACTGCTTATAGCAGTGGCTGTTTTAGCAATAGGTGCGGCTTTCTTACTTATAGGTAAAGTTAACTTCTTGTCAGTTATAGCCTTATCACTCGCACTTCCTTTATTGGCTATAGGATTTGCTAAAGTTCATACTGTGTTAAAAGAAGTTGGATTTGATCCAAAGAAAGACGCTACTAGATTTATAATAGCTGTTACTTCAATAGCTGTTGGTATAATGTTATCATCTTATATTTTATCAATGATAACACCTTTATCTTTTGCTAAGTTCTTTACCGCTACTTTTATTGCATTGATGTTTGCAATGCTTGCTCCTTCAATAATGAAGTTTATGTTGGCATTTAAAGATATGTCTTGGTCACAGCTGATAAAGTCTGTTATAGGTTTTCCTTTGATATTACCGGCTATTGCGTTAGGTATAGCCTTTGCCTCTTGGGCTTTACAGCTTATTAAGCCTATATCATTTACTCAGTTCTTAACAGCTGTTGGTGTGGGTATAGTTTTTGCAATTATTTCTTTTGGTATAAGAAAGATGCTAAAGTCTTTTGATGGTCTTAATATAGCTGAGTTAAGTAAAGCAGTTGTATTTTTACCTCTTATATTACCAGCTATTGCTTTAGGTTTGGCTCTATCGACATATGCCTTTCAGTTAATTAAACCTATTTCTTTTGTTCAGTTCATAACAGCTGTTGGTGTATCTGTTGTATTTGCAATTGCTGCTTTTGGATTAAGAAAAATATTAAAATCATTTGATGGTATTGACCCTGGCACGGCTGTTGTCGCGTCTTTGATGATGCCTATTTTATTTGTAGGTTTATCTTATGCTATAGCTTACTCATCGGTTGCTCTTGGTAAAGTTAAACCTGTTAGTTTCATACAATTCTTAACATCTATAGGAATAGCGGCTGTATTTACAGTTCTTTCTATAGGCGCGGCTAAGATAGCTAACAGTGTTAGAAAGATGACTGTTGGTGACTTATTTAAGTTGCCAGTTTTCTTTACACTTATGTCTATTGCTATAATGGCTTCTTCTTGGATATTATCACTAACTAAGATAATACCTGTTGGTAATTTATTTAAGATATTATTATTCTCTATAGTTGCTTCAGCGGCTATAGTTGCAGTCGCTGGTGCTATGTGGTTGATGAATAAGATGGGTGTTACTATAAAAGATGCTATAATGGGAGGTCTTTTAATGGTTGTTATATCAGCCGCTATAATGATATCATCACATATTTTAGCACTTGGTAATTATAAAAAGTATCCAGATTGGAAATGGGCACTTGGTGTTGGCTTATCTTTAATTTCCTTCACGCCAGCAATTGTACTTTTAGGTGCTATTGCTATGAGTGGTGTTGGTGCTCTTGCTATACTAGCTGGGGCTGGTATGATACTTATTGTTGCTGGTACTATTACTGCTGCTTCTTATATTTTAGCGGCAGGTAAATACGGAACATATCCACCTCTTGCTTGGTCGGCTTCTGTTGCTATATCTATGGCAGCATTTGGGGCTGGTATGGTTACTCTTGGTGCTTTAGTGATAGCAACGTTTGGTATTGGAGGTGCTATGTTAGCCGCTGGTTCTGAGGCTGTTCTAATGGTTGCTGATACAATTGTAAAATCTTCTTATATTCTATCCAAAGGTAAATATACCAATGGTCCTACTTTAGAATGGGCTGGTGGTATTGCACTTGCTTTAGGTGCCTTCTCACCAGTTTATGCTATGTTAGCGGCTAATAGTATACTTAGTCTTTTCGGTGGTGGAGGTGTTGGACCTGAAGATTTCTCTAAAGCTATTATTACAGTATCTAGAGGTATAGTTGATGCGGCTGGTTTCTTTGCTAAGAATAAGTCAGCATTTGTTAACGGACCTTCTAAGGCTTGGTCTGAAGGTGTTGGGTTGGCTATTGGTGCTTTTGCCCCTGTTTATAAAATGTTGGAAGATTTTCCTTTTACAGGTGGTGAAAAAATGAGTAAAGCTATAATAACTATATCTAAAGGTATTATAGCATCTGCTGGTATATTTGCTAAAAATAAGGCTACTTTTGACAAGGGATATCCTTCTAAGAAATGGGGAGAGGGTGTTGGTGCAGCTTTAGGTGCTTTTGCTCCTGTCTTTAAGGCGTTACATGAAGATACTGGTTGGTTTACATCAGGTGATGATGTAATTAACAATATGAAAAAGGCGGTAATTACCATTTCTTGGTCTTTAGTTTCAGCCGCTAAAGCCTTTTCTTCGGCTGGTCCTGATGCTTGGAATGCTTATCCTACAGCAGCATGGGCTGATGGTGTTAAAAACTCTATAAATAATTTTATAGAGGTTTATAAATCTTTATCTGAGAGTGATACAAATCCTTCAGACCTTGGTCTAATTACAAAATATGCCAATCAAATGGCTTATACTGCTGCTATTTTAGGTAAAAATAAAAAGTATTTTGATACTCAGATAGATCCAAACTTTGTTAAAAAGATGTCTAAGAACATTTTAGATTATCAAAACTTAGTCAATAGTATGTCTGGATTTAAGAGTGGTGGTTTTATGTCTATGATTGGTTTAGATCCTGTTCAAAGAGTTGCTAATGGTATGGTTAAAATCGCGTCAGCTTATGATAGATTAGCAAGAGCAGTTAAAAACTTTAGTTCTGCTCTTAACTCAATGAGTCCTGGTAGTATAAACTCATTTACTAGATTAACTGGTAATTTGGCTGTTTTATCGGCTATGGATTCAGGTATGTTTAGTAATATGTTAACTGTTCTTGAGAAGAGGTCTGGTGTATTTGCTAAATTAATAGATATGCAAGATAAAAAGTCACAGGCTTTTATGCCACAAGTTAAAGCTGGTGGTGGAGGAGAAGGTGCTGCTGTTAAAAATAAACAAGGTCAACCAAAAGACGCTAAAGGCGAAACAGAACTTCAGAAGTTAGACAAGATTATAGTATTACTTTCTAAAATGAATAACAGTGTTGGATCAATTGACACATTCTTACAAAATCCTAAAGCTTCAAAAAATGAAGAAATAGGAAAAGGTGATGGCTAAACAAAATCTTTTTATAATAATATAATTATATATGAGACGTAAAATATCTTTATGGAAAAAAATTAAACTTTTTAGAGAGTTTAGAAAAATTATCAAGGTAAATGAAACAGAAATTAATGAAGTTTTTGGTTCTAGAATTGATAGTGCTTATAGAATATACAACGTTTTAAACGTTCCCGAAGAGATGATAGGTGAACCCTATAATCTAAGAAAGGCTGATATTGATAGATTTGCTGAAACAATGGTTAGAGAATATACTATTAAAATATCAGAGTATTTAGATTCTAAAAAACTAAAAGAAATGTATGATTTCTATGAAATCAGAAAGGTTGATAAATATGCTTATTTAGTTGTTTTAGGATTTTCAATACCAAATGATATGTTTAGAAGTAATGAATACTATGACTTTATTAGATTTAGAGTTATTCCAGCTGCTAGTATTTTATTATTAATATTACTTCTACTTATTTTTCTTATTTAATTAAACTTTTGCCACTACAGAACTTATAAAATAAAAAAATAATATTCACATGGATAATTTTTATGAGGTATCTGAGGATTCAATCGCAAGATTTTTTGAAGTCTTTAACAAGAAATCCTTCCCAGTAAGTATCAAATTCCAATTTATTGGTAATGAAAAACAAAAAGAACTTATTAAAGTTTCAAAAATATCAGACAACTATGCTTTTATTTTACAAAAAGAAATTCTAGTTACTATAAATGATGATTTAATGAGTGTATTTGATGATGAGTCAATACAGATCTTAATAGAACAAGAAATTGACAAAATCAATATCAATATTGAGACTGGTAAAATTAAATTTGTTAAAACCGACTTAAATACATTTTCAGCAATCGTTAATAAATATGGTGTTGAGAAAGTCGCAAGAGCAAATAAAGTAGAAGAGTTGTATCAGGAGCAGAAAAAAGATGCTAAGACTGACGAAGAATTTATAGCTTAATTATGAGTAGTATAGGACAAAATTACATAAATGCCTTGAGAAAAAGATATGAGGCACAAATCGAAGAAGCTAAAGCAAATTTAGCACTTTATTTTTCATCTTCAAATTTAGCGGCTATTGGAGAACACTCTGATTTATTAGCTGAACATGATAGATGGGTTGAAGCTTACGCTAACGCAAAAGATAAGTTAGAGTCTTTAAACACACTTTATAGTGATGATACCTTATTAAAAGGATAAAATTAAAATTAAATAAAATATATGGAAAAAATTGAAACAAGAGTGGTTAAACCAGAAGTTATGTTTTTTGAAAATGAAATTAACAATTTGATTATAGATCCTCAAGAAGAGTCTTTTTTAGACTCTAAGATTAGTGACATTGAGAATTTCATGAAAGTTACCTCAGGTAAAGGTAAATCAGAAGAAGAAAAAGATGCAATTTATCAACAATCGCAAGATATGTGGAATGTATTTGTTAATTCTTTGAAAGAAGCTAGATATAATTTTCACTTGAATAGACCTCAACATAAGTTTTTAACTGACTTAATCTTAACTAAGATGGAGTACGATGTTAACACAGTATTCTTTGCTATAGAGTTAACAAATATGATGGGTGGTATGAAAGAAGCAAAATATACTAATGATAAAGATTTAGTATCTTTTCCAGTAAATGCTACAGAAATTACTTATATTTATCACTTGATATCTAAACATAAAGTTAAAGGTTTAGGTAAAGATGCTTACTTATTCTCACAAATTCTTTATAGAATTGGTAGTATAAGTAAAATCTTCAACTATTATGAGACAGTTTCAAAAAACTTGTCAAAAGATATTCAAGATTGGGTATTGACTTTTGAAGATGGTGTTACTTCTGATAAGTTTCAAGCACCGGTTGAAGAACAACCTTCTGAAGCATAATAATCAGAAAAATTATAAAAACAAAAGCCTCTGTTTTCACAGAGGCTTTTTTTATGTATTTAAGAAAGGTGATATATTTGTTGGTGATACACCAAGTTGAATAACATCTCTTACTAGGTTTAATTTGTTATTTACCAAATCTATCTTATATAGTAGAGGAGTATCTGGTATTAGAGTTGATATAGGCGGTGGTGATTGTGGTTTTCTAAAGTAAATATAAAGATTATCAAATACTGTATTGCCCATAGTTTTATCGTTTCCTATTGATATTATAGAGTCTGCTGTATATAAAGGATTACCTGATAATATAGGGAATTCAGTATAATAACTTCCACCAGGAACTTGTTTAATTATGTAAGGATCTGCAATATTAGAATCCCAGTTACCACTTAGGTATATTGTTCTAGTTCTTTGATAGTCATTTATTCCATTCTCTGTTATTTCAACTAAAACACTGTTAAATCCACTTACACAAATAGCATATATTTTATTTTCTATGTATAGAAGAGATGTAACAGCATAAACATCTGTACTTCCTTGAGTAGATGAGAATGTTATGTTTCCTATTACTGGATTTGTATTAGGTGAATCTAATAACTCGGTTATCTGAGTGTTTTGTATAATACCATATGCATTTGTTGACAAATCAATTGAGTATATTCTACCGCCACCCCAAGATACTAATACTTCATTTGCATTTGTTTTTCTTTTTGGTGCTATAGCCATTGACTTGTAAGAAGAACCTGCATATGAACTAAATTGAGTTGTTGGTGAATTAAATCTCCAGTATGAGTAAGTTGATGTATTTATTGACATTGATAAATTATCTGTTATATTATATCTATAAATTGTATTGAATGGTACATTAGGTGGAATTGAAGAGTTTCTATAAGATGTAGCAAATAAATAAGCCTCATTTATTCCAAGTCTTCTACTAAACACAAATTGTTGTGTAGGTAAATTACCGTTTGTTGCTATACTGAAGTCTGTCTTAATATTTGTTATATTATATGTAGCAAAATTATCATAAACATTAGTATTATTGCCCAGTCTTGTTGTAGATACAATAGTTTGATTTCCTAATAGATTCAACGTTGGTACTTCTGGTATAACAATATCAAATGATTGTGTTGCTACTCCTGTACTTGTGGTAGCTGATACTAGTACACTGTGAGTTCCGTATTCTAAGCTATCATTTGTATAAATTCCATAGTTAAATGTTATTTTACCATTCTGACTATTTATACTAATAGCAGTTGCTGATGACATTGTATAACCATTATATGAAACTTGTAATATACTAAATGATGGTGTTAATCCATAAGTGCTTATTAATGGTGTAGATGATGTTCCTGGTCCAAACATTTGATTTACAAAAGATGGTGAGTATACAAAATTACTAGGTGCTGGTGGATTTGGTGGTGGTGGAGCCGGTGCCAATACAGGTTTAATTGGTTCAAATGGTCCAATTAAGTCTACATATTCAGTAGGTTCTGTTAGATCTTTGGTTCCTCTAATTTCATAGTTTTTCTTGTCTCTATAAATTAAGCCATATCCGTTATCAGATGTTACTTCAATAACAATGAATGGATCTATATTGGAATCTATTGTAAAATTAAAAGGTAATATAGGATTTGGTGGTGGTAACAAAGTACCAATTGTACTAGGAGTTACACCTTTTGGAATTCTTCTATACTCTTTAAGTGTTTGTACAGGTTCCCAATTAATTTCTTTCCATTCAGTTATCTTTAACCAGTTTTGAGTATCTAATAAAGGTGGTGTAGAACTAGTAGCAGATGCTGTTGATCCTAATCCACTATAAACAAAAATATCTTTCTTATATTCTACAGTATTTGTTACTGAGTATAAAGAATTTTCAACCCAAGTAGGAGTATTTTCATACTTTCTAGGATTTTTAATTTTGTTATTATTTATTTTAGACTCATATATTTTTCCGTAATATGAAACTTTATCACCAATATTGTATGTTTTAAATGGTGCCCATTCTTTGTAAGTTTTGTATGTTCTTACTGTTATATCAAAATAGTCTGGTAATTCTATACTAACTCCATTATATGGCTTTGGTGGTTCTACTAATCCAGTTGGATTTTTATCAGCACCTACACCTGGATTTATTGTATAAAAGTCAATTACACAGTTATAAACAGTTGAACCACTATTTATAGGCATTAGGTAAGCTTCATTCAACTTGAATGATATAGGTGTCATATTTTGTTTTATATTAACAATTTGAGTATCATATGATGTGTGAATTATCTGATTCACTTGTTTAAAATATGCCTTACCTGTTATGTCTAATATTTTATGTGTTAATGGTATTATATTTCTCTTTAGCCAATATTTAAGACCTTGTAGCTTTATTATAATTTCATCTATAGAATAAGTTATAACGTTATTTCCTTCCTTGTCAGTTATGTTGTATGTTAGATTAAACATATTAGTTTCTTCATAATCATCATTAGGAAAGTTGTTTTTAACAAATTCACTTTCAGTCCATCCTTCTACAGTATTGTCAAATATATCAGGTATTTCAATTTTGAATAATTTCAAGAATTTTTCTGACTGAGGATTTATATTTCTATAATATTCGTTTAATTGTAAATCATTATATCCAAAGAAGTTTATGGCATTTATAATTGATTTATATGAACCAATATATGGGTATATAAGATGCTTCATCATTAACATCTCTTTTCTTTTCTTATTTAAGAAAGTCCAATCAATTCCACCCTCTAAGATATCATAATCTTTGAATATAAATACTTCATTTGGTGCTACTAATTTACCAACATTACCTAATTCAATTTTAAATCTTATGTCTTCTATTTCAGTTTGACCGTAGGTTATAAATCTTCCTATTTCTTTATCTATAACTTTTATGTCAAATTTACAATATGTATTTTTACCGGATGATGGATAGTTTAATATTACTGTTTCTTCTAAGAATAAAAAGTCATTTTCTGCTAAAAAGTCAACTACTAAACTCTTAAAGAATACATTTCTAATTTTAACAATTCTACCATTATTTGATGAGATATATTGTTTTTTATTATTAGTTACATCTTTAACATAAATGGCTATTAGCTGACCAGCTTTTAGTCCTTTTTCAGTAAAGGTTTCATTAGAGTTTGTATTTATTTTTATAAAACCTCTTTTATCTGGTCCATTTACATCTAAAGTTTCAAAACTAATAACTGTATTATTAGTTGAAGTTGAATCATATGAAATAGATACATCTTCTTTTTTGTATAATTGTAAAATAGATCTTAAAGCACCCTCTTCTTCTGATTTGAATCCTATGAATAATTCCATAGGCTCTGGTGCAGTTGATATATCATCCTCATCGTCTATGTAACTTAGTGTAAAGTTAACTCTATCAAATATAGTTTGCTGATATTCTGGTAAAGAACATTTAGTTAAATCTTTATTTGGTAGTTTATTTAAAACAGCCGTTGTTAGAGGTTTTGGTCCTGTATAAGCATATGAACCCGATATAGGTAATTGAGTTCCTGAGAAATCATATAAAAAGAATTCAGGTGCAACATCTGAGTACCATTTCCAGTAGTACTCTACTTGAGTATCACCTTGGAAATTCTCTCTTGGTCTTCTTAAATACTCTTTTGTTTTTAACCAAACATCTTTGTATGGTTGATAATCTGGACTTAAAGTTCCATATTGATTGTCTTCTGATGGTTGATAACCACTTAGAGTTGGTATAATTGAACTGTTTACAGTCACTTCTACTTCAATCACTGAGTTAAGAGATGATTGTATTGTCCAAATAGATTTTCTCTCAGGATTATAAATAACTCTACCAGTCATTGCTGACATTGGTATATTTTTTATTATACTACCATTAACAGGATTTGCAACAAGTACAACATTACTAAATATAGATGAGATATAAACATCACCATCATATTGATTTAATGCTAGATATCCATAGTTTCCAACTGATGTATTAAATGAGATTGAGTTAGTATTCAAATCAATTCCTCTAAACTGAGTCGATGAATCTGATAAGTTCATCTCACCTGTTAGATTATTAAATATAATATCATTAAATGTTCCTGTAGTTATAGATAATGACTGTGTTAGACCATTATCGATTTTCCATAAATTGTTACTTCCAAAAACATAAATAGATTCATTAACCGGTTCATAGAATATTGATCCGGTCGCTCCTGGTACACCATATCCAGTTTGAATATCTCTAGTTGATCCATTTATTCTTAACACACTAATACTAGATGAGTTATTTACTATGTACATATCGGCTTCAAAGTTATTGAAGACCATTTTACCCATAGATGTTGCATCAACTGGAAAGCTTGGTGTTGATGGTGTTAGATTACCAACTATCGCGTTGTTTAAGTTTCTAATTTCAACTTTTGCTATATTTTCAAATGAAATGTATACATCTCCATTTACTGGATTAATAGCTACATCTTTTATTGTATCTGTGTAACTCCAGTTTGTAATTACAGTGTTTATTAAAGGATCCACAACATATACTATTTGTTTAGAAATGCAATATAGATAATTGTTTACTGTGTTGAATCTTAAAAATTGACTTTGAGTGTTACCTGGTAATGATATATTCGTTAAATATGTTGCTAAGTAAGCATCCATAACAGTTAAATCATCACCAAGTGAGTATATTGAGTTTGATAACTGAACATACATTATATCAACTAGGTTATTAGTTCCACTATATGATTGTAGATTGTATGTGTTTGTTATATAATTATTACCATTGTATGCTATACTGAATCCTGAGCCAAACTGTTCTTCGTTAAATGGTCCTCCTATTGCGCTACCAGTTGGTCCGATAGGTGTTCCACAAGCAGTTTGTCCAAATCCAACTTCAAATGCAAGAGTTATGAATGCAGATGAATTGCAATCTATTGGAGTATTTCCCCAGAATGGACCTTGGTAACTTAGATTTAAAACTCCCGGATCTAAGTATTGTATATTAAACTCCGTATTATTCCAAGTATGAAAAGTGTTATTTACAGAAAACGCCATACCTGTTGCAAATCCAGCATCTTCAAATGAGTATGTACCTGCTGCCGCTTCTGTTAGTTTTAATTCATTTGATGTTATTAATGCACCATGATTTCCTTTTATTTTATTAGTTATGGTAAAGTCTTCCATTCCTGGTAAGTGACTTTTCCCAGTTTTTATATTATAGTCTAGTCTTCTATCTAAGTATAGAGTGTCAAACTTTAAAAGGTTATTTATATTCGATACTATAATTCCAAAAGTTGATAAATACTGAGAGTGTTCATCTACCCAAGCTTGCAAAGTCGCTGGTATATCTGGATATTGTGAGTATGTTCCTGTTTGATATATTGTTGATTGGTCGTAAAAGTCATTATTTATCTCAATTGATAAATAACCACCTAAATCATTAAATAAAACTCTTGAATGTTCTACATAATAATTAGCAGTTATACCTACAGATATCTCATTTACATCCATTTCAACGTTAGGATATTCAGTTCTAAGTTTTATCGAGTTGTAAAATGGTGATATAAAAGAACCAATATATTGTAAATCGGCTATTATTCCTAGTTTTTGAAGTTGTAAAAAGTTTCTAGTTAACCAAGACCTTAGTGTTCTATCTATAGTTCTTTCCATGTCTGGTGCGGCTCCACTATAAACCCAGTTTATTTCAGCTTCGTATAATTGTTTGTTTATTTTAATTTTTAAACCAAATTCATCTAAATCGGTAAATACTATATTTACTGAATGATTTGATGAAAAATCATAATTTAACTCTTTTGTTAGGCTTTCGGAAACCTGTATTAATCTTTCTCTTGTTTCTATTTTACTTCCAACTGAATAAGTAGGTCCTATACTTCCGTTATAAAAGTTTACCTCAACGTAGTTACTAGGGTACATTAAGTCTGCTTTTATTTTATTCTTCTCATAGTATAATTCCACATTAAGTGACTCAAAATCCGTTGAAAATTTCTCAGCAGCAGATGCTAAAGTTACTTTTCCACTTTGTGTAAATCCGTGTTGAAAATATAATTTATCTGTTGTTAAGTACAATTGACAATTTGATAAGAACTCGTTTGTTACACTCTCACTAACATTAATATGTGTTATAGTTGTTGTCCAGTATGTTGTATTTTCTGGATTTACAAATTGTGTTGTTGAAGATGCATAGCTCTGAGTATAAGCCTGTACACACTCATATATCTTATTGTTAAATAAAACTTGAGATTGTGTTGCATAAAAAGTTTGTTGAGAATTACCATTAAAAGTAGGAATACTAGCAACTGTTAGAAAGTTTTGATTGTTATTTGAACCTATTATTTTAAATTCTCTACCAGGTTTTAAAATTTCAGGTATTAATCCACCAAATGATAATCTATTTTCTGTACTTGTTAATGGATTTCCAACAGTTGTGATATTTATTACTAAGTCATCAACAAGTGACGTTCCGCCTATATAGGTACCGTCAATTATGAATGTATCACCAGGTGAATAGTTATAACCTTTAATATTTGATACTACATTTGTAACTACCCCACCTGAAACAGTAACATCAAAACTAGCACCTGTTCCTGTTACTGAGGATGATAATCCGGTTGATGTTAGTGATGTGTATGTGTTATCAGTACCCGAACTTGTTGCATATGTAAATGATGTTATATAACCTCCGGGTGCTATCAGATTTGTAACCGGAGATATATTTAAACTACCTTCATATATTTTAGGTAAATCAGTTTTTGTTGAAACTTCTATTATAATATCACTGTTAATTAAGCTTGAATCTGTATAGTATTCAAAGAACTTACAATCGGTTACTTCTTCTTCTATTACTGTTACAGTTTTATTATTACTTTTAGAGTTTATTATATTTAACTTTTTGTTCTTATACAATTTATCGTAAAAATTAGGTTCATTCCACAATGAAAGATTATTACTATAAGATGTATCTATGTAATTATAAACACCGATTGCATTTATTCCAGATATTGACTTACCTATGTAAGTTGAATCTAATATAGATTGATTGATAAAGTTTGTTTCAAATGTTGCATTATCAACAGAACTTATAATCATTATTGCATTTTTCTTACTACCAACTACAGTGTATGTTTGTAGTAGATTTGTAAATTCTAATAAAGTTGAGTCAAATCTTATTATACTACCTAATGGAAACTTTTTATCAAAAAGTTCTCCATATATCCACTTAGAGTAAAAACTTGGATCGTTGTTTATTGCTTCAATTTTAGTTATAGATTGAGTTGTGTAATTTGAAGCATAGAAGTCAAATCCGTATTCATTAAATAATTGAAATTTATTAAGAGTTAATTCACCAGGCATCTCAAACTCGAATGATGGTATTCTTTCTAATGTGTAGATACCAGCAGTTTTGTATGTGTCGGATGAATTTTCATGAAATAAAATAGAACCTTCGAATCTATCATTTATCTCATTGTAACTAAAATTTAAATTATCTCCTTCTTTATTGAAGAAAAGTAAGTTTTTATGATTTGACATTTACCAACTATAAGTTTTACATATATATTAATTTATAGTTTCTTAGTAGGTAATTTTAATATATAAGATATGAAAATAAATAACTTTGAAGATTTTATAAATGAAGAGTTCTTCAAGAGAATTTTTAATAATTCCAAGAAAAAAAACAATGTTATTGTTAACAGAGTTGATTCTTGCGTTGAAAACATATTAAATTTTCTATCAGAGAATGATGTTTATAATTGGAGTGGATTTATAAAAATGTCTCCTTTTGATAGAAGTGTTATTGATAAACTAATAGATAGTGAGGTTATAACAATGAAGGAGTTAGAAGAAGTTAGATTCAAGTTAAAGTTAGAACTAATGGATAAATCACAATTAATTGATTTTAAAAGTGAATTAGAATCGGAAGAAGAGTATGAAAAATGCGCTCTAATTCTTAAAAAAATAAATCAAAAATAAAATATCATATATGAAACACATTAAAAAATTTAATGAAACAAAAAAAGAAGAAAAGGTTAAAGACCAAGAAGTTCTTTTTACTGTTGATAATCTAATAGATGATAACGAACCATCTATTAAAACTCAATCTGAGGAAGATAACGAAAAAGTTCAGAAAGAGTTTAAAAAGTCAATGGATAAAGTTGAAAAGTTTGAGGCTTTTATTGATGTTCATATAGATAATATTGAGAATGTTGAAGTTGATTATGACTTTGATGAAGAAGATGAAGAGTTAGATGCCGATTATGAAGAAGATCCTGGTTGTGGTTGTTGTGATGATTGTCAAAGTGAGCCAGGGTGTAACTGTGGTTGTGAAGATTGTAAATGTTCAGATATGACCGAAGAGCCAAGCTTAATGTCTGCTTCTGATTTTGTTTCTAATTTATTTTCAGAAAGTCTTAAATATCATTTAGATAATAATAAACCTATTACTGAAAATATATTCAGACCTGGTTCAGAAGCTTTTTATCAAGTAATTAAAGAAGCAAGGCAAATGTTTGATTTAGGTAAAGTTACCCTATGTGATATTGATAGAGATATTTTTGAATCAACTGAGATTGGTAATTTTGCTATGTTCAAAGGTGAATTAGTTCCTTTAGACTTACCAATGGAAACTATAGTTGAGACAAATCAGCCAGCATTTTCTATACACGATGTTACTCCTGATTTTAATTATGATGTTATGGGTAAAACAGTTACAAATATTAAACCTTTAACTTGGGTTAAAAACGGTGAAGCATCTTGTATGTCTTTTGAAGGCGAAGTTGATGGACAGACTTGTATGTGTAAATATGATGATGGTCAAGATGGTTATGTGTTTGAGGCTAAATATCATGGAAAAGAAGTTAAACTAAACTACCCTATGAGAGGTGGTACTAAAAAGTACTATGTTTATGTTAAGTCAGCAAAGGGTAATGTTAAAAAGATTTCATTTGGTGATGTTCACGGTGGATTAACAGCTAAGGTTAGTGATCCTAAAGCTAGAAAGTCATTTGCTGCTAGACATCAATGCCATTTGAAAAAAGATAAAACTAAAGCAGGTTACTGGGCTTGTAGAATTAACAAGTATGGTCATTTGTGGGGTGGAAAAACTTATCCTGGATACTGGTAATTATGAAACACTTAAAAACATATCAAATATTTGAATCTGTTAATAAAATGTTTGTTAAAGACTTTTTAACAGATTTTGGTACACTTATATCTCTTAATTTTAGTCAAATAACTAAAATGGGTAAAGATGTTGATGCTACAAAAGAATTAACTCTTATGATGCAACAACTTAGAAAGCCTATAATAAACGGTCAAAACTATTTTGATTTTCTTAAAGATAATATAAATATTGTTCCTAATAATCCAAAGTTACTCTCTACACTTCTAGGTGTGGTAAGAGATTATCTAATCTATATAGAACCGAGAGTTCAAAAATTTGTAACTGATGAACCAGCATCAAATGGTGTTGATTATAAAGAGGCTTGGTTAAAAAGAATTGAAAAAATTAAAAATGACTATAAACTAATAGTAAGTCAATAATATGTCATTACCATTCAAAGAAACTAAACTAAGTGATAATACATTTATCAGAGAGTTCAAACAAGAAACGGATTCTGGTGAGTTTATGTGGCACCGTGATAGAGAAGATAGAATAATTGAATCTATTGGTGGTAAAACAGATTGGTTAATTCAAATTGATAATGAATTGCCTAAAGAAATAAATGAGAAAGTATTTATACCAATGGGTGCTTATCACCGATTAATAAAAGGTACAAATGATTTGAAAATAAAGTTAATAAAAAACCCATCTTAAAGATGGGTTTTGTTTTTATTCTGATTTTAATTTGTAATTTTCATTGTATATTCTTATAACTTCATCAAATTCATTTACAATTCCTGATTTGAATTTATCATTTTCATACTTTTGTTTTAGAATATACTCTTTGATATAATCTTCATACTCTAATTGAACTGATATTTCCATTCCATTTTCATCTAGTTCAATTTCAGATGATTCATTTATTTCTTCACCATCAACAAGTTCTTTTGTTATATCATCAATATATTCAACTGAGGCGAAGTTACCTTTCTCTAACATTACTTCTAGTTTTCTACGAAGTTTTCTGTTACTGATTAAAAGATTGTTTGATATTGCTAAATCGATGTAGTCTTTTGTATCTTTTAACTCATCTAAATTGTCAATATCTTCTTCAGTAACAACTCTGAATTTTCTAAAAATTGGTGAGTATGTGTTTGGTATAAAATCGATTTTATGAGTATTTAGGTCGAGAATAGTGATACCTTTTTGGTCACCCATATCATTTCTATCCATTTGATAAGGAGAGCCTATAAACGAGAAATTTTCATTTGTTTGACGAATGTGTATATGTCCGCTAAAAACATGTTTATACTTCTTAAACTCATCAACATCAATCTTATCAGCATTTCTATGAGCTACTGAGTTTAAGTGCATTCTACAACCGTTTAAGTCCGAATGACAGAATAAATAATCACCTTGATTACTGTTGATTTCTTTAATCATGTCTAATCTTTTTTCAACCCAAGGCATTAATACTAGTTTTTGACCACCGACTTCAATTGTGGTTGTATCTGTATAAACATTTACATTATTAACATGATTGAATAGTCTTACTGAGTTAATATCATTATTTCCTTTATTCCATAAATCGTGGTTACCTACTATAATATGTAGTGGTAAAATTTTAGATAATTCTAATAAAATCTTTTCGGCTTTATAAGAAGCAATAATAGGAATAGATGTTCTATTATCATATAAGTCACCGCAGTGAATTAAGATATCACCTGGTTTAGCATTCTCTTTTATGTAAGGTATAAATGAGTTATAGAAGTAGTCTTCCATCATATTTAACCATTTATCTAAGTTATTTAGATAAACACCGAAGTGCCAGTCTGTTGTAATAAAAACTTTCATTAAAAAATTGTTTTCTTTTTATATGAAATTATTGAGTTATTGTTTCTTTTCTTCTGGCTTCTCTGGCACATTTTTCACAACCACTACCTGCGTATAGGTGACCATTTGGAGTTTGTTCAAATTCTCCGTGTATAGGACATATTATTTTTACTTTACTTCTACAGTTTTCATATATTACTAAGTCATAATTATACTTATTATTATGTTTAATCTTTGATTTTTCTACAAACTCTTTACTTTTCTTACTTCTTCTATTAAGAGCTTTCAACTCTTTACTAATTGCGTTTTCTTTAGTTTTGCAGTTTTTGTTGCAAAATTTTCTATCTGGTCTACCCCAAGTTATCTCTTTATTGCAATATCTATAATTACACCTCATAATCTATTTATTAAAAGGTGGAAATGGCATTTTTCACAACATAATTTTTAAAATAGAGGTAAAGAGGTAAAGAAGAAAAATATATAATTTATAAAAAATAATTTAAAAAAATATGCCATTACCGCACTTTACTCAATTACTGAATACAGGTTCTCCAGGTGGTCCAGGTACCTTACCTGATGAAGTAGTATATCTTAACTTGTTTGAGACTACTTTTGTATTACCTGTTATTTTACAAGCTCAGGGAAGAAACCCTATATTGCTTTTACAAAATGCTTTGAACATAGATTTCAACTTAACACAGTTTGATATCGGTGTTAAAGAACAAAGATTCAAGTATTCAACTCGTCAATTCTTGACAACTCCAACTAAAACCGCTGGTGAATTTAACATTAAATTCAATGTTAACGTTAACCAACAAGGTTCAATGGAGACTTGGAATACTTTGAAAGCTTGGTACGATTTAGTATTTAACTCACAAAACGGTTCACTTCACTATAAGAGTGATATTATTGGTACTGTTATTGTTAACCAACACGATAAAAAAGGTGTTGTATTAAGACGTGTAACTTTCCAAAACGTACAAATTAAACAATTAGCAGGTTATGCTTTAGACTGGTCTTCAAATAACATTATTGAATCAGTTCAAGCTGACTTTATCTATGACTACTTTATCGATGAATACATTGATAATAACTTTACAATTAATCCTCCATTAGTTTCTGGATATTAATATTAAAGAAATATTGAAATTAAAAAACCCATCTAAATTTAGATGGGTTTTTTGTTTTATAGTATTTTTAGTATTTAGGTATACTGTTTGCCATACTTGATGCGTTTCTCATCATTGAGTTAGCGTCAAAGTTTGGCATTCCTTTTTGTTGATCGCTTTCTTGCTTTTTTCTAGAGCTTTCTTCTTCTTCAACAATCTCATTAACCATTTTGATATTTTCTTCAAACATCCAAAAGGGCCACTCATCCATTGCGGCTTCTTGTGTATGAAAGTGCTTTTGTAAAAGAAGTTTATTCTTTAATATATGCTTCAAAGGCATCATGAATAACGAAAATACCTGACGCTCCGTTGGGAAATTGCATTTCAGTGTGGACCTCCTCACCACACGAACACTTTTTCTTAACTTCTTTAATACCAAATGTCATTTTACTAACTGCTGCATTTAAGAATTGGAAAGAAATATCATCTATTTCTTCAAACTCTTTTAACTTAGATTTAATTCCTTCGTAAGTTATAGAAGTTCTACCTACTAACATAAAAGGAATAATCTTTAAGAAAGAAAGATTTGGAGTTCTTTTTTCATTATTTTCTTTTAAGATATAGTCAGTGAATGCTTTTTGTAAACCAATATTCGGTGGTGTTAATTCAAACTCCTTACCGTTTATAGTTGAGAAATGATATGTTCTAGTAGCAGGACTAAAGAATCTCTCAAGCTTTTCATCTATTTCATGAAAAGAGAAGTTTTCTCTTTTTAATTCAATACTTAATTCTGTTCCACATCCACAATTAGTTGTAACAGCTAACGAGTTACCTTGTTGGAATGTTAATTCTCTAATTAAGAATATTAAGAACAATCTATCTTGGTCTTTTACTTCAAGATAAGATCCCATTTTACCGTCTGAGTACTTAATTCTAACACAAGATTGAAGAATGTCGTTCATTTTTTCTACAATATCATAAAAGTTATTATCGTCAACCATAGAATAAGATTGTATTTCTTTTACTTGAGCTGGTCTAACCATTATAACAGTACCTGATGGGTAAAAATCACCACAAGGTAGTTCTTTAACATCAAAGTTAAAATATTGTAAATCAGTAGTTCTTGTACTATCAATTTTTGGTTGTTCTACGAACGGAATATCTGTATTAGTTACATTTTGAGTCTTTGAGTCTAAAGATCCTAGATGTTTTTTTAAGTATTCCTCTTCACTCATGTTGTTTTTATTTTGTTCAGACATAAATAATCTATTATTTTTTATTATATATTCAAGTGATCATTATCCCTTGAATTTAACCTTATTGTTATAATAAAAAAAAAGAGGAAAGTTTTCACTTTCCTCTTTTTAGTATAAATTTTGTATTTGATTATCCGTTGATGAATCCACCTGCTGCGATAGCACCAGTTCTCAAGATAGTAATATTGTTTACAATAATACCCATACCCTTGATTGGCTCAACATATGTATCAAGAACACCGATTTGGTTATCTATGATTTCATTAGTGTTGTTTTCTTCATCCATCTTATTAAAGTAGTTGTATAAACCATTTCTACTTACATAAGTTTCACAGATAACGTCTGCTCTAAGTTTAATTTCAGCTCTCACATCAGGAGTATTAAATTTCCATTGGAAGTCTAATAACATTCTTGATAATTCTCTTTCAAGTTCGATAAGAACCTCTCTAACGTGTATGTAAGAAAGAGCCGATCTATAAAGAGTTTGACCTGTATTTTCTGTTTCGATAACATTTCCTCTATTTCTCTTGAACACAATTGGGTTCATTTGAGCTTGATTGATGAATTCGATATCAGTAGCTGTGAAGTCCATTTCAGTTGATACGATATTGGTAATTCTACCATTTGTAACACCTGCTGCGATTGTCCAAGGAGTCATACCACTTATATTTGAAATATGCTTTCTCATATATGTTGTTGCTACCCAAGCTGCTGGTGGAACATCAATTGGTCTACCGTTGTCATTTACAGTTAAGTAGGGTAAGAAGTATGCTACTGAAGTTGAACCTGCTCCGTCACCGAATGAGTAAAGGAATGCTGGAGAACTTTCAGGGTCACCACCTTTAGCTACATATTCTAACTGAAGAACACCTTCAGCGTTTACGAAGCTTGGAGATGATGAGTTCTTAAATGACTTCATAGAAGGCATGTTTAAGATACCAAGAGCATCTAATCTATCACCACAGATATCTACTAGTTGTTGTTTAGATCTTTCAGTTAATCCTAATCCAAATGAGTCAACTAAATATCTGAAGTCGATAGCTTCTTTGTTAGTTATAGCTTTGAATAAAGGAGTTCCTTTAGCAACTAAATTTAATATCTGATTTTGTCTTGCTTCAGTTCCATCAGGTAATGAAGCATTTCTTACTCTAAATCCTTTTAGAGATATACCTTTATAAGTAACTGCGTAGTTATCAATACTTGTGTATCTTGTAGTTTGATAGTCACCACTATAGTTAACTTTATCAATTCTAGCATCACAAGTTATTTCAACTAAAGTCGCATCACCAGTATAAGCCTTTTTAGAAAGAATTCTTGTAAGTTTTCTAGCAACTTCACCTGGTTGAAGAGTTACAGTTGGGTCTACATATGCTGCTAAATAGTCGCCTACTTTAACTTCAGTGTATCTAGCACCATTTACTAATATCTTATTAGGAACTTGAGTGTAACCAGTTGGTAACTCTATCTCTACAGTTTGCTTAAAGTTTGATTTAGCAGATTGTATAAAGAATGTGTTATTTGCTATAGTATCAACTGCTTCAGTTGCTGTATATGTTTCATCCATAAATGCAACATCTAAGTCACCATTGTTAGATAAATACATCTTTAAGTAATGTTTCTTTAAGAAGTTATAGATTGTGCTAACATTTAAAACTTCTTCATAAACAACTTCTTCTGATACTTCATATGCCCAGAAGTAAGATCCTGTTGAGTTTATATAACCCATAGAGGATGCTAGTGCTGCTGGATTAGAAGCATCGATTATTGTAAATGAACCAGCGTTTCTAGCAGAATCTGGAACTATAATTTGGTCATATACTATCCAAGGATCATTTATATCAAAAGTTGGATTTGTATTAGAAGATGTTTCTATTATAATATAGTTTTTACCAGCAAATGATGATGTTACACCCATTTGAGAGTTACCATCAGTGTTGTCTTCACCATCTATAAAGATAACGTTTACAGTTTCTTCGTTTTGAATTATTGACTGAGGTATTTTATTAGCATAGAAGTAGTCTCCTGTATTAACAACACCATCATAGAATTGATTGTATAGTTTTGAGTATTTAGAAACAACACCATCTGTAGAAGATGCTACTGCATTTGTTGTAGAAACTTTATCTGTTCCTAATATAAACTCATTGTCAGTTGTATATAGAACAAAGTAACCACCAATTACATCAACTAATTCAGCATTTGTTAAACCAGTGTTAAGTACAAATGATTTATTCAAAGTAGAAGAAGTAACAATATTTGATATTGTCATAGTTGATAAACTTGCTTTATTGTAGCCATTTGATGCTCCTAAACATAAAGTCATTTTATCTTTATTTACTGAGTCAATTAAATCTACTAATCTGTTGAACATCTTAAATCTTCTATATTGAGCATAGTTTGAAGTAGATGGTACAGTATTAGTATTTTGGAATTCAACCTTAATAGAACCAGTAGTACTTTGAGTTGCTATATAATAATCATCATTTGCTCCAGTACCAAGACTAAAGTCTATGAAGCCAGCACTATCAACGCTTACATCTGTTACTGCAACACTAGCTGTTGCGAAGTAACCATCTTTCATATCAAATTCAATGTAACCTAATACTATATCACTAGCTGCAACTTGAGGTTTTGTTGGAGTTGAACCATAAGCTACACCAGTTGTGTTGTTAACAACATATATAGTACCTGTTGAATCCATTGCGAATGCTGATACATATGACATTGTTCCATAAGAAGCAGCATAGTCAGTTGAACTTAAAGTTAATGTTTTTGAAACCACAGGAACTTTTGTTCCGTTTATTACCGCAAAAGCATCTGATGTTGCTGTATAAGTTTGAGCAATAGATACTGTAGATGAAACTAAAGAACCTTTTGTTACATCAAAAGTAAATCCTTCACCAAACCAAGCAGTTCTGTTGTTACCATTTGCTACAATACCTGATTCAACTGGAACACCAGAACCATTATCAAATGCGTGTGCTAATGCACTACCGTTAACGTGTCCAGCATAATCAAAACCACCACCTAACATAGCAGTTACGTTTCCAGGTAAGTCAAGTGGAACTGCTGTTATAGAAACAGACTCAGCTATTGTTTCTTTATATGAAAGAAACTCAATAGAAGCCTCATTTACACCAGCTATTGTTTGACCTACTATGTCTAATAAACCATTGTAGTAGTCAGTCTCAACTAAATCTGAGTTGAAAGCACAAAATACTCCAGTTCTATCTGTATCTCTGTTAATTACCGTTTCAATAAAAATATTAGTACCGTTGGCATCTCTAAAATATGGTATTAATGACAATCCTTCATAATAAGCTAACAATGTAACATTTCTATCGTTAGCGAAGTTTCTAATTTGACTCTTAATCAAACCAGATGTATTGAAGTAAGCACTCCATCTAGTGTCTATTGCTAAAGTTTGATAGTCTGACCAGTCACCACCAACTACAACAACATCAACCATGTAGTCAGACGCATAATCATTTGCGTTAACGTATGGTGGGAGTTTCTCTTGAGAACCGTACCATTCGATTAGTGTTCTGTCAAATCCTGTTCTAGCACTTTTAACAATAAATACTGTAACAAATCTATCAGACAAGTTAGTTATGCTGAAAGCTCTTTCAGTATAGCCAGTATTATTTTTTGTTAAATTAATGAAAGATTCAGTATCTCTTTTCCAGAAACCTGTTGTGTCAAAGAATCTTCTATAAGGTCCTTCTCTTTCTATATCATTTGTGAATCCAGATGAAGATGACAATGATTTATACTCAATGACATCTAAAGTATCGTCTGTATTTAAAAGATTGATAGCGAATACAGGTGATGTTTCCAACATTTTTTGAATAGTTCTGTGGAAAAATGAACCTTTTCTTTCCAATCCTCTATCAAGTTGACCAAAGATAGATTCTAAGTCATTGACAGTTGTAAGTCTAATAGGGGTGTTAACTGGTCCTTTTTTAGAAACACCGATAACCATATTAGTAATACCCTCAACAACAGGAGTAGTTATGATTGAATTATCAAACTCTTCTATGAAGATTCCTGGTCTTTTGTATTTTCCAATTTGAATTGCCATATTTTTAATATTTTTTTTTATGTTATAGAGTATATATAAAATGTAAAAAATGATATTTTTTCTATTTTGATGAGTTACTTGCTATTTTCTTTATGTTATCCATCATATTTTTTTCTATATCTATCATTTTCTTTTTCAGTGATGATTCAGCATCTGATATTTCTTTTGATAAAGATGCTATTTCAGCTGTTTTAGTTGATATTCTATTAGTTATATCAGTTATTTTAGCACCAACTGCTTGTTTAATGCTACTTTCTTTTGATAAACTTAATTCTTGTGTAAAGTCGTCTTTTTTAAGTTTATCTGTAGTTATATCTTTTTGAGTCTTATCAACTTTCCTTTTAAGATTAGCAACATGTAAGTAGTCAACTAAAAAGGGATTTCTATCAGTTCCTGCTTTTCCAACTATCTGATCTACTTTAGCTTGTAAATCAGCATCTGTGCTTGATTTTAGATAAGCATTATCAATTAGTGGCTTTTTAGTATTAAAGTCCACAATTTGTTTTTTTAACTTAGATAACTCTTCTTTAGCCGTCCTTATATCAGGACTGTCAGTAGATTGAACGTCAAACTCAGCTTCTTCTAAGAAGAGTTTATATGACTTAATATGACCCATTACTGTTTTTTCATTTCTGTTTTAGTTATACCGTCAGTTGATGATATTTTTGGAAATCCTCCAATATTATTTATTTGATTTGATATATCTTTATTTAAAACAAACCTAGTTTTACCAGATGTAGTTTCAACATCTTTGGTATTTTGATATAAAGTATAACAGCTTTGTATATTAACAACTTCTGGTTTTTCAGATAACGTAGCTTTTGTATTCACATTATTTGATTTACCATCATGTTTTGTTAGATGTGTTATGTCATATCCACCACTTAATTTGAATACACCGTCTTTTCCTATTAGATTTTCTATCTTCTTTTTTGTTGCTTTCAATCTAAAGTCACTTGCTTTCTCAGTTCCCTCTCCTGATAATCTATCTTTATTTAATCTGGGTAAATCTCCTTTTTCAAGTTTATTTGATACACCTGATTGACTAATATACTTTTCAAAGAAATAGAAAGTTCTTGAGTATACTATGTATGCTGTATCACCTACTACATCTTGTATGAAGAAGTAGTATACTTTACCATCTTTTGTAAGTGCTGAAAAGAAAGTTTTTTTCAAATTATCATTTGATTCAAACTTTATAGGATCTTTTGTGAAAAGTAAATCAACTGTTTTTATACTATTGGCATTGCCACTAATTTCTTCAGCTTCTTTTTCACCACCAAATGTTGTATCTTGTGATATTTTATTAGGATCTGATTCTGTATAGCCAAAATATTTATCTAAGAATTTTGCTTGTTGTCCCTTGTCATCTTTGCCTGTTTTATATAGTTCATCACCATCTAGCATATCTGACATAAATTTTCTAAGATTAGATCCGGCTTTTTCTATTAGCTCATCACCAACTTTTATTTTAGTTCCAACATTAAAAATAGGTTGATACTTTTTTTCTTTCATTATATCAAGAACTGTATTTTCCCATTGATTGAATATAGCATTATTTCTATAAGGACCACCTCCTGAACCAGCATTTGCTGGTGTTCCACCTCCAAAAGAGGTATATTCCATAAATGTTTTATTTGATACTTTACCGCCTGATCTACCAGAAGGTATTACTTGAGTTGTGTGTATTTTATATGCTCTATTAAAACATTTAACTACATCTAATACAGGATCCATTCCGTTTATTACAATAGAATCTTTCTTTTCTTTCTCAAGTTTATCAAACTTTTCTTTCATTTTAATAACTTCTGTTTTCTCCATAACAAAAGCTTTAATATCTATTTTTTTCTTCCAATAGTCTTTAATCTTTTGTGATGTAGTCATAACATCAGGTGCTCCTACTTCATCACTTTTTTCTTTATCTTCTTCAGCTTCTTTTACTAATTTAATAAAGTTATTATATCTAAACAAAGACGATTCTTTTTTAGCTACAGTGTCAACTTCTTTTTGAGTCTCTTCTTTTTTAGGCTCACTAGGAACCATTCGCATTATTTGCTTAATAGATTCAACAAAATCTTGTAAAGGTTTAGTTAAGTCACCTAAACCACCGTATAATCCTTCTTTATCAAATTGTAAAGCTCTTTTAGAAAATCTAGCTATTTTTTCTGCAACTATAATTCTTTTGTTTTTATCAGATATAATCTCAAGACTCTCTTTATATAAAGGATCTTTCTCTTGTATTGTAGATTTTTTATCTCCAACTAAATATCTGTTTATTTCTGTATAAAGAGATTTTATTTGATTTTTGGCATTTGTATCTACAGACTTAGAAGTTATGTCATTTATAAAAGCAACATCAACACCTATTCCTTTTTCTTTAGATGATATTAATACTTCAATATCTCTTTTTAATTTTGAAAAAGCTTGAGTAAGATGGTCTTCACCAGACTTTATATTTCCTCTATCTTGAGACCCACCAGGTTGATTAGTAGTACCAGGTACTGCTTCAAATATTGAAGATTCCATAACAAGTGCTAAGCCTGCTGGTAAAGTTTGGTTGTCTTTCGGATATTTTTGAAGTATTTTAGAATTTTTTGTTCTAATATCAGCTAAAGACATTTTTTTCTTATTTATATTTACATCTTTCTGTATTTTTTCAATCGTATCACCTTCTTTAGTTTTATAAGGCTCAATAGATGATGATTTAGCAACTGGTGTAGATGATTGGATTTTAACTCTTTTATAAGCGTCTAATATAATACCTAATGATTTTAGGTTTTTAATCATAACTGGATAAAGAGATTCTGATGTTTTCCCTGATTCGGATCCTTTTTCAGATCCTTCTTCGGATCCTTCTTTGCCTTCACCTTCCTCTTTATCTTTGTCGGCCTCAGATTTACCACCCTCATCATCTTTGAATTGTTCTAAGAACTTTAGAAATTCTTCTAGTTGACTTATTAAATTTTCCTTATTTTCAAAATCTTCAAAATTCTTAATATCATTTATAGCCGCTCTTGTAAGATTTTTTATCTCACCAACATTTGCTCCTTCTTCAACCGCCTTCTGTAAACTATCAATAAATGAGAATACTATAAGTCTTCTATATTCTTTTCTATCCTCTTCTGATAACTCAGCAGCAGTTGATGTTCCTAATAGTTCGTCAAAGGTGTCTCTTAATCTTCTAGCGACTCCTTTAATTCTAACTAAGTTGGCGCCTATTTTGGCTTTTCTTATTGTAGAGTTTATTAATCTTCCTAGTAAAGAATCACCCCAAGGTATATCATTTGCAAATGGACCACTATTTTCAACGTCTTCATTTATTGAATACAAATCATCGTATTTTTTGTACTCGTCTATTTTACTGATACTTCTTTTAAGGAATTCTTCTCTGTTATTAAGGTATTTCATGTTTTTTGAAAATTTTTTCAATTTATATATTAAAAATTATTAGCCAAAAATAGACTAATTAGAAATTATCCGTACATTTGTGTATGTAAATAAATAAGATAGTAAAAGTCAAAATAATAAAATAAATTTTGTTATTTACGATTTTATCCTTATATTTGTATAACAAATCCACTACAAAAACAAAAAGATATGGCAACTCTAAACTTAAATAAAGTAATCTGTGTAAGTCTAAAGTCTCACAATGAGTCTCAACTTGATGCAATTGGTGCTACTTACAATATTAGCCTTGATTCATTAATGAAGGCAAAAAATGATGGTTGTAAGAAGTTATGGGTTCATATCGGCGGTGGTATTGTAATTGCTGGTTTAGACACAGACAACATCGATGATGTTTATTTTTCTCCAGAATATTTACCAATGACTGCTAAAGTTCGTAAAGCTATCTTAGCTATCAAGCCTGTAAAAACTCCTAAGATGCCAACTAAAACTAAAGTTAAAGTTGATAATGTAGATGTTGATAACTTTGTCGATATCACTAGCTTAATCGATGAGGCGTTTTCTAACCTTGATGTTGATGCTATTCTTGATAAGATTTCTGCTAAAGGAATGAATTCTTTGACTAAAAAAGAACTTGAATTCTTGAAAAACTCTAGTAAATAATCATTTTTTTCCAATAACATAAAAAACCGAGTCTTATCTCGGTTTTTTTATTTTAAAATAAATTTATTTTTTTAACATTCGAAATTTTTAAAAAATCCTCGATTTGATTTTTGACGTAAAAAAACTCAAATATATAAGTCATATAAATTCATATTTTTTATATGAGATACTCTGAATTAAATCTTCATGGAAAGACTTACACAAGTCAAAGGGAAATAGAAGAAATACTTACTAAACACAAATTCTATTGGCTAATAGATTCTGAAATTGAGAATGCTAAGATAGAAATAGTTAACGACACAATTATATGGCATGATGGTAGTTTCTACACAGGAGACTGGCATTATGGTATTTTTAAAAATGGTAGTTTCTACGGAAATTGGGAAAATGGTATATGGGAAAGTGGTAATTTTGGCGGAAAATGGCAAAGCGGTATCAATCTTAAACAGATATAAAAAATAAACAATTACTATGAAAAGAAAAAGAATTACTCTTGAATCACAAGAAAAAAAACAAGAGAAGGAAATTTTCAATCAGAGAACGGGTGCGGCGGTTATTAAGGAAGGTGACGAGTATTTTTTTGAAATTGGCTCAGAAATGACAACAGATGTAGCAGAGGCGGTTTCGATATTTATGAGAAATATAGACTGGAATGACCCTATTTGGAATACGGCAGTGAATGAAAAAATGATATACGAAAATATAACACCTGAGAAGTCTCTCTATTGGTTAACAGGTGGTGTTAAAGAATGGAGTTCATTAAATCATTATAACAGACCTTGGTGTGATTGTTATTTAGACTTCCAAGAGGAATTTGGTTTTCTAATAGTAAACATTGTAAAAAAATCAAAAACGTTATTAGATATTAGAAACTCTTTTATGAAGTATCTTAACTTACCGATACTATATAATTTTGCAATTAGTAAAAATATGATTAAATAAATAAAAATAAACTTAATATAAAATCCCATCACAATGATGGGATTTTTTTTTAATATATAATCTATGGAACAATTAAAAACAGTTTGTAGAAACCCTTGGTGTAAAGCCACTTTCTTTTATAAAGAAGAAGACATGGTTGTTTTATCACAAGATATTAGAAAAAATAATATTGATGCTGTTTTAGATGAGGTTCAAAAAGTTCCACCAACAGTTTGTCCAAAGTGTAAAAGTTTTGATACAGAGCTTAGTGGTGGTGTTCAGTGGAAAACAAAAGATTACGAAGGTAGTAGGTTTGATGGTTCTCCACATGAAATTAGATATAGAGTAACAAATTATAAATTATAATGAAAGCACATTTTTTTGATATAGATTCTATTTTAGAAGTTAATGCTAAGGTTTGGATTGTTGATAAAACTATTCCTAATATACCTATTATGAAGATATCTCAGTCTGATTTTAATTTAATCAAAAATGGTATCTATAGAAGTCAAGGCAATTCTATTAGTTTCAGTGGACACAACTATTGGTTACCAACTGATTTGTTTGAAAAGTTAAAGATAAAATCAAAAAATCATAGAACTGATATTTCTAACTTGTCTTTTTCTATGCAAGAGTTTATGAACAAAGAGTTAATTGAAAACTTAGACTATGATATAAACTTTGATAATATATCACATCTTAAAAATACTGATGATGATATTTATGTTATATGTTCAAAGAATACTAAAAGAAACTACGAACTTATGATATCTAAGATAGAAGATAAACTAAAAGATAATGGTTTATCTATCAAAAAGTATTATTATATATCAGAAACATTTTATAATAGAAGTGAAGATGATATATCACATAAAAAAGTGAGACTATTGTTACAACATCTTATAGGCTATAAAACAGAGTTAGATAAGTTTATAGATGAAAAAATAGAAAAGTATGACGAGTTATATTTCTATGATGATGAAATATCATCTATTAAGTTATCTATTGATTGTAATAAGTTATTAATGTATTTACTTTCTAATACAGATTCTTCTATAAAAGATATAATAAAACAAGATATAAAACAAAGTGAGCCTTTATTAGTTGTTAATCAAATAACTGGAAATAAAGTTAATAGATTTATATCGACAGATGTTAAAATTCAATTTAGCAATCTTATAAAAGTTTTTGAAAGTTTTAAGTGGAAGTAATTACTTATCCTTCTCTTTGTTTATCATAGCGTTTTTAATAAGCTCATTTAACTTTCTATTATCCATTATTGACCCACCTGTATCTACATCGGATTCTGTCATAGCCTCGTTTTGAGCTTTTACCACATCTGGATTTTCAATTTCATTTAGACCTAAGTCTTTTCTTAGATTCTTGTAAAACTTTTCAAGTTCGGTTCTTTGAGTAGATGAGAATTTAGAGTTTTCTCTAATTTGACCAATTGTTTGATTAACAACTTCATGCATTCTTGCTGAGTTGTCACCGTTGTCAACTTGTCTTAATTGTGATAAGAAGTTTTTTCTAGTCATTTTTTGTAAAAATATTGTTTCAGCGTAGACTTTAGCATCTTCTCTCATCTTGTTTCTTATATATGGGTGTTCTTTTAATTGAGGCACATCGCTTAAATATAAATCAATAAGAGATTCTAATACTTCCATAGACTGTTGACTGGCAACTGTCATATCTGAATCATAATCATATATTTCAATTTCACCTAAATCTGGTAAATCTTCAGGTCTGGCTAGGTGTTTACTTATATCAAATTCACCATTTTCTGATTGAATTTCATCAAATTCATCCTTTATTCTATTTCTTTCATTTTCAGTTTTTGACATAGAAGACGGTTTTTTACAATATATATTAAAAAATATGTTTTCCTAAAATGGCATTTGCACCACAACAAGAGAGACAAATGGTCTTTACGACCAAGTTAGTAGATGAGGCAACTGATAAGATTAATGATGGTATTGTTATAAAACGATATCAAAATCCTTGGCTTAAAAGTGAAGTTGGTTTGAGAAGAGCTGGTGTTTCATTTAGAATGTCGGCTGATGAACAACAAGAGTACGTTAGATGTGCTTTAGACGTTCATTACTTCGTAGAAAAATATTGCAAAGTAAAGAGAGAAGATGGTTCTGTTGGTTCTATTAAACTTAGAGATTACCAAAAGGAAATTCTGGATAATTTTGTTAATAATAGATTTAACATTCTAATGGCGTCCCGTCAGGTTGGTAAGACAATATCATCTGCTATTTTCATGTTACATAAGATATTATTTGATAATGATAAGAATATAATGATTGTTGCTAACAAAGGTGATACCGCTGTTGAGATTGTAGATAAGATTAAGTCTATTTATACTTTACTACCTTTCTTTTTGAAGCCAGGTATTAAAACATGGAATCAAAAATCATTAACATTTGAAAACGGTTGTAGAATTAAAACATCTGCTAGAACAAAAACTCCAGCTATTGGTTTTACCATTGATGTTCTTTATCTTGATGAGTTCGCGCACATTCCTTCTAATATTATTGAGCCTTATTATACTGCGGCTTTTCCAACAACTGCGGCTGTTCAAAATTCAAAGATTATTATCACTTCCACTCCGAATGGTATGAACTTGTTTCATAGGCTTCTAACAGATGCTGAAAGACCTGAGGGTGATCCACTAAAGAACAACTATAAACCCATGAGAGTTTATTGGTATCAAGTTCCTGGTCGATTTGTTACTTACATAAGACTTAATTCTCATAAAATGTATGAGCATGGTGTTACTAAAGAAGAAATATTTAATTTAGTTAATGATACTTGGGGTTCTCAGACTAAGGTCTTTATGGAATATAACATGGATTTACTCAAAGATGTTATTAATGTATTCAATAATGATTCTTGTACAGATGAAGATGTTAAAAAGATGACCTTTATAGATAATAAAGGATTTGAAGTCCCTATAATGGCTATAGCCGAAGTTACAACATGGAAAGAAGAGGCTATTAAAGATATTGGTGGTGAGGATGCTTTTAACCAAGAGTATGGTTTGAGATTTATTAACGCATCTAAGTCATTATTAAATGAGGCTATTATAGATGAATTATTAAAAGGTAAAAAGAACTATGTTTGGGAACAAATACCCGAACTTGATAGAAGATTGAAGTTTAGTTATCAAGACTTGAAATGGGTAGATGATGACAATATATTTATACCTATAATGAGAAAAGATTATAAATTTGTTATATCTGTCGATATATCTGAAGGTTTGGGTCAGGATTACTCTATCATAAATATATTTAAGATATCTGAAAAGCCAAAAGATTTAATAGAAATACAAAAGCCTTCATATAAATCAATAGTTGACTTTTTTAGGCTTGAACAGGTTGGTATTTATAGAAACAACTACATATCTGTTAAACAATTGGCTGAGTTGCTTTATATGATTGTATTTGAATATCTAAATCCTGATAATTGTAAAGTTGTTGTTGAGTTAAATAACTATGGTAATACTCTATTTGCGGAATTACCACACGTTTTTGATGGAAATAACAACTATGGATCTTCAGTATTTGTTAGATATAAACATAGAGCAGATGCAACTGAAGAAAAAGTAGGTCTTAAAGTAGGTGAAAATAAGAATCTAATGGTTAAAGACTATCAAGACTTAATGCAGTCTAAAGGATTTATTATAACAAATGAAGATAATATTAGAGAAATTACAACATTTGTTAAACATACAACATCAGCAGGTAATACGAGATATGCGGCAGATGTCGGACATGATGATACTGTAATGACTATAGTTAACGCCACTACTGTTTTTGGTCGTCATGATTTTAGTGAAATGGTTGAAGAATGGTCTTCTAAATTTGTTGATAAAGAATTTATGAACTATGTTCAAGAATCTCTTAGAAACATTGACTATGTTGAGGGTGTTGACTATGGTCAAGTTCTAAGAGTTCGTAGACAACAAATGAATAGAAATAAAGGTAAAAACTTAAATAGTGGTGGTTGGTTTAATAATTAACCATTTGCTTCCATAGTAGCACTTAGACCAGCACTTCTTAGTTTGTCTTTCATTGTTGAAATAGTATCTAAATCACCATATTTTACATCACATTTTCCGCTAAAATGTACAATATGAGCACACTGAGTAGCTTGTTCTTCTTCGTGTTTACAGATTTTCATCAAACATGTTATTACCCAATCAAAAGTATTATGATCGTCATTGTGTAGAACAAGTTTGTATGGTTTAGATAGTATTTCTTCTACTTTTGAAGATGTTTTCTTTTTAGTAATTGTTGCCATATAATAATATTATATATTTTTATTTTTAATATGTTGATTCTGTTTTGTTGATAACATCAATAACTTTAACACTTACATGATGTTCAGCTGCCCATTCCTTAAATCTTACAAGATGCTCATGTCTATCATCATACATGACAAATTCGTCTACTCCAAGCTCTTCAATTTTTTCTTCAAATAACTTAGTTTTAAAGTTATAAGTATCACCACCCCAGTTTAGATGGATTTCATCAAATGATAGATTGTGTTGATTTAAAATTTTCATCACGTTTTCAAGCATACCTTCTTTTTTTCTAAGTCTTCCGGTTGCTAAAATAACGTAGTTTTCTGGATCAGAAACAGCTTCTAAATACTTTTTATAAACCCATTGATTTAGTGGTATGTAGAATATATCAGGATCGATACTTTCAGAGCGACCCCACCAGCCATTATAAGGCCAATCTGTACCAGTTTTTTCCTTCCATATTAGTTCGCCTTCCTCTGGTTTAGGTGTGTGACAAAGAGTGTCATCAAAGTCAAATGAAATAAGTCGCTTATAAGCCATATATAGTTTTTTCTTTTTATTTTACAAAGATATATATAAATTTTCGAAAATAAAAGGGTCAGATTATAAAATAATATATAATTACAAAAATTATAAGTTTTATGAAATTAGACACTAAATCTATCTTAATTTTAGCTTTGCTCGGACTATCTTTATTTTTTGGACTAAAATGGTTTTGGAGTGGAGATAGCGCATCAAAAGAAAGAGTTAAACAACTTGAACAGGAATTCAAACAATTGGAATCTCAAAAAAAAGTAGTCGATTTGGAAATAATAGCATGGAAAGCTAAGTCTGATAGCCTAAGGTTGTTAGATGCTAAGTTACAAAAAGAGATTGAGAATCAAGAAATGTTAACTAGAAAGGCTGAACAAGAAGCTAAAAATTCAAGATCTAACTTAGAAAAAATGAAAAAAGAACTAGCAGAGACTAGACAAAAAATAGATGAAATTAAAAGTAATCCGCCTAATAGAACAGGAGATGCTCTTTTAGAATCATTAAAAAATAAAACAAAAAATTAATATGAAAAGATTTTTATCACTAATCGTTGGTTTGATATTGAGTTTTAGTTCATTTGCTCAAGTTTCTAACCCTATAGAGTATCCTAAATATGACACGGATTCAAATGGTCAACAAGTTCTTGTTATGACAATTCAACAAGCTCAGGCACTTGATAATTCAACTGATTTATTAGCTTTACTTGAAAAACTAAATACACAGATGAGTGACTATGATTCTATATGTGTTAAAGTTATAAATGATAAAGAAGTTGTTATTGCATCTCAAAAGATTGAGATATCAAAATTAAAACAGTCTTTAGATAATAAAGATGAACAAATTAAGTCATTACAAGGTGAAGTTGCATCATATTTGAAGAAAATATTGATATTAGAAGATCAACTTGCTAATAGACAAAAAGTTATAGATGAAAAAAATATACAATTGAGAAAAGCCAAGACTAAAATGATTTTTGGTGGAATAGGTGGTAGTGTCATTATTTCTGTTTTAGTGGGACTATTAATAGTAAACTAATTGAAAAAAAATGACTTTTTTAGTTTAATATATAACTTATAAAAAATATTCAAATAAAAATGAAGCATATTAGAACATTTGAATCATATCGTGTTAAGAAAAACAGAGAAGAGATAATTAAAGAATCTGTTCTTCAGGTAAACGATATCTACAAAGTAAAGACTATGATTGATATTCCTCAGTCATTGATTAACGCTTATGTTAAAAAAGTAAAAGACACAACTGGTAAAAACTTACGTCAATTTTTTGGTGATGTTGACATCGCTGAAGAAATTGTTAAGTATATCAATATGAATAATCTTGATGTTGAAAAGATTCCTGGTGGTGCTTTAATGGGTGGTGGTCAATCACAGGCTCAAACACAACCTCAAGCTCAGCCTCAAGTTCAAGTTGAAGGTGAGACTCAAGCTCAAACACAAGCTCAAACACAAGAAGCTCCTCAAGCTCAACCTCAAGCTCAAACACAAGAAGCTCCTCAAGCTCAGGCTCAAACACAAGAAGCTCCTCAAGGAGAATTTGAAGAACCACAAGCTCAAGCTCAAACACAAGAAGCTCCTCAAGCTCAAGGACAAGCTCAAACACAAGAAGCTCCACAAGCACAAGGTCAAGGTCAGGCTCAAGAAGAGGAAGAAGAAACTGAAGAAGGAGAAGAAGAATTACCGCTTTAATTTTTGAATATTAAATATGAATATACAGAGCCCATCAGAAATGATGGGTTTTTTATTTAATATATAGTTTATGAGATTCCTTAAAACGTTTGAAAGTTATGGTAATGAAACATTAATTATTGTTGATGTTCAAAAGTCATTCAAGAAATTCTTTTCGGAAATGTATTTGAATGAGTTGAAAAAGTATTGTAATAACTTCCAAAGTGTTTACCAAATATGGGATAACCATATCGATGGTAAAAAAGTGGATAAAGATTATCTATATGATAATACACCAGAGATTCCAATTCATGATGACCTTTATCATTTTCCTAATCAAAAAGACTTGATTGAGAAGAGATATAACTATGATGTTGATGCTGATTTTTATAAAAAGATATTAAGTAAAGAAGTTTATAAAGAAATTAGTGATAAGGAAGATAAAAAAGAACTTAAAAAAGGCGATATTTTCTCTACTAAAGAAGGTACAATAATAACTTACATTGGTAATAACCACGTTTGGTTTCACGTTCCTATCAAATTGTATGAACTATTACAATCATTAAAAGGTAAAGAAGTTACAATAGTTGGTGGTGCTGACTCTGAATGTCTTGAAGATATAGTAACAACCGCTGAGAAATTAGGTGTTAAAATTAAAAGAGATTATAAATATATTTATACTGCTAGTAGTTGTCCAATTTAACCTTCATCAGGCATATCAAAACAAATTCTTAAAACATCTCCGTCAAATCCAATTGAACATTGTTCAAAATTAGAAAAAACTTGAAACCTTGGAACAATTTCTTCTTGGAGTAATTTAAATATTTTCTTAATTTTATTATTATTAGCCATAATAATATCTAAATTGTTTCTTAACTTTTCTAGATTTTCAATCTGATTATCAACTGAATAGTTTAATGAAGTATAATATGATTCTATATTTTCTGGACCATCTGTTGGTGGTAAAGCATCTGTTAAATATCTAGCAGTTAAGTATGTTCCTTCTTCATCAATCTCTTCATCACTTATTTGAGGTATTGTTAATTCGCAGTCATAGAAATAATCTTCATCTGTATAATCATGAAATACACATTGGAAATAATCAGATAATTCCATCATAATTTCTTTGAATGTCTCAAAATCACATTCTTCATTTGAAGCCTCATTGAACTTCTTTAGATATACTAACTTTTTCATATATTACTTATAAATTTATATAATTTTTTTATATATTCTCTTCTTTTATATTCTGGATTTGTCATACAATAAACAACAAAAGCAAAATATTTAACTTTTTCTATAAGAACCTCTCTTTCAATTATACCACCAGCATATCTAAATTCGCAATAGTTATCAGAAAGCTTTGTTATATTAAATCCAAGATTTTTAAATCCTATTTGATTTACCTTCTTTGTTAAGAAGCTATTTAATACCTCTTCGGATTCTTCAAGATTATTAATATCAAGTCCTTTGATTATATTTTTTTCTTTATCACTCATTTCTTTAAGATATGGTATTAATGATCCGCAAAACTTGTTATTCATTCTCCAAGTCATATCTTTGAATGTGTATGGTGTTGAATCTTTATCAGAAAAGTCATTTAATATTAACAATCCTTTAATTGGATTCCATTTAACCTTTTGATTGGAACCTAGATTTATATGTATTCCAGTTCTTTCTGAAAAGTGCCAGTAATCCTGTTTTTCTAAATCATTGTAGAAGTCATTTATCATTTCAATAGATTCTGATAAACTAGGTATATAAGTCTTTGGTTTTATTTCAATTCCTCTTTCAAGAGTTGCATCTCCAACAAAGTCAATCTTTCTATTCCATTTTCTAACAAAATTAGGCATATGTGTTCTTACCATTCTTTTTAGATATGTATAGTCTTCTTCTATAATAACTGATTTTAATGAGTTTTTCAAATGAGATACTATTTCTATTTGTCTCTCATCTGTATATTTGCTTATGTCAAATATTCTATCAAATGTGTTTTCATTGACATTTTTAGATTCCACTTCATCATATAATGAATATGCTAGATTGAATATTAATTCCTTCTCTGATTTCTTTCTAATTTTAAAGTCTTTAGTTACTGTTTCTAAAACATCTTCAATAGTTTCTTCATCTAAATCTTTGTATTTATACTTTAGATTACCTTTGTCTAATGTTTCTATTTCAAACTCAAATGCCACTGTAAAGTAGTTATTTAATTCAGATTCTATGAATGCTATATCTCTTGGGTTAACCTCTTCAAATAGAGAAAATTTTACTAAGTATCTCATAAACTATATATAAAATTAATATATAAAAAAACTAAATATAATTATGCCAGCTCGTTCAAAAACACAACAAAGATTAATGGGATTAGCTTATGCCTATAAAACAGGTGAGATAAAAGCTAAAGATTTAAATCCAGAATATGCTGATGAAATTAAAAAATTAGCTAAATCAATGACTGAGAAACAACTAAGAGATTTTGCTAAAACTAAACATAAAAACCTTCCTGAAAAAGTAGAAGAAAGTAGAATAATGAATTTTAATTCATTTGTAAATAACAGTTGTTTGTAATTAAGTTATAGTTGCGTAAACTTGATAATCAGATACTTCAAAATATACTTCCATGTATTCTTGATATCGTTCAGGATCCTCAAATATATTTACACTCAAAGTATAAGTTAGAGATTCTAACTCTGGTATATACTGTCTTATTTGACCTCTTAGAGACGACTCTATTGTCTCAGCTGATAGTCTTGTTTCATGTAAATAAACAGGTAAATCTCCACCAAAATTTGGATCGTAAAATAGTTCACCTTTACTAGTGAATACTATCATTTCCCACTTTTGTACAATAACTCTTATAAGCTCATCCTCAATGATTTTTGCATCATTAAATCTTGGATGACCTGGGAAACAAATATAAAAGTCTGAAAAATCAAAAGCCATAACATATATATTAATATATTATGGCTTCTTTTATTAGAGAAGAATTTCTCTAAACTTACCTATTATTGTAAGTCCTAGTATTATAGGGTCTGTGTTTGTTTCTAATTTAGATGAATAGTCAGCTATTATAAAATTACATTCAAATAGTTTATCTACATTTTTACCTTCGGATATTGACCAGTCTATAAAAGGTTTTCCTAATAATCTAATCATTACGTCAATCTTTTCAGCGCCAAAATTTGTCATTAAAAAGTGATAAATTTTCTCATAATCTAAAGATTTTTCATATATGCAGTTGTATAAATCTAGTTTTACTTTATTTGATACATTGGATGTATTACTACCAAGACTTCCGGTTTCTAAATAGTTTTGAACTTCAACCATTATAGATCTAAAGTCTGGAAACTTCTTAGTTATTATTGAAATTAGGTCTTCTTTAGGTATCTCTTTGTTTTCTTTAGGTAGAATTACATTATTAATTCTTTTGTAGATTTCTTGTTTAAGATATTTTTCTTCATCTAAGCTCTGACAATCAAAATTTATTTGAGGTATTCTAGATTTAATACCGTCAGATATTTTATTAATATGATTTGTTGTTATAATAAATCTTACATTTTTATTGTATTTCTCAATAAAAGCTTTGAACGCATCTTGGAACTGAGGAGAAACTCTTTCAAATTCATCTAAAAAGATAAATTTTATATCGGAATCAGTCTCCATCATAGGTTTAAACTTACAGAAGTCCTCTATCTCACTTCTTAATACATCAATAGATGTGTAAAGTGATGAGTTTAATTCTAAGAAAGGCTTATCTTTTGTATATCTACCTATTAATATTCTAGCCAGACTTGTTTTTCCGGTTCCAAAGTGACCGTAAAATATAAAATTTTGATTTATACCACTCTCAAAGTGTTTTCTAATTCTTGGTAAAAGAATAACATCGTCCATATTTTTTGGACGCCATTTTTCCCATAAAAGTAATGAATTAACAGACATATTAATATAATTATTATTAGGTATATAAACTTATTAAGAGAAAGTTTATTATTAATATATACTCATATGATAGGTGAAAGATTTAATTTTGAAGACGTATTTTTTAGAGATTTAACAGTCTGTGTTCTTGATACTTTAGAAGGTCAAGTCAAATGGATAAATAGATTCTCATCAGGTGATGTTTTTGTGCAAGTTCCTTTTTACTATTCTTTAACTGGTGATGAGAGATTTTTATTAGATTCATTTGCAGATGATATAGTTTCTGAAAATAGATTCGTTGAGTTAAACACTGATATGATACCAAGAGGTCATCTTACTATGACTGGTTTTAATATTAGGTCTGATGAATTTGCAAATCCTAATGTTTGGCTAAGGATGGTTGTTGAGAATGAGGTCGAGATTAGAAAAGTTATAGCTAAAGTTAGAGCTGTTCCAATTACGGTAAATTATGACTTAGAGATATTATTAAGTTCTGAAATCGATACATTTAAATGTAGTCAGGCTATAATGGATACATTATGGCTTTATAAGTTCATGTATTTTGAGTATAATTTTATGAATATTGATGCTGTTATATTAATGCCTGATAGTAATTCTATTGAGATGTCAAGAGAGAAAAATCTTACAAGTGATAATAATATAAAGATGAAAGTTTCTTTTACAGTTGAGACTTACTATCCAGCATTTAGAAGTGATAGAGTTAACTCTACCGGTTATCCTCAGTCTTATGGTTCTGGTATGTCAGACCTAAATGGATTTGCTTTTTCAGGTGGATATTCTGACTTTTTTAATCAACCAGGTAAAGCAACACCTTATGGACAAACAGGTAGTTTCTATAATACTCAAGGTGCAGCATCGCCTACTGACCCATATGGAAGTTCTACAAATTCAGACTATCTTATTGTAGGACCAAAACGAACTAGATGGTTTAATAATATACTTAGGGCAAGAGAAAAAGCCAGTGGAAATATTAATAATCCAAATGGTATAAAAAGTCCAAGAGACTCGTCAAATCCTTAATAATAAATAATTTTAAAAAGTGGTAAAAAATGACTTTTTGCCATTAATATATAGAGTATATAAATAAAAAAAAATATTTTAAAATATGAAGAATCTTAAACTTGAGTTATTTAACTTCAAAAAGAATCTTACTCTTGACCAGGAGGAAGTTTCTGTGATAGTTGAGGGACATATGAATGCTTGTAACGAATTATCGGAAAAGCAAGTTATCGTTTCTCTTAATGAAAGACTTAAACCATACACATACGATAAGGATGTTAAATCACTTTTGGAAAGTCTTAATGATGATATGAAAAACTATGAATTGTTATATGAATTGAAAAATTTATATAATGTTCTTAATTCTAAAAATCAAGGAGAACTTTACAGACAACCATTAAATGTTGTTCTTCAAACAATTAACTTAGAAAGTGACCAAGATAGAATGTCTAAAATTCTTAACGAATTAGCAGTTTATGATTGGGTTCCTGAAGTTAAATTATTTGTTCATAACTTAACAAAATCACCAGAAAAGAAAACAAATCTTTTAAGTGGTGGTAAAGGTGAATCTACATTCACTATAGTTGAACAAGTAGAAGATGGTCATGTTGCTTTAGTTAAAGATTCTTGGTTCTTATTAAGTGAAAATGCAATTGAAAAAACATTATTAGAAAATCATGTTAAAGATGAGGAAGCTCTAAAATCTTTAAGAATGTTGGAAACAGCAATGAAGTATGCTCAAGTTACTGAAGATAGAGTTAATTTTAGAATTTCTGAATACTTAACTGTTGGTTTATCTGTTGGTAAAAAATCTGGTCTATATATCAACGATGATGAGTTAAATGAAGATACAACATTAGAATCTTTATTCTCTTCTCCAATAGTTCCTATTGTTAATAAAAATTTCTATCCAATTTTAGTTGAAGTTTCTAAGAACTTAGACAAATTTGTTGAGTTAGATGTTGTTAAAAGAGTTAACAATTTAATTAATCCTTATTTAGAAGTTTTTGCTTTCAATTACAAAAACAATGTATTTGTATACAGATGTGATGAGAGATATGGTAATTCATTCTTCAAATATGAATCAGCTCTTGAATTAGTAAATGAAGTTAGAAATGAATTAAACTATGATTTAACTTATTTCTATGAGAATTCTTTATCTAAAGAATTAATCGTTAAAAGAAAACTTGAAGATAAAGAAAGAGAAATCACTCTTAAATTAGAAGATGTTAACTTTAACATTTCTAAAGTTAAAGGTTCTATAAAAATGATAGGTGAGTCTGAAGTATTAACAACAGCTCTTAAAAACCTAGAGAAGAGAAAGCAAAACTTAGATACTGAGTTAAATGCTACTAAAGAACTTCAATATAAAGAAAGAGTTAAACTTTAATATTAAATATTAATAAAAATCCTCAAAGAAATTTGAGGATTTTTTTTATTTTAAATAAACTTACATGTTACATGATTATATAACATGAAAGGTTAAAGAATTTAATTTTACTAAATTCTTAAAAAATAAGAGCCTATGAATGTATTTAAATAATAAAGACCTGTATGTTGAAATTATAGTTTCTAAAGCACAGGGAAAACTAACAAGAAATGCCGAAAAAATGTTGGAGTTATTGGCTAAAAAAACAATCAAAAAAATGAGGTATTGGTCAAATGATGATAAACTTGATTGTTATCAATCCGGACTTCTTGATATGTTTCAAAATTGGTATAACTTTAACGAAGATAAATCTGTAAATGCTTTTGCTTATTTTACTGAAGTCTTCAAAAGAGGAATAGCTAAAGGTTATAATGAACTGTATAAAAAGAAAGGTGATAATGAACATCAAATTAGATTAATTTCAATTGAAGGTTCTAATGATGGACAAGGATTACACTCTTTATAATAAAAAGAACTTTAAAATAAAAAACCCACTCAATGAGTGGGTTTTTTATTCTTCATCTTCATCTATTTTTATGCTTCTGTTGATACTTCAACTTCACTGTATACTGTTTTAAGCATTCTAAGTGCAACTTGATAAGGGTTGCAATTTGAAGCCGGTCTTCTATCCTCAAAATATCCTTTTCCTTCAACGATTGCCTGAGCTGGAATTCTTATAGAAGTATCTCTTGTGCTATATCCAAAACTAAACTCGTGAATTCCTGATGTTTCGTGAGCACCTGTTAATCTTTGTTCATTATGAAGACCATAAACTTCTATGTGTTTCATATGATTCTTTTCCAATTTAGCCATAGTTTCTTTAATTAAATCAAGACCACCTTCTTCTCTCATCTCTTTTGATGAAAAATTAACATGACATCCTGTTCCATTCCAGTCACCTTTGATTGGTTTTGGGTGTAGAGAAACGTTTACATTATGTTTTTCAGCAACTCTATCTAGAATATATCTTGAAATCCATAATTGGTCAGAACCTTCTAAAGCAGTTACTGGTCCAATTTGATATTCCCATTGACCTAATAGAACTTCAGCGTTAATTCCTGAAATATCTAAACCTATTTCCATACACATATTCATATGCTCTTCAACTATTTCACGTCCAACAACTGTGTCGGCTCCAATTCCACAATAGTAATCTCCCTGAGCTCTAGGTGTTTTGTCTATTTGAAATCCTAAAGGTAAACCAATTCCTTCGCCAAATGGCATATGTGGTTTATGAGTTAGAGTATATTCTTGTTCCCATCCAAACCAAGGAAGACTATTTTTGTCACCTTTCTCATCTAGTTTCAATTCATTTAGTTTATTAACTAATGATCTTCTATGATTTGTTTTATGTGGTGTTCCATCTGGGTTAAGAACTTCACAAAAAACTAATCTATTTGGAAATCCTCTGAATGGATCAGTTACTACAAAAACAGGATTCAAAAGACAATCTGTGTTTTTTCCTTTACCAGCTTCAGCCTGTAAAGTTGAACTTCCATCAAATGACCATATTGGATAACTATCTGGGTCATTGGAGTGAATCTCTTTTGCTATTTTAGTTTTACTTCTTAATCTTTGTGGATTTGATCCATCAAGCCAAATGTACTCTAATTTAATATTCATATATGTTGTTTTTTTTTTAATTTTATATCATTTACTAAACTTTGTTTATTCGTTTTAATAAAATATTTATCTAAATTTAAAATAATGAATAAGGTACTATTACAACTCTGGGAAGAATCTAATAACAATAATGATTTTTTAAGTGATGGTTGTTCTTTACATATAGATTTAACACAAAGAAATAATTATATATCATCTATTTATGGTGATAGAAGTCATAATAGTGAAGGTTATGATAGAATAGTTGGCGACTGCGTTGAAGTTTTTGTAACTGATAAGTTATATGAGATGATTAAAAATGATAAGAGTGTTAAACTACCAGAGTCTTCTTTTCAAAATTTATTAACTTTTGAAGATATAATCTATAATAAGTCTATAGTATGATGTTTTATTTACCCATAATTCTCTTTATTTGGTCAGAGATATACTATGTTTACAATAAGTCTAAATTAGATGTTAGATTTAAAAATAAAGATATTTCAAACTCATCTAAATATGATTTACTCTATTATTTTAGTAGGGTATTTTACTACATTTGGTTATCTTTTGGAATTTTTACAAGTCAATCAGATATATTTATCTTTTTATTTATTTTAATACTATTAAAATTACCTTTTTATTTTATTAGTAAAAGAGTTTATTTTATATGGAATAATATACTACCTAGTATTTCAGTTATCTTTATGATAATTGCACTTGTTTATTATATTAAAGGTTAAACTTTTTTAAGTGATGTTCTGTTATTATGATAAATTCATAACCTTTTCTATTACACCAATTTATCATAGTTTCCCATTTTTGCTTATTCTTATAAGCCATTTTTAAGTCATATTCAAAGTTTTTTAATTTCTTCATACCCTTTTCTGGTACTTCTAATTTACCTTCATTTAAGTCTTGTACCATTTTGTATTCTTTAAATGGTTTAACTTCAACTACAACTTGCTTTAAAACACCTTCAGAGTTTCTCATTTCGTAATAGAAATCTGGATAGTAACAGTGTTCTTTTACTTTTGTATCACCATTTTCAAAATGTGTCATTTGGTAAGGTATTATTAAACATTCCGCGCCCCACTTTGATATACTCTTGTTATTATCTAACCATGTCATTATTTTTCTTTCCCACGAGCTTCTGTAATATACACCACCTTGTGTATTTAATTTGATTACTTTGTCTTTGTATTTTGGTATATAGTTACCTTGACTATAATTTGCGTTATTTGGTCTTGAATTTAACATCTCTGTAGATTTGTTTCTTTTATATATAAAAGAAAATTTATTTCCATGGGAGAATTAGTTGATAGAATTGGATTAAGAATGTTGGTCGATGGTAGTGGTTTAGCTGATAACTTTAAAAATAATACACTATATTTTTATGATAAATATCAAAAATCCGATGAGTTAGTTACAGCTATAGGTATAAATGACATACTTCCTGGTATGTTTTATCATTTTCACTATTTAGATAGTTCTAATTGGATGCAATACTCTCCAGTTTTTGTAACAAATTATAAAAAAGTTTCTAATAAAATAATAATATTCGGTGTTAATTTTAATTTTATTCCTTTGGAAGTTAGAGCCTATTTATTTGATAAGTTTATGATAGAAGAAAACTTTGAAAAAGAGTTACCTTTAAAAGTTGATTACAAGGGAATGTATGACGAACTTAAAAAGTATGGATTTGAGTATGCTTTAGTTGAATATAACGCTTCTCAGATTAAATTAGTTCACAGAATTAAAATGGATGTTGTTCCTAGGTTTTTAATATCATCTCATCCAAAAAATAAATATGATCCGGCTAAATTATTTAGCATATGGCAAGTTAAGATAAAAGATAGAGATAAAAGAGACCAAGAGATTATGCAATCAACTATTGATGATTTTTTTGATGTTAAGGATCAAATAAATGAGAAGTATGTTTTACTAAAAGACCATATTAAAAGAATTCAAGCCAATATGAAAAAATATGGAAATAGATAATAATATATACATTAATAAAAAAACATCATAATAAATGAGACATTTAAGAAAATTTGAAGAACTTGACTATTCAACATATATGAGTGCTGCTGATAAGATGGCATCTTATGGTCAAACATCTAAAGCTGAAGAGGTTAGAAAACACGCTCTTTCTATGGCTAGAAGAGTAATTGATGATATGAATTTTGGAATTTTAGTCGGTGGTGTTAGAACTTTTCCTAATGCTAAATTTGAAAATGCTAGAATATTTAAATCTGGTAATGCTTGGTCACTTCAAGTAATACTTAAATCTGATGAAAATACACACAGTGTTAACTGTAAAGTTTTAGAGAATGGTGAGATTTCTTGGGCTGATGGAAATAAGTTTATGGATAGAGGTTCTGTTCTTAAATTTCAACAATTAGTTAAACAACTTGCTAAATTTCAACCAGACTTTTTAGCATTTATAAAGGATAATAACTTAACACCTGAAGATCTTAAAGTTGTTTTAAGAACTTTTTATAATTAATTATCTGTAAAAAACCTATCTTCTTTACTAGCTTGACTTTTGGTTAATTATGGAGGAAGATGCGTTTTTTAATATATAATCTAAATACTAATTAAAAATAAATGGCATCTTATAATCAATTTAGTGCTGGTTCAAATCAAACAAATTTCGCCTATACAAATGGTGCAGTAGAAAATAAAGGACTATTTAGTAGAATTTTAAGAGGTCTATCATCATATGGTATGAATTATGATGATATGATTATCAGAAACCAAGTTGGTGTTGGTATAAACGAAGATCCATTTGCTGCTAGAGGAAATTCAATGTATGACTTTTTCTCACAAAGAGCAGTAGCCTCTGTGTTAAATAGAAAGTCTATTCCTTATCTTGATAAAGCATATGCTGATAAAAGAAGAATACTTAGAGAATATTCTATTAAAGATGAAATTAGAGACTTTGTTAGCTCTATTGCTGATGAATCTATTATTTATAATGATGATAAAGACTTTTGCTCACCAAAACCACTTTCTAATGACTATTCACAAGAAGTTAAGGACAAGTATCAAGAATTTTTTGAAAAAATATATCATAAATTTGGATTTTCAGATAGTATAACCGCTTGGAATATGATGAAGGATTTCTTAATTGATGGTTATATTGCACTTGAAATTATTTATGATGATAAGAAAAAGAATATTATTGGATTTAATAGATTAAGACCAGACACTTTAGTTCCGGCATTTGAGCCTAGTATTGGTCACCTTTGGATTCAGTTTCCAGAAGATCCTCAATTAAGAAGAATATTCCTTGACTCTCAGATAGTTTATATATCATACTCTAGTCAGAATGATTACTCAGAGACTTCATATGTTGAAGGTTTAATTAAGCCTTATAACCAGTTAAAAATTCTTGAGCAAACAAGAATTATGTTTAACATTATCAATGCTACTGTTTATCAAAAGTTTACTATTCCTATCAAAGGTTTATCAAGACAAAGAGCTGAAGAACAAATAGGTCAACTAATTAATGATTATTCTGAAGAAGTTGAATGGGATGATACTTTAGGTACATTGACTATTAATGGCGCTAAACACTTACCTTATAATAAGCAAATATGGTTTCCTGAGGGAGATGCTGGTACACCTGCTATGGAGTTAGTATCACCAGAAGGTCACAATCTTAATGAGAATGATATGTTAACTTGGTTCTACAATGCTTTGAAAAGAGCATCTAGAATTCCTTTTCAAAGATTTGATAAAGAAAATGGTGGTGGTAACTTGATTAATGACTCTGCTGATATGACAAGAGATGAGATTAAGTTTTATAGTTTCATAAGTCGTTTAAGAGCAAATTTCAAAGAATTGATAGTTAAGCCACTTAAACTACAACTTTTAATTGAATTTCCAGAACTTAAAGAAGATGAGATATTATTAAATCAAATTGATATATCATTTAATTCTAATCAAGTATTTGAAGAATGGAAAAAATTAAATAACTTATCTAAAAAGGCTGAAATATTTGGAACTTTAGTTGGTGTTATGAACGGTGATAAACCTTACTTCCACGTTGAGTACTTAATGGATCATGTTTTCAAACTAAGTCCAGAAGATAAAGCTGAAAATCAAAAATATTGGGCTAAAGATGCCGCTGGTGTTGCTGCTGGTGGTGCCGCTGGAGCTGAGGGTGCTCCTGCTGAAGGTGGTGAAGCGCCTGTTGAGGGTGGTGAAGCACCAGCTGAAGGTGGTGAGACTGCTGCACCTGAGGCACAAGCCGCTCCTGAGACTCCTCCTGCTGAAGGTGGTGGAGAGGCCGAAGGTGGTGGAGCTGAATTTGAGTTCTAAAATTTACTATAAAAAATTAAACCTCTCGATTGAGAGGTTTTTTTATGATGTCATTTTCGGATAAGTGAAGTAGAATGACTTAACTTGGTTATCTATAATTCTTTGGTTAATATCAATTTGAACTTTAGATTCTAATAAGTCGTTAATTATTTTACCCCACTCTGTTGTTAAAGTCTTTATTTTAATTTCTAATTCTAAAACATTGTTTTCTTTTAGAATGAATTTCATAAATTTTATACTTGCTGATGCTTTTGTCAATACATCAAAATCATTTTCATCTATTACTGTGTTTACATATAATACACCAAATGAGTGGGATGATATATCTAAAGTAAATTCTATTTTTTTATCTTCTAAAAGTGAACTTAATTTAATTTCTCTCTTGTATTCCGGCCAATTTTTAAAATTAGATAATATACTCTCATATTGATCAAGAGTATTATTATCTAGATTTATATTAAATTTCTTTAATAACTCACTCATTTTAGAATAATGTGAAATCTATTTGTTTCTTTTCTAAATCAACTGACTTAACTACAACTTTAATAGGATCACCTAATCTGATTTTATCACCCATTTCATTAGTTATAGTATAGTTGTTTGTATCTACTAACCATTTTCCTTCAAGTGACTGGTATCTAATCATACCTTCACACTTACTTTCAATTAATTCAACATACATACCCCAATCAGTTACACCTGAAACAATCCCGTCAAATACTTTCCCAATTTTATCAAGTAAGTATTCAGCTTGTTTATATTTAATTGAATCTCTTTGTGCTTTCGCTGCTACTAATTCTCTTGATGAACACCATTTAGATTGGTCTTCAATTTTACTTGGATTTCCTTGTTTACCTTTATTTAAGAAATCAAAAAGAATTCTATGTGTAATTAAATCTGGATATCTACGGATAGGTGAAGTAAAGTGAGAATAGTGAGTAAAACCTAATCCATAGTGTCCAATATTCTTAATTGTATAAGTTGCTTTAGACATACATCTTGTAACTAATGTTTCAATCATATTTTCTTCAGGAGTTCCTTTTATTTCTTTTATTAATTTATTTAATGCTTCTTTTATTTGATTAGCATCATCGTTGATAGTTAACTCGTGTTTGAATGTGTTACAAATATTTACTAATTCATTTAATTTATCCATGTTTGGTGTATCGTGTACACGATAAACATTTGTCCATCCAGCTTCTGATAAAGTTTTAGCTACCGACTTGTTAGCAAGTAACATAAACTCTTCAATTAACTTATTAGCTTCTTTTTGTTCTTTGAAATAAACTCCAATAGGTTTCTTATTATCTTCGGCTAATTTGAATCTTACTTCAATACCACCCATTTCAATTGAACCTTCTTTAATTCTTTTCTTGCGAATTTTTTTAGCCAATTGGTCTAATAATCTAATCTCACTTGAATAATCACCATCGTTACCTTCAATTATTTCTTGAGCTTCTTCATAAGTGAATCTTCTATCCGAATGAATAACTGTTTTGCCTTGCCAAGAATCTAATATGTTAGCATCTTTATCTAAAGTAAAGATTACAGAAAATGCTAATCTGTCTTCATTTGGTTTTAATGAGCATATACCATTACTTAATCTTTCTGGTAACATTGGTACACATCTATCGACTAAGTAGACAGAGGTTGCTCTTTTATAAGCCTCTTTATCTAATTCTGAATCTGGTTTAACATAGTGACCTACATCTGCTATATGAACACCAACTTCTATTTTATCTCCTTTTACTTCTATTGAAAGTGCGTCATCAAAATCTCTAGCATCTACTGGGTCAATAGTCAATGTTGTAATACTTCTCATATCTTTACGAGATGATATTTCTTTTTCACTAATAACTTCAGGAACCAAAAATGATTCATTGATAACTTCTTGTGGAAATTCAACAGGTAAACCATACTCAATCATAATTGAGTTCATCTCTGTATTGTTATCTCCAGAGTTACCTAAAATCTTTGTAATTTTTCCTTGAGGTGATTTTGAGTCTTCCCATTTTGTTAGTTCGACTACAACCTTTTGGTCGTTTTCAGCTTTTAACCCACCTTTGACGTAAAAGTCTACTGGAATTTTATTACTATCCGGAACAACAAATATAGTTTTTTTACCTATCTGTACTCTACCAACGAACTCTTTTTTAAATCTTGAAATAACTTCAATTACTTTTCCTTCTAATTTTTTTTCAGCTTTAAATATTTCTATTTTAACTTTATCTAAATGTAAAGAAGTGTGAGTATTTTTTTTATAAATGAATATTTCTTTTTCTTGTACTGTTAGAGATGCGTTACCGTTCGTTGAAAACTCTATTTGTCCTTCAAACACATCTCCCTCTTTTAATTCTATCATATGAGTATTCTATTTAAGAAATCTCATTTTGTTTATCTCTCTTTGATATATTATCAACCCCATACTTCTCTATAAGAGTCTTTTTCATCTTATTTAAGACTTTTTTATTTTGTATTGGGTAGTCAACTCCAAAATTTTTTCTTAAAGTTTGTTTTCTTTTAGATTCTGAACATTTTCTACAATAGTATTCTCCCCATGGGTTATCATATTTTACATAATTTTTAAAGATAACTTCTTTTTCCACACCACAACTATCACATTTACATTTTATTTTATAGTGTGATCCTTTAGACATTAATTCGATAGGTATTTTTACAATCTCTCCTATTGACACGTCATATCCTAAATCATCATAGTACTGATAATTTGATTCATTTATTTTAATTTCTATCTCTCTAGTAAGGATCATAAAAAACCGCTCAATTTCTTTTATTTATTAATTTTTTCTTTCTTCCTCATGGTTTTTATAGAATATAGTTCCCGTTTGAAACATGAGTTGTCTATAAAAAATCCATCTTAAAAAAAAGGCGGTTTTTCATCGAATATATATACTCTATATTTTAAAAAATAAATACATTTAAATGAAACCAGTTTTAATCGTAGAAAATTCAACTAACGCTCTTATTAGAGAGAACGCTAGTTCTGGTAAGAAGGATTATGTTCTTGGTGGTACATTCACAGAATTTGGAGTAAAAAACCGTAATGAAAGAATTTATACTGCTGAAAAATTCCTTCCTGCTCTTCAAGAGCTTAATGAAAGAATAACCAACCTAGGTGTTGTTTATGGTGAGTTTGATCACCCAGATGTTTTTGACACATCTCTTTCAAGAGCTTCTCACATAATCACAAAAGCAAACTATGTTAAAGAATCTAACTTAGTTTCTGGTGAAATCAGATTACTTAATACTTATTGGGGTAAAGAAGCTAAGGCTTTAGTTGATGATGGTTGTCCAGTTTTCGTATCTTCAAGAGCGGCTGGTATTACTGAATCAGACGGTACTGTTTCTTTAAAGAAATTATTCACTTATGATATCGTTGCTGACCCTGGGTTTGCTTCTGCAAAGATGAGTGTTAAATCACTTAACGAGTCATTAGGATACAATGAAAACACCAACTTTAGGATATTTGAAATGTCCGATGAGTCAAAAATAAATCAACTATTTGATATGAACAAAAATGAATTTGTAACAAAGCAACAGTTAACTGAGTATTCTCAATATTTAGTTAAAGAATTAGCTTCTACTAAGAAAGAAGTTAAGAGTGCTCTTACTAAAGGTAACCTATCGCCTAAGAAGATGGAGCAACTTTTAGAGTACTATGAAGAGTTGAATGCTACAAATGCTCAAGTTGTTAAGTATTTAGATTACTTAGCTGAGAAAGTTCAAATTATGGTTAACGAGAACAAGTCATTGAGAGAAACAACTGACAAACTTATTAAGCATAATGACTACTTAGCAGAGAATTTAGAAAAAGCTGTTAACTACACTGAGTATTTAGCTGAAAACTTAGACAAGAACATTGAATATTCTGAGTATTTAGCTGAGAACTTAGATAAGAACATTTCTTATGCTGAGTACATCGCTGAAAATCTTGATAAGAACATTTCTTATTCAGAATACTTAGCTGAAAATCTTGATAAAAATATTGAATACTCTGAGTATTTAGCTGAGAATTTAGATAAGAATATCGCTTACTCTGAATATATCGCTGAAAACCTAGACAAAAATATCGCTTACTCTGAGTATATCGCTGAACATGTTGATAACTCAATTGCATATTCTGAATATTTAGCAGAACATGTTGAAGGTAACATCGCTTACTCTGAATACATTGCTGAACATTTAGATGATAATATCGCTTACTCTGAATACATCGCTGAAAACTTAGACAAATCTATTAGCTATGCTGGTATGATTGCTGAGAAATTAAACACAAAACTTTCTGGTAAATTAAATGAATCTTGGGAAGAAGAAGAAGCTTTCCCTACATTAAATGCAGCAGGTTTCGAATCTCACGATGAAGAGGAAGAAGTATGTGGTCCAGATGCTGAAGAAGAATGTGGTCCAATGAATCAAGAAGAGGAAGAAGCAACTTATGAGAACTCACAAGAGGATGAAGAAGATTGTGGTCCAAATTCTTATGAAGAAAACAACGAAGAAGAGGAAAATGAAGAAGAAGTACACAACTATGAAGTTAGTGGTAACTCTGATTCTGAATTATCTGAATCTATTGATAAATTAATTGAAGAAGCTAAAAAACGTAAAGTTTCTGAATCAAGTGACTTGAACTTCTTAAAGTTCTTAAATAAGTCGCAAGTAGATAGTTTCTATGCTTTGTCTGATGAAGACCAAGAGGCTGTTAAATTTCACATAAGCGAAAGAAATTACTTCACATCTAAAGATGTGTTAAGCCTAATCGCAGAAGCTCTATCAACAAAAAACGAAACTCTTGAAGAAAGAGTAATCAGATTAATGCCTGAAAACGTTAAGGCTATCTGGGGTCAAATGAACGAATCAGCTAAAAAATCTATCTTATCACAAGCTAGACTTTACCCAGCTGAAGTTTTAATGACTGAATCACAAGTTGAGCATTTCTGGTTAACTAGAAATCTCAAGAAAAATGAGTCTGTAACTAAAAAGTTAGTAGCTCACGAAAGTTTAATACAAGAAGATAAACTTTCTGATAATGATGTTACTGCTATTATGGAAAGATTCAAAAACATTTAATCTATAAAAAATCCACACTTGAAAAAATCAAGAAAATAAAGGATTATATATAGATCACAAAAAAAAATTAAAAACAAATTATGTCACACATTAGAATAGACAAATCAAAAGCAGTTAAGAAATGGGCTCCGGTTCTTGAGAACATGGGCGTTTCAACTGAAAGAGTTGAGTGGATGTCAGAAATGGCTGAGTACCATTCAATCAACGAGAACGCATATGTTAATGCTGCTAACGTAGCAGGTATGGGTGCTGTTCTTAACCCAGTATTAGGTAGTTTACCTGGTAATGTAACTGGTAACGGTAACGTAGCTGGTTCTGGTGATGTAGGTCAAAACTTACTTCCAGTAGCTATGAAAATTGCTGCTCAAACAATCGGTTTAGATTTAGTAGCAGTTAAACCAACTCCAGGTCCAAAAATCGACTTACTTTATATTGACTTCCAATATGATGATGTTGATTCTTCAGTAAATGAAAGACCTCAAGTTTTCAAAATCAACGCTGCTACTAACTTAGATGCAGTTGAGACAGTTTTAGGTCTTCAGTTAGTATCTAAAGGTATCACTGAAACTCAAGGTGGTTTAGCAGGTGGTAGATTATTCTGTGGTATCACAGCTTCTGCTACTTTCACAGCTACCGAGCCTGCAACTAAAACAGGTTGGGTTGAGTTCTTAGGTTTCTCTCGTATCGATGGTTTCCCAATGTTTAGAGCTTACAGACAAGCTAATACAGCTGGTCAAGCTAACTACTTTGCGTTTGATGCTACATTAAACACATTCTCAAATGATAGAACATCTACAATTGCTTCTCAAATCGCAAGCATCGGTACTCAATCAACTGGTGGTAGTGTTTCAATCGAGTTAGTATCTGCTCTTGAAGACCACATCCCTGGTTTCTCTGCAAACTGGACTTCTGCTGCTTCAGGTCAAGCTGCTGGTCAATACCCAATGGGTCGTTTAGCTGATGACCAATCATATGCTGGTGTTATCGGTCCAAAAATTTCTTCTAAATCAGTTGCTGTTGGTACTATCGAAGTATCTTCTGCTCTTAGAAGAACTGAAATCGAAGATATTAAAGCTAACACAGGTATGGATATTGTTCAAAAAATGGAATCTATCCTTGTTAACGAATTATCTCAAACAATTTCTAAGCAAATCGTTGCTAAGATTTTTGAAATGGGTGATCTTAACAGATCTTCAGCTCCTACATTTGGTGCTTCTGCTACTATCACTGGTCAAACTATCTTTGACTTAGATACAGCTTATGTAACTAACGGTCCTGGTGGTGAAACTACTCACGCTGTTCAACGTAAGTTAATCACTAAGATTGCTCACGCTTCGAACTTCATCGCTACTGAAGGTCGTGTTGGTCCTGCTCAATACCTTATCACAAACGGAGGTCTTGCTGCTGCTTTACAAGATATCGCTGGTTACACAATTAACCCAGTTAAATCTAAATTAAACGGACAAGGACAACTTTACCCAGTAGGTTCAATCGGTGATATTTCAATCTATGTTGACCCATACATGAAGTACAACGATAACAGAATCGTTCTTGGTAGAAAGAACAATCCTGACCAACCAGGTATCATTTTCGTACCTTACTTAATGGCTCAGTCTATCTCAGTTATCTCTGAAGCTACATTCGCACCAAGAATGTTGTTACGTTCAAGATATGCTGTAACTGAAGTTGGTTGGTTCCCACAAAAACAATATATGACTATCAAAGTTAAAGATAGCGCAAGCTACCTTAACTAATAGTTAAGCATATTAAAGAAAAAAGACCCTTAATGGGTCTTTTTTCATTTTAAATAGTTTTATAATTAATATATACACTATGATAAAGAATTTCAAATTATTTAATGAAGGTAAAAAGGAAAAATTTCCTAATATTCAAAAATTAGACATAGATGGCTTTGTAGTTTATGTTGGAAAAGATGCTAAGTCAAACGACCATTTAACATTTAATGTTGCTGATAAAGAAGATATTTGGATGCATGTTAAAGGTGTTCCAGGAAGCCATGTTGTTATTCGTGTTAGAGAAAATTTACCTACAGAAACTGTTATTAAATCTGCTGCTTTATTGGCTAAAAAGAATAGTAAAGCATCTAAGGAAAATAGTGCAACTGTTGTTTATTGTCAAAGAAGGTTTGTTAAAAAAGAATCAGGTATGAACGATGGTCAAGTTAAAGTTGATTATACTAATTCTTATCAAATTGTAGTTTAATATTTAATATATACAATAATAAAATAACAAAGAGATGGATAAATTATTAAGATATAATCAAATATTTGAAGCTGGTACTCAATCAGTCTCCGCTTCAAATGACCAAGTTAGAGTTAAGTTTACTCAAGATTTACATGATATTCTTAAAGTATTAGAAGATGAGAATAGTTATATAGCCTTTGAAATGCTTTGGTTAAATGAACCAAATTCTAAATACTATAATGGATTAAAAATAGGTAAGGTTGATGTGTCTAAAACAAAATCCTGCTTAGATGTTACTATAGGTGAGAAGGTTCATCCTATGAAAATAGAAAATTTTATTAAATTTTATTTTAAAAATTACTTTCAAGCCTCAGATATATCTGAATTCATTGAACAATATGATATTTTAGCTGGTGGTGGTTCTATTGAAGACCACAGAGTTAAGATAACACCTGAGCCTTTTAGTTATAATCCAACTGATGTTAGAAGTACATTTATATCTTTAGTAACTAAAACTTATCCACATGGTCATGAAGAAGAAGTTATGCAGTTTATGCCAAAACTTGATAAAGATTCTGTTGGTAATTATTATAAAATAATAGGTGAAAATCCAACAACTATGTTTACATCTCACTTAGATACTGCTGATAGAAAACAAGGTATTACTAAACTCTTTAGTATGAAAGATGAAAATGGTGATGAAATAATATACACTGATGGATCTACTATATTAGGTGCTGATGATAAATCTGGAGTTGCTGTTATGTTATACATGATGGCTAATAATGTTCCGGGTTTATATTATTTCTTTATGGGTGAAGAAAGAGGTGGTATTGGTTCTGGTTTATTATCATCAGTTTATGAACAAACACCATATTTGAAGGATATTAAAAGATGTGTTTCTTTTGATAGAAGAGATGTTCGTTCTGTTATTACATCTCAATTAGGTAGAGTTTGTTGTTCTAATCAATTTGGAACAGCTCTTTGTGAACAATATAATAAACAAGGTCTTAATCTTTCTTTAGACCCTACTGGTATTTACACAGATTCTGCTTCATTTTTAGAACAAATACCTGAGTGTACTAATATATCTGTTGGATATTACAATGAACATACAGGTAAAGAAAAACAAAATATTAGTTATTTAGAAAGATTGGCTAAGGCTAGTGTATTAGTTGATTGGAATTCATTACCTACAGTTAGAAAAATAGGTGTAGATGAAGAGATAATTAGAAAGTACAGTAAACTAATAAATGATATAAAAGCTAGTCCTTTTGGTATAGATGTTAAGATTACAGCTGAAGAAGGTGGTGGTACTGTTATTAGATGTGATTTAGAAGATGGTCAAATAGATGATACATATGAATCTTTATCAACTTTACAATTCTTGTTAAATAAACATAAAGTAAATCAAACAGTTTACTTTGACGGAGAATATATAAAAATAGATTTATCGTAATGAAACTTAAAAAATTTAACTTATTTCAAGAAAGAGAAGGATTTGATGACATCTATGATTATGATGATTATGGTGATGGTGATTATGGTGATGAATTTTCAACTGATGATAAAGAGTATGATCCAAATGAAGATGAAGACTCTGATGATATGGAGCACCTTTGTTATTTACTTAGACAGATGATGTACAATTCGGGAATTGATGATGTTTCTGTAGAAAGTAGAGGACTAGATATATCTATTTCTGTTCAATTTAATAGAAAAGAACAACTTAAAGATATAGTTAAAACTTTTGGTGTTATTAAAAAGATTAAGAGAGATATACTTGCTCAGTATGAAGACTCTTATGAGATTTGGGAAACAAAAAAAGGTAGTCCAGTAATCACATTTGATTTTAATTATGATGATGGTAATACTGAAAAATCATCTGATGGTGATGGTGATTATCCTTGGTAATTAATTTTTTTCTAAACTTTTTGCTATTTTAAGATATTATATATACATTTGTAGTATAATTAACACACTTGGGGATGTTTTAGAATTGATTTGCGGGATGGTGGTGATTATGCAGGTATCGGCTGGTTAAGTATCCGATTAATAAATTAAGTGACGAATTTGTAAACGGCAACGTTAATGAAGTAGCAAGCAAAGAAGATTTAGTATTTGCTCTACAAAACAACATGCTCTTGGTAGAAGAGCCAGCAACTGTCTAACAACAGTTACTGTTCAAAAAATTCTCCAACCTGTCTCACACAGGAATAAAAGGGTGAAATGGTTTTTTGTTACTTATTAGAGTTTTTCAAAAAAAGTAAATATTTCGTAAGTTTAGAAAAAGTTACTATGCCTGTGAATGAATAATTATTAACAACCGAAAAAGACACCAGGGGCAGTACCTGGTCATCTCCACAACAGTCCACTCTCAGAGTGGACTTTTTTATTTTAAACAATTTAAGTTATTATAATATAATTATTATGATTAATAAATTTGAAGGTAGATTTCGTTTCCTATCAAACTTTTATCCTTGTAAAATAGAACATAAAGGAATTAAATATCCTTCAGTAGAGCATTTTTATGTTGCTATGAAAGTAACTGAGATGCAACTCTTAAATGGTATATACTATACAGCCGCTGACTTTAGAGAACTTATATCAAAAATATCAGAACCAGGTGATGTTAAAAAAATAGGTCAGCGTGTTAAAGTTAGAAAAGATTGGGATGATAAAAAGTTAGAATTTATGAATTGGTCAGTTAGAGAAAAATTTAAAGATGAGACTCTTGCTGAAATGTTATTATCAACAGGTGATGAAGAGATAGTAGAAGGTAACTGGTGGCATGATAGATTTTGGGGAGTTTGTATCTGTCCAAAGTGTTCAAGTTCTGGTGATAATCACTTAGGAAAGATATTAATGTCAATTAGAGATGAAATAAAATTATCAAATCAAAAACCTTCAATAGAAGATTTTATAAAAGAAAAAAATAAATTAAAATAAATGAGTGTAATTTCGTATTTCGGTGGTAAATCATCAAATGTATTCATTGAGTTTATTAACTCAAAGATACCAAAAGATGGTTCTATTAAAACATACTTGGAGCCTTTTTCTGGCTCAATGGGAACGTATATGGACGACCCAAAATTAAAATTTGATGTAGTTGTCTACAATGATAAAAATCGCCACCAGGTGAACTTATATAAGTGTTGTTCAGAACCAGAAACTTTTGTACAATATTTACAAAACCTTAAAAACACTTTGCTACATACAACTGAAACTGATCCTTTGAAAAAGTGGGATTTTTATAAAGGTATTTACAAAGAATACATCAAGAATGATTTCCTAGATGATATGAACTTTGAAATTGGTGATTATGAAAAAGCGGCTATTTATGCTTTCCTAATCACATCTGCTCATAATTCAGTTTATCCTCGTGGTGCTGGTTTCAATGGTTATAAAAAAGATAAAGATAGACTTAAATTAGAAGTTCTTATTGATAAATTAAAAAAGAATAAGTATACTGAAAAGTTGAAATCTATTACTGATTTTTATAATATTGATTTTGAAGAGCTTATTACTAAATATGATTCTGAAGATACCTACTTGTATTTAGATCCTCCTTATGCTCGTTTTGATGAAGCTAAAGGTGAAGATGATGCTAAAAGATTATTTTGGTATGGTGCTGATGCTGAAGGTGTTTTTGGTCCAGCTTCTCATAGAAGACTTTTAGAATTGATTAAGAAATCTAAATCTCGTTGGTCTTTATCATACTACTATTTTCCTCTATTAGAGGAATTGTTACCAAGAGACCAATATATCTGGACTGAAAAAGAAGTATTCAGAAGTTCGGCTCAAGGTGGTAATAACCATGAGGGCAAAGGTGAACAAGCTAAAGGTGTTGAGTTGTTAATTTTAAATTATGACCCAATTACGGGTAAAAAAATAAATTTTGAATAATATGTATAAATTTGAATCTGAAGAAATACTTGGTCTAATAAAAGAAATCCAAGAGACTAGAATATGTGATACTGACAAGGGATCTTATCATACTTACACTGGTATGTATGAAGAGATATTATCACAATATAAAAATAGAGATTGTACATTATTAGAAATTGGTGTGCAATCTGGTGGATCTGCTTTACTTTGGAGTAGATATTTACCAAATGCTAAATTATCTTTTTCTGATATTAATCAACTTAATCAAGTAGTAATTGATATGATTGGTGATAAGTGTATTTTTCATTTAGGTGATGCTTATTCGGATTATGGATCAAGTGCTATTAAAAGTGCTAGACCAGACGGATTTGATGTTATAATTGATGATGGTCCACATACCCTTCAATCAATGGTTGAATGCATTAGAAGATATTTACCTGTGGTTAAAAAAGGCGGATATCTTATAATTGAAGATATTCAAGATATTTCTTGGTGTGAAGTGTTAAGAAATGAAGTTCCTTTAGAATATAAAGAAAGTATTGAGGTTTTTGATATAAGAAATTTCAAAGGTAGATATGACGATATTGTTTTTATAGTTAAAAAAAATTAATATGAGTTATCCCTTACCAAATCAAAAATATAATCATTATAAAGGTGGTACATATGAAGTTATTTCTATGGCTACTCATACTGAAACAGGAGAAAAGTTGGTAGTTTATAAATCTATCAACTTTGGCTCTGTTTATGTTAGACCTTACGACCTGTGGTCTGAAACTTTAGAAGGCGGTCAAAAAAGATTTGAACTAATAAATGAATAATATTATAAAAGATTTCAAACAAAGAGGTGATATTATTAAAATTTATGATTGGATGAAAATTAATAAGAATCTAAATAATTTTGATAAGAAACAAGTTTCTATGAAAAATAATTCAGGCATTGGTACTGCTTTTAATATAGATGTTACAAGCATTGTTACTAGTACACTTATCAATGAATTAAATCAAGATTTAATTAGAACTATTTTGAAATCAATGTTTAATACTCAAAATTTTGATTATTTAGATTTAAGACCAGATGGTTCTCTAATGACTGGTAGAGTTCATCTTGAGAGGTTAGTACAAATGATTTATCAAAGCGGTTATAAAAATGTTATCACAACTGGCATGATAGCTTCTGAACTTATGGATAGTGCTTACTTTTTATCCAATGGGTTTAAAAATGCTAGTATGAGTGCTACTTCAACATTTTATAATTCAGGTAGTTTAAATGGTGTTAAAGTTTGGGTTGATCCATATATGAAATTTAACGATGGTAGATTATGTCTGTTCAATGAGGTTGATATCAACATTGAAGACGTTGACTTAGTTGAATTTATTGACCCAGTTGATGCACAGTCCACATTCAAGATTCAGTATAAATCCGACTTTATTGTAAATGACTCTAAATTAATATTTGTAATTGAGAATGAAAACTCCGAGGCATATATTCAATATAAGTCGTTACAAAGAGATATAAAAATAGATAATATTTTAGATGGCAAATCTTTCTAATACATTTCAAATAAATAGTACCTGTGGTTCAAGTGCTTTAACGATTGATTCTGATGGTAATACGGTTGTAAATAAGCTGGTTCTTTTGGATGAAAAAACAGGAAATAAATGGGAAGTTAAAATATCGCATGGTGAACTAGTGGTTGAGCCTTTAGAATTAGAAGATAAAAGAGAATTTAAATTAAATAAAATATTGAAATGAAATACACAGTCTCAGTTTATGGCTATGGAGCCGAAGTAACTATTGGTTCTGTTAATGAAGAATTAAAACAGATACTAAGTAATCCAGAAAAAGAGTTGATAGATATTGTCACTGAAGATATTGAAGATTTTGGTAGTTGGTATGAAATAGATGACCAATATCACAAATGGAGTGCCGCTGGAAATTTTACAATTTTAGTTGAAGATGAAAATGGAAACGAAGTTTGTAAAATAGATTCAGAAAATATGCACAAACATGATACAGATAATTTTGAATTAGTAGAATATGATTGTATAGAAGTTGATGATTCTAAAGATTTGTTAATGTGTGTAGCCTATGAAAAAGGTTCATTTTTTGAAGGAGATATTGAAACTGATAGATTTGAAATATCAAAGTTAAAAATTAAAATAGATGGTGAGATAGGTATTGAAGAATGTTACTTTGGTGATATTATATCTGGTATCTATTATGATGATGAAGAAGTTGATAACTATGGTGGTGGTACCGATGGTAAATCATTTGAAGTTTATAAGAACTTTTAAAAAGAAAAAACCTCAGAGAAATCTGAGGTTTTTTTATTTATTTTACTCTTCAGTATATATTTTAGCTGAGAACTTTGGTGACTTATAATCAACATCAGTTGTGTTTGTAACACAACTATCATCATCAGCCTCACCACTCTTTACTATTCTCAAAGCCTCCTGCTCATTTTTTGCTTCTATGATATATTCACGATATGCTCTTACTGGATAATCAATAGTTACTATATAAGTTTCATTGCTTGATTGACCTTCATTAGTGCCTTCTAATTCTTCAATTGCATCAATTTTATCTTCAATCTCAGCAGGACTTAAATCATCCATCTTACGAGTTACTTTATTGAATTTATATCTTGAGTTAGCAAAATTCTTTTGATACTCATCAGAATTAGGCTTATTTTGTCTATTCATTTTCTTTAGTTCATCTTTCTCAGAATCTGCTGAGAAATCCTTAAAGTTTACTACTTTTCTATTTACATTGAATGTAGGTTGATTATCTTTATAAGTCATTTTATAGAATTACTTTTTTGTATATATTAAATTCAATATTTCATTTATTTTATTTCAGAGACCTGGTTTTTTATATATACTTATGATGAAAACAAAAATCAAAAAGTAATGTATAATAAAGACATGAGTAAGTTAATAACACTAAATGGTAATAATGACCAAGAATTATTGAGTTCTATATTCGACAATGAAATAGTAGTATTTGAAGATGTACAAGGCTCAAAGATATGGGTTAATTGGGATGGTAAAGAGTTTACTATAAAACCTAAATCAATGAATAGCGATCCTATAAATTTAATTGATTTGGCTATGCAAAACTATTATAATCCAGCAATTATTTTTTTTAATTCACTTGATGTTAGAGTTAAGTCTTTATTGAATAAAAAATGGTGGTTTTGTTTTGAATATTTTCCTGATAATCAACCAGCTAATATTGAGTACTCTAGAGTTCCAAAAAATAATTTAGTTTTAATTACAGTTAATAAATCTGGAAAATATGATTTTGGTGTTGATGAACTAGATGAATATGCTAGACTTTTTGATGTGGATATGTTGCCTATTGTTTTTCAAGGTAAATTGACCGAAAGAATGATAGAGGCAATTAGATATTTTATAAACACAAGTGAAGAGGATTTAGAATATGTTTTTGGTGAAAAATCATTTGCTTTTTTCTTTTATAAAATATTGAATCCTAGTTCAAAGAATTCATTTTTAATGGAAACTGATGATTTTCAAAACAATGTAGAAAAATTAATAGTTAGAACTGCTAAAGGTGATATTTCATTTGAAATATTAAATCCTTTATATAAAAGAATAAGTGATAATAATTCAACAGAATTTGTTGAGATATACACTTTAATTCTAGTTAATTTCTTGAATTTCTGTCAATCATTTAACTTAGAAGAAATTAAGTTAAAGGGTGATAAAAGAGATGAGGTTTATATTTATTTAATGTCTAAGTTATTTAATGTTTATGTATCTGAGGTTAAGCAAGATTTATTAGACTTTGAATTTATAGTTCCTGAATTTTTCGACAAAGAGAAGTTTAAGATTAATATTGAATTAATACCAAATAAATTAACTAAAGACTATATTAAAGAATCAGATAAATTAGAATATATTTTCAAAGTTATTTTAGGCTCATTTAATAAAAAAAGAAAGAAGCCAATTGGTGTATTTACAGAAAATACAGTTATTCTTTTCAATGGATTTGTAACTGATATTAATAATTATATTGATAAATATTTAAATAAATTACACGAAGTTGAGTTAACAAGAGCTGGTCTTTTAGACTTTGGTGATTTCTTTGAAATTCAATATGATACAGACGGTGAAGGTGAAGTTTATCCAGATGTTTATACTGAATTTGAAAAAGGAGTTCCTTCTGATAAGAAGAAAAAAGGAAAAGGTGGTAAAATGTTACCAGTTGAAGAAACGCCTAAATCTCCTAAATAATGAAATCTGTTAATCTTAATATAAAATCTGTCGAGGTAAAAGCAAGTGTAAGACCACTTAGAACTAAGTGGACTCGTGAAATGGTCAATGATATACAAAGCCTTAGTGATATGGATTTAAGTTCTTTTGAGAGATATTTTACAAAAGAGTTAAGAAGAGAAAATAGGAAAAATTCTATAAATAAAATCTTTAAAAAATAAAAACATAGAACCGTTTTCGAGGTATAATTGTATGACGGTTTCGAGTGTAGTTAAATTAAGTGATATTGAATCATACTCTTCAATTAAGAAGAGCTTAGAAAATAAAAAGTGCAGTTTACAGTTTCTTCCATTATCTATGGAGTCCTTATCCAAGGAAAAGAATTTTACCTATAAAGGTCAAAAGTTAAAGACATCATATCTTATTGATATAGTTCACAATCTTATATTAAAATACTATTTTAAGAAAGAGAATAAGTTTCATCTTATGTCTCCAATATTAAAAGAAAAGTATGGTTATTTATATAATTATTATATGGACTATCTTATTGAGAATAAGGTATTAATTTTACTATCTAAGCATCAAAAAGGTAAAAGTTCAAGAGTATATGCTATTAATGAGTTTATATTAAGAGGTACTATAATTCGATATAATAATTTTGACAAAGTTTTATTAAAAAAATACAAGAGTAAAGTTTCTCAACTTAAAGAAGAAACTAAGTTTGAAAATTTACTGATTGATAATGATATTAAAATCAAACTTGTTGACGATTTGTTCAAGATTCAAATAGAATTTGATAGGTCTATATTCTATTTAGATTCACTAAAAGGAGATGATGTTGATATTTACAATAGAAATAAATATTCCGTTGAGTGTATAAATGATAAACACATATTCTATCACTTTGATAACTATGGTAGAATGCACACAAACTTTACTATCCTAAAGTCTTTCATCAGAAAGAACTGTTTACTTATAAATGGTGAAGAAACACATGAGATTGATATTAAAAATAGTCAACCTTTGTTCTTAGCAAAGTTAATTAAGGATTCTGGAACTAAGTGGGTCAATGAAGATGAGTTTGAATTATTCAAAGACTTAACGCTTAGTGGTAAGTATTACAACTACTTTATGGATTCTTGTGGTATTTCTGATAGAAATACTGCTAAAGAGTATACATATAAAGTTCTTTTTGGTAGAAATGGTTCAAATAGTAAAGCAGATAAAATGTTTATTAAATTATTTCCCACTATACACAATTTTATCAAATTATATAAAAAAGAAAATGGTGATTATAAAGTTCTTGCCTATGAGTTACAGAAATCAGAAAGTAATCTTATATTTAACAAGATAATTAGACAAATTATGACATTATATCCTGAAATTAATTTAGTAACTGTACACGATAGTATAATTGTTCAAAGGTCTTATAAAGACTCTGTTTGGGCTATATTTCAGACTAAACTTTATGAAGAGTTTGGACTTATTTAAGAATAAATTTAAAATATATAAGATATGAAAATGTTCTATTTAACCGTTAACGGAAACAAGAAAGATGTTATATCTAAGGTCATGACAGAGACATTAGAACAAGCAGTTGTTTACTTCTCGGAAATTAAAAATCTGTCAATTGATGCTCTACTAAAAATCTATACCATTACTGAATAAGTGTTGTATATTTTTAATATATACAATTATGATTGGATTAGAACATCAAAATGCAACCTTCATCTTACTATCTTCAAAAAGACTTGAAGATATGATTTCTATACTTTATGCTAAAGAATATACAGTTGTGCCAATAAAGGGTTACTACAGAGGTCAGTTTGAAGACTCTGTTATGGCTTATGGTATGGTTGATAATGATACTTTAAGAAAAGATGTACTTTTTCTACTTAATCATTTTGATGAAGAGTGTGCTATAATAAAATATCAAGGAGAATCTAATGCTAAAAAGATATTTAAAGATGGTTCTGAAAAACCACTTGGTATAGTTATGTACAATACAGATGCTGACAATATGTCTTATCTATACAATGGTACTTCATTCTCATTCGTAGAGTCTAAGAGATATTGGAAGCCAACTAAGAAAGAAGATTTTAGAGTAGGTATGTTAGTTGAATACTTCAACAATAATAAATGGTATGAAAAACTTGTTGAGAATCCTAACGATGAATATGAAAAACTTTATAAGTTACTTATAAAGTATGATAAAGTTAGAGTTGCTTCTAAATAATTTCAAACCAATTTATTATTTTATGCCAATTTGGTGTTTCTTTTAAGAAGTATCTCATATCATTTGGACAATTTATTACATTCAATCCGTTTTCAGTTTTTTGAACATTTCTCATCATAATAATCTTATTTGATTTAATATAAGGAGAAGTTATAACATTTATTCCGTTAATATTTCCAGTTACAACACCGTTATTACTAGACACAATCATTCCATTAGATAATAGAAGATATTTATAAGCATCTAAACCAACTATAATTGTATTAGCTGGTCCGGTTCTACCTGATGATGCTATTAAGCTACTAACCATCATTATTCTAGTTATCACTCTTCTCGATAAAGCTATTTCGTTTTCAGAATCTGTTAAGTTAGAATCTTTTTGATAAATAACATTTAGATTTTGAGGAACACCCATTGGGTTTGATGTTAGTGTCTCTAATGTTTTCATAATATCTGTATAGATATCTGTTAAATCTAAATAGGTTTTACCTTGAACATTAATAGAATTTATTTTAGGAGAAATAACTGACATATAACCTTCATTATCCAAAGGGTTTGAAAATGTTTCTCTGTTCTTGAACTCTTCTACTTTACCATCAACGATAGCGTCAATAGCAAGATCTCTATTCTTTCTTTTTAATTCTCTTTGATATTCTTCGTTTGGTTCTTCAATCCAATCCATATATGTCATTACAACTTGAGGTAAAGAAGGTTTGGTAGATTCTACATAATTACAGATAGCAATTAAGTCATTATTAGAAATTATCATATTTATTCTTCCATCCAATTTTTGGCATTTGGTTTAATATAACCTTCTGTAATTGTTCTTTATTCATAGTGGATGTTTTTTGTAACAATTGTAGATTTCTTTGATACCACTTCATGTCAGGTTGAACTCTTTCGTGGTATAAATGAAAGCATCTTGCTTGTAGTTCGGTCCAAGTTAAAAAGTTTTTAACTTTCATAGTTTGAAAATCATCTTCTCCACCCCAACCAATGAAGTCTTCATTCCAACCACCAATCTTTTGAATAGCTTCTCTTCTAAACATTGCTATACCACCAGAGATGTTAATTTTTTGATTATCTGTTTCTCCTCTACCTGGTCTATTTATACTAATCATTTGTTCTAATTGTAGATTACTTTCTTGTTGGGTTAAATCTACAACTGAATGATACGGACTCACCATATCATAACTTTGTAAAGCGTTTAAACCAGCTATGAATTGATTAGGTTCCATAATTAAATCAGAATCACCAAAAACAATAATATTTGAGTTTGCCCATTTCATTGCTACATTAAATGCCCAGGATCTGTTGTAGGGCATATCTGATTTTGTAAATATGTGTTTGGCTTTTAAGTTTAGGTGAGATATTTTAGAGTGAGTATCTTGTTCAATTAGTAGCACTTCAACTCCTCCAAATCCGTTAATCCAATCGAGAACTCTTCTTAAATTTTGTAATCTTTCTAGATTGTGTCTATAACCTATTACATAGGTGAATGAATAGTTTGAACTCATTAATGAATATTATTTTTTATTTATATTAAATATAATGAGTTTGTTTATACTATATATGTTTTCCATTTATCATCTAATTCATCAAAATCAAACTGATATTTAAACATCTCAAAATCATCTTCCCAATAGCTATTTATATCGTGATTCCATAGTAAGCACTTTTTAAGAGGATCTTTACCTCCATACTTTCTTTTAAACCAATTGTATGGATTATTTGGAATATTACATTCAATATTATTAAATGTGTGTCTTTTTAGAGGATATATCTCTTTTTCGGTTAGCTCTGATAGTCTACCATATGTTTCATCTTCAGTTCTTTCTAGAAAGAATATATCCACTCTTGGTTTGTAAATACTATACTCACCCTCATGTACTCTATATAATCTAGCATCAACATTAGAAAACGTCACATTAAGATTCATGTCTATGTTAAGAAAGTTTTCCAATTCACTCCAAGGTATACATATGTCTATATCATCATCCCAAGGTATAAATCCGCCGTGTCTTATAGATCCAATTAGTGTTCCATATCCTAACCAGTATGTTATATTGTTTTTTTCTAACTCATATATTAAGTCTTTGAGTATTCTCAAAGACTCTCTTTGTCTATTCACTAAATCAAAATCACATATTTCCTCAAGTTTAGTATTTATGTTCATAGTATTTTTTTAATTTCCGTTGAACTTACATTTTCAGTTCTTTTTAAGTAGATAACTTTACAGTTTAAGTCATCAAATTTGCCTTTCCAATCATCCCCAATTACAAATATGTCAATTTTGTAATTCTCTATGTCTGTATTTTTTTGTTGCCAGTTTTCTTCCGGTATTATCTCATCAATATATTTGATTGATTCTAACCACTCTTTTCTTTTATCATAGTTGAACTTACTTTCTTTACCTTTTATTCTATTAAAGTTATCAGTTGATAGTCCAACAATAAGATAATCACCTAGTTCTTTAGATCTTCTCAAAAGTTCTAAATGACCATAATGAAATGTGTCAAAAGTTCCATACGTTATTACTTTAGTCATTGATTGAATCTACTTTTTTAAGTTTATCTGAAATAATATTAAATTTCAAATTCTCTATTATTTCAAAATCTTGAATATCTCTGTTGTCAATTAAACCATCTCTACTTTCAAACTCATTCATATCAAGTCTTTTTACTTCATAGAAACAAGGTTTTTCATATCTCATTGATATTGATGTGTTTGCGTATTCTCTGTCAATATATTCACACCTTTCAGCATCTACCCATTTAACACCTTTCAATAAACTAAAAGATCTATACTCATCATAATATGAATCTGTGTTTATATACATTTCATTATCTTGTGTTATAAAAAGAGTTTCTCCGCTAAACCAAAGGGAAAACTTATCATCTCTATTAGAGATATCAAATTCTTTAATCATATCTGATAGATTTTTCCTGTTTGCTATAAAATCCGCATCCCATTTTATAATTGTTGATTTTGTTGCTTTGCTTAAACAGAAATTATAATAACTTGATAAGCTGTTTCCTACTATCTTAATGTTTTTTGTATAATTTGGACCAGCTTTCGGTACCTCCTTGGTGTATTTGAATACCTTTATGTTTTCGTATTTTTTACTTAGTTCAAATGCTATTTCATATGTTTTATCTGTTGATAAATGATCTACAAATATTACCTCATCGGCTATGTCAACTATAGATGTTAGACATTGTTCTACATTTTTTTCTTCATTTCTTGCTCTTATTATAAAGCTAGTTCCTTTTTTATAACCACCATATAAGTAATCAAGATAGTATTTACATTTCTCGTAACTTCTGTTGTATTTTATCTGGTCTTTTATTTTGTTTTTATCTAAAACACCAATTTTGTAAAGTTTTTTTATTTCATTAACAAATATTATAATTTCGCCATCTCTGAATCTATTAAAAATGCAGTTATCTTTATCATTTATGTCAAATGATTTTCTTTGATTTATGTTTACAACAGAACCATAATTATTTAAAACCATTGGTATTTCACCATGTGATGGATAAACACAATGAACTCCACAAGTCATTTGTTCAAGAAGTGATATTGGTAAGCCTTCACTGGGTGATGTGTTTAGTGATATACTAAAAGTAGATATGTATTTGTAAACATCACTGTTATTAACATAACCTGTTATTATAACTTTATCTTCTAAGCCTAAATCTTTAATATAATCTAAAACTTCTTTTTTATAAGGTAGTGCTTCCGTTGTTTTTGGTGCATCACCTACAATTAAGAGTTTGGCATTTTCAATATTTAATTCACTTAGTATTCTTATTGAATCAAGTATATTTTTATCAGGTGATATTCTGGTCACCATTCCTATTACAAAATCATCGTCTTTTATTCCAATTTTATTTTTGATTTCAGTATTGTCAAAATTTTGTATGCTGTTATCTATTGATTTATAATCTATAAAATTAGGAATAGTTATTATTCTTGTATTGCAAACTCCTTTTTTATTAAACTCATCTCTTATTTTGTCATGTATCACTACATACTTGTCTGTTATCTCGTCATATTCAAATATAGAGTTAACTACCCATTCTATATCAGAATGGGCAATTGTGTAGTATTTAAAGTCTCTTAGTTCTTTGAGAGTTTTTATGTGTGGCGTTATTCCGAAATAGTTACAATTGTAAACTATTTCACAGTCATTTGATAGATTGTATAGTATGTCTATTAGTATATTGATATCAATATCATATAGCTTTGAATAATACAAATCAACATCAAGATCTTTTATTTTATTAAAAAACATTCCTTTGTCTGCTGATAGTACAACCGGATGATATCCAAGTTCTTTACAAGCTTTTATATGTTGATAGGATACATATTCGGCACCACCTATGTCATTTAGATACATTAAAAATAGTATCTTCTTGCCACCTTTATTTGATGATATATTAATAACCTCAAAGTGATTTGAATTCTCATCTAAAGGCTTATTATATTTATTTATTTCATTAGATTTTTTTTCACCTTGTAAAAGAATATCTACAAACTTCTCAGTTTTTCTTCCTGTCCAGTTTTGATTAGTTGGTCCTAAGTGAACAACATAAGTGTCTAATTCTTTTTTAGATTTAAACATGTCTCTAAACTCTAAGTCACTAAAACTAGCATCATTATAATTTTCAGGAAAAATATTTCTTTTGTTAAAGTTTCTAATATTAAATAGATGAAAAAAACCATAACCCTTAGCCCTTTCCATATTACCAACGTTTTCACCATTTTTCCACTTTAAAAAATCATCATGATTATCTACAACAAGTCTTTTTGAAATAAAAAGATCTTTATATGTTAGATTTGTCGAATTTACTACATCTAAAAAATCATCTTTTAAATAAATATCAGCATCTAAAAGTAGTATCCAATCTGGATTTTGAATCGTTTTTATTCCATCATTTATGGCTTTACCTTTGTTAAATACAGCTCCGTTTTCGTAAATTCTACTAGATATTACACAATTTACTCCAAATGATTCACAAATTTTTTGACACTCAGTATCTTTTTCGGTTGTTACTACAGTAACTTTTATTTCTTTAGGTATATTACTCAGAGTTATAGGTAGTATATCATTATAGTCTACCGAAACCATAATAATATCTATTTTTGGTATTTTTTTATCTTCTTTTTTCTTAGATAGATAATTGCTAATTCTCTCTTTGTTTTTTAAGGATATCTTTGGTCTATTAATTACCATTTGTGTGTTATCCTCTTTAGTCCAAATATTTTTTTTATTAACTATTATTTTATTATTTGTTTCAAATGATTCAAAAATAGAATTAACATCTTGATTGTTATTAAATTGGTAGTTTCTATTAAATATGTAATAGTCTTCAGATTTTATAACACTTTTAAAATTTTTGTCAATGTGTATTAGACTATTGTTAAATATTGCAAATGGGTTGGCAAATATGAAAACTTCATCATTATAAATTCTTTTACAGTATTCAATTATTTCTTTATCTGTGTAGCCATTTTTAACAACTAAATTAACTTTATTGTTTTTTGGTAATACAATATTTGTATTATTATAAAAAACAACTATGTTGCTAATAAATCCAACGTCAGAGTTTTTCAGTAAGCATTCCATTAAATCTTTTTGAAATGCTTCGTTTAATAGCGGTGTTAATTTATTTATTAGAATCATAGTTTATATATAAAGAAACTTTGTTTTTGTCACAAAAATGAGAAAAAAGATAGGAAGAACTGAAATTATATCATTACCTGATTTTGGAATATTCGGGTTATCAGCAAAAGTTGACACCGGGGCCTATGGTGTAGCTTTACATGTTGATACTATAAAAATAGATAATGATAAGCTTTACTTTACTATTGATAATAAAGAGTTTATATATGACAAGTTTAAAATGGTGTCCGTTAAAAGTTCTTTTGGTAAAGTTCAAAAAAGATTTTCTATTATGACTAAAATATTAATCGGTGACAAGATATATAAATTTTATGTATCTTTGACCAATAGAAAGAACATGAGATATCCTATTCTAATAGGTAGAAGATTTTTGTATAAATTTGACTATTTAGTAGATGTTAAGAAAAAGAATATAAATGATACAGTTAAAAAGATGTAATTATATTACGGGTGATCCAAATGAATTAGGATTTGCTGTTTCTGATATCGTTAAGTTTCTTGAAACTGATGGTAGAAATGCTCTATTGTTTACTCCACCAAGAGCTACAACTGAAGATAAAAAAGGAGTTTCTACATCTATAAAATATATTTTTAGTAATCAATTCACTTTTGATAATTTTAATCAGTTTTCAGAGATAATTGCCAATAGGTCTAATTTATTTAGAGTTGATTTATTAGTCTTTGATTTTTATCACCTTTCTCCTTGGCAAATTTCTGATTATAAGAAATTAATAGATGAATTAAATATAGACCATATTATAATAGCCAAAGAATATCATTACAAAACTTCTGATGATGTTAATGATTTTCGTGTTAGAAGAGAATACAAAGACCTAAATAAAAGTGAAACTCACATAACTGATAATATAAATAAGTGGACTTCTACACTTAAATCTTTATCTGTATCTTATATAAGAGATAAAAAAATCGACAATATATTTGGTAGTGATGAATAGTATTACTATATTTGCTTCATTAGCAATATAATATAAATATTAATGAGAATTAGAAGAAAGTTTCTACAACTTACACGGTATACATATCCTTATGGTACCGAATCATTCCTTAAATCATACTTACCTGAAGGTATTAAAAAAGACCAATATGGTAACTATTACTATGTTATTGGTGATAAACCAACAACAATGTTTACCTGTCACTTAGATACGGCTTGTGGTAAACAAGATAAGGTTAAACACGTTATTAATAATAACATAATTAAGACAGATGGTAAAACTATACTTGGTGCTGATGATAAGGCAGGTATGGTTGTTTTGCTTTATATGATTGAAAATAAAATACCTGGACTATATTATTTCTTTATTGGTGAAGAAGTTGGTTGTATAGGTTCTGGTAATTTATCATCTACTTGGGCTGATACTGAATTTAGTTATTATGTATCAAAAGTTGTTTCATTTGACAGAAGAAGTACTTGTTCTGTTATCACTCATCAATGGTATGGTCGTTGTTGCTCTAATGAATTTGCTGAAGAATTGTCAAGTAGACTAAATGGTGCTGGTTTTAATCTTAAATTAAAGCCAGATGATACTGGTGTTCTAACAGATTCTGCTCAATTTATGGATATTGTTCCAGAGTGTACAAATATATCAGTTGGTTACAATTATGAACACACAACATCTGAATATCAAGATATTGATTATTTAAGTAGACTATGTAAGTCAGTGTGTTTAATTGACTGGGAAACACTTCCTGTTGAAAGAGATCCCTATGAAGAATCTATTTTTAGTGATTCACCAGGTTGGGATGATGATATTAATCACTCAAATGATTCTGAATTTGTAGAAGATTTCTATTCTTATTTTTCAGTAGATGGTGAGACTAAAAAGATGTATATTTCCAAGGATGTGATTACTAAAGAAATTGAATTAATTACTGATTGGCTCAAATCACAAGATGGATATAGTGATGTTTCAACTATTAACTGGAATGGAAATACTCTTTATGTCGATAGTGAGTCCGGTGGTTATAATTTTATAGGTAGTCGAACTGATATTATGGAGTTTATTACTGAATTATGTTCAGTTTCCAATTCAAAAGTAACTGATAAAATTAAGACCAAGAAGAATATGGTTTTTTAAGACAATCTTGGTTTTTTATATGAGTCCTGAGAAACTATCTCTAGCATTTGTCTAGTTGATAGTTCTTTTGGATTCCATCCTTTTTTTCTTGAATATTGATGGATGAATTTTTCTCTAAGCAGAGAAACTTCTTCTTTTGTGAGTCTTATTTTATTGTTCATAGTATAAATAAATAGATAAATATTTGAAGTAGTAAACCAACTGACATTCCAATTGTTCTTCTTTTATATGTAGTTAATAGAGAAAATGGTGGAAATGTTTTTGATTCATCTGACCATCTTTTAGGATATAAGTTACTATCAAGTTTATTTCTTGTGTAGTAATAAGTTCCATTGTGAAAGAAAGGAAACATTATAACCATACAAAACAAACTTAAAAGTGAGTAGGTCCCTAATGTGTAAAAAAGAAATCCGCTGGTTAGCAGTAAAACAAGTAATCTTTGTAAATTAAATATTCTATTTAAGTTAAAATCACAAACTCTTTTACTTTTATTTTCATAGTTCCAGTAAAAACCTTCTCTAATACCTTCAGTTAGTGAGTATCCTATCCAGATAATATTTGTTATTAATAATGTTAATAGAATCATTGTTTTTCGCTATTTTTTGTATATATTAATTTTTTATAGTATCTTTGTTCTATGTTAGAAATGAAAGGTATATTAGAATTTGACCCAGTTAACGTAACTAGGAAGCACTTAGCACAGTCTTCTTGGAAGAGAACTGCTATGGTTCGTTTTGATTGTGACCTTTGGGCATACTACGCTTGGTTTATTGAAAGACGATTCAACTTAAAGTTAAATAAACCTTTAAGAGGAACTCACTTGACTGTCATCAATGATAGATTTGAAAGTGATGAGCTTTACGCACAAGCCCGTCAATTATTTCACGGTAAAGAAATTACTGTAAAATATGATCCTACTCTTATTCGTGCTAATAATAAAGGTCACTGGTGGATAAATGCGGATAGTGATGATGCTAGAAATATCAGAAGTGTTATTGGATTAGATCCTAATCCTTACTTTGGCTACCACATCACTATTGGTTTGGCTACTCACTTACAATTAGAACACTCTAAATACATCTTAGACCAATGTATAAGATTCAATCTTTAATAGACCATATTGAGAAAGTATATGGATTTGAAATTGTCCCTTGTTCAATACCAAGGGGCAATTTTCAATATTTTAAAAGATATATCTACCTATTTATACTTCATAAAGTAAGTGAAAAGTTATTTTACTTTTTAAGAGATAAAGTCTCACCTATTAAATATTTAGATGAAAGACCGGATAAAGAACTTTGGTTTCGTAAAAGAAACTCAGAGGGTAGAGTATCTATTGAAGTTGAAATAAGACCAGTTCCTGTTGAAGCTTGTATTTATTTAAGTCATGATTCTGGTTTATTTAAGACTATGGATGAAAACTATAAAGTTAAAATATATTGTCAACTTAGTGATGTTGAACATATATCATTTCCATTAAATCACATCAACGGTAATGAACAGATTGATTATTACTTTTCTAAAATTAATGAACTTAAAGAAGAGTTGAGAAATTATAAATTAAATAATATTTTAAAGTGATTTATTTTTCTTAAACTTAAATAGTTTAAATTTTCTTCTTTTCTTCTTCTTTTCTTCTTTCTTTGTAACTGATTTACTATAAAGACTGTCTATACTTGAGGTTATTTTTTTATCTATAACAATGTTTTCTTTTTCACATGAAGTAAGCAATAAAGTAAGTAGTATTATTATAAAAAATCTCATAATTCTTATATTTAATTTAGTGGTAAAGGTTCTTAAACTAGATTATATATTAGACATATAATGATTATATGGATGATTTTTTTGATAGCTTTAAGGGTAAACCTAAATACGACCATAAAGTGAGAGTAGTTCACTTTAAAAAAGAACCATATGACATTTACATTGGTCGTCTTCCGAATGGAAAATATAATAAGTGGGCTTATCCAAAAGAGTTAAGAGAAAGTTTTCCAGAAGGCACACCAAGAAAAGTTATTGTTGATGCTTATGAAGAATATCTTACTAATAATGAAGAATTGATGAATTCACTTTGTGAGTTAAAAGATAAAGTTCTTGGTTGTTGGTGTAAAAATCTAGGTGGTGGTGGAAAGTCATGTCACGGTGATATTTTAGTTAAGTGGGTTAAGAAAACTTGTAATTAATTTTTTATATAACCTACATAATTTAATAATATGCCAGAACTTGCAGAAATAAAAATAATGTCAGATTACATCAACGAAAATTGTAAAAATAAAACTTTTACAAAAGCATATCACGTTGAAAAAGGCAACAATCCTGTTGACTTTAATTTAATTGAAAACTTTAATGTTGAAGCCGAATCCAACGGTAAAGAACTCATAGTCAAAATGTATCATGATGATACATGTATTAATCTATCAGTTTTTATGGGTATGTCTGGTAATTGGTTATTTACTCCAACTGAAACTTGGTCAGAAAGAAAATTCACAAGATTTAGATTAGATACAACTGATGGCAATTCACTACTTCTTTATGGTCTTTATATGGGTCCTAAATATAGAGTAGGTGGATTTACAGGAGTTAAAAGAGGCGTAGATCCTACAAAAGATTTTGAAGCATTTAAGAATACTGTTTTAGATAATCTAGATAAGAAGATATTTGATAAACCTATCTGTGAGGCACTATTAGACCAAAAGTATTTTAATGGAATTGGCAACTATCTTAGAAGTACTATTCTTTATTATTTAGATGTTAATCCATTTGAAACCGCTAGAACAGTCATTAAATCAAATACACAAGTTTTAGATATGTGTAGAGATATTCCTATGAAAGCATATGAACTAAACGGTGGTCAACTACAAGACTGGAAAAATCCATTTGATACTGATTATGAAGAATTTCAAAAATGGGTTTTTTATCAAAAAGGAATTTCTTGTAAAGATAAAACAGGTAGAACCTTTTGGTATAATGAAAAATGGAAAGAATATTGTCCTTACTAAACCATATTTAATTTATTTATATAATGTATAGTGTTTGATTTAAATTTTAATACTATACATGGTGATGATAAAACTGGTAGAACTAGATTTCTACTAGAGTTATCGTCTATTTTAAAATCATATGGTTTTAAAATATTCTTTTTAGGATGTACAAGTGAATTTGAAAACGCAAAAAGAAGTGGTGATTTATCTTCTTTTGATGACTTTAGAATAATATCAACAAGTGATGATTTTAATAATCTAAAAATAATTGAAGTTATAAATGAAATAACTGATACAAAAAGTTATGATTATCTAATAGTAGATGATATTGATTATTTATCAGATAACTGTATAAATTCAATAATTAAAACAAAAGTTAAAAAAGTTATTACTTGTTTAAGTGATAATAAAAAAAGATTACCAGAAAGTTCAACATTTTATAATATCACTGATATTAAAGATATGACTAAGATTAATGATTATATTAAAACTTTAGTCAGAGACCAAAAAATTAATTCTATACTTAAATGATAAAAGCAGACAAGTACTATATAGACAATCTAAAAAGAATAGTCTATGGTGACGGAACTTGGGATGAAAATCCTAGACCAAAATATGCAGATGGTCAACCGGGTCACAGTAAATTTATAACTCAAATTTTTGAAGAGTATGATATCTCAAAAGGTGAGTTTCCAATTACGACATTAAGAAATACAGCAATAAAAACAGGTATCAAAGAAGTTCTTTGGATTTATCAAAGACAATCTAACTCACTATCTGTGGCTCGTGAAATGGGTATTAATTGGTGGGATGAATGGAATGTTGGTGATGATACAATTGGTCAAAGATATGGAGCCACTATTAAAAGATATGACTTAATTGATAAGTTACTTCATAACCTAAAGTATGATCCATTTGGTAGAAGACATATTATGAATATGTATCAATATGCTGACTTAGAAGAGACTAATGGTTTATTTCCTTGTGCCTTTGAGACTATGTGGTCTGTTAGAAGAGTAGATGATGATTTTTATTTAGACTTGACACTTAATCAAAGAAGTAATGATTACATCATGGCTGGTTATATAAACAAAGTTCAATATGTGGCTTTACAAATGATGATAGCTTCTCATTTAGAGTATAAAGTAGGTAAGTTTTGTCATTTTGTTCAGAACCTTCATGTTTATGATAGACATTTTGATGCTGCATCTGAATTATTGAATAGAATGCCATTAGATAAACAACCAAGGATTGAGTTGGTATCTAATAAATCTTTCTATGAATTTACAGTAGATGATTTCAGAATTATTGATACTGATGGAATTAAGAAAATAGAAAGTAAGCTAGAGATAGCTATATAAAATAATTATTGATATGGGAAGATATGATAGCTTATTAGAACAAATAAAAACAATTGATACTGAAGTTGTTAAAGATTGGGATTCAAATACAGATCCATCTATGAAAGTTGTAGAGGAACAAAAAGTTTATATTTGGATAAGACTTTATTTGAAAAATGAATCTAACTTAGAGATTGGTGATGATATATTCATTAACTATACACCAAGTGGAGAGAAATTAGAGACTAAGTTTATTTGTTATGATAAAACTAGTTTAACAAAAGATCACGATGACTTAGAAAAAATAGTTAATTTCAATCCTGAAGATGATAAGAAAGTTCTTTGTCTTATGGTTGACCAAGACAGAATCAACAAAGGAAATGATATACCTTTTATTAGAACACTGTTTAAATCAGGAATTCATTATCAACATCAACTTGTAAGAAGATCTGAACTTTTATTTGTGAATAGTAGAACTGGTGAGTCTTTAGACTATTTTGACTGTGATTATTAAAAAATAAAAAAAATGAGTTTTATAATGTAATATATACATTATAAAAAATTAACCTAAATAGACATGAGATATTTAAAAACTTATGAATCATTTTCAACAAACGAAGAGTTCTTAGGTGGACTTTGGAATAAAATTACCGCTGCGTTTGCTAATTGGAAAAATGAAAAAATGAAAAAAGCTGGTGAGACACTAGCTAAATCAATCGAAGAAAAAAAGGATGATCCTAAAATGCAAAAGGCTCTAGCTGACTTAAAGGTAGCTTATGATAAATTAGCTCCAGAAGATAAGGCTAAAGTTCAATCATTTAAAGATGAAAAAAATATTCCAGTAGAAACTGAAGTAAATGCTGAAGAAGAAGTTATGGCTGAATCTTTACTTTTAGAAGAAGAAGGTATGGTAGCTAAAATTATCTCTTACCTAGGATTTACAGCAGGTGCTGCTTCATTTGTTAGTCTAATTGTAACAGTTATTCAAATCGCTATGGCTGGTTCTGGTTATCCAACTACTTTATTTGGATTATCATTGGGTACTTTTGGTGCTATCTGTATGGTTGCTGTATTAGTATTTGGTGTTGGTGGAGCTATTGCTCAGTCTGTTGACCAAGGTGAATTTTCAAAATAATAATAAATTTATAAAATAAAAAGGAGATAATTAATTATCTCCTTTTTTTTGTTCCTTATTTTTTAGCTTTTCAAATTCCGCATCTAAGCCACTTTTTCTCAAGCCAAAGTTTGAAGCAAAGTAAGCAGTTCCTAAAACAAGAATGCAGAATAGTGGATTTTTCATTTCATCACCAAAACCTGTTAATAGGAAAATGCCAAAAGTGATTGCTATTCCGATTAGGTGAAAAATTGCTTTGTAGTTGTTAACGATGAATTTCATATGTGTAGTGATTAATTTTATATTGAACAAATATAATACTTTTTATTTAATATCCAAAATAAAATAACTTTTTTCTAAAAAATATCTATAACTCATGTAAAAATAAATATGAATAGATGTTAGTTGAAACACAATATTTAACAAATAGTAAGAAATTAGTAGTTAGTTACGTTGATAAAACCGGTGATATAAAGCTTAAATATTATAATTGGGATAATCCAATGAAGTATGTTGCTTGTGAGGACAACGATCCTCAAAGACACCCTGAATTTAGATCTTGGGATGGTAAATCAGTTAAACAAGTTGAAGTTAATCAACCTGATAGATATGCTATCTATGAATTCTTAGATGGCTTACCAGAATCTGAAAAAAATGAAATATTTGAATTTAATCTACCTAAGATTTACTTTATAGATATCGAGACTGAAATCGTTGATGGTTTCCCTGAGGCGGCTGATGTTAAAGACCAAGATGGTAATATAACTAAAGAAGGAGCTTCAACACAAGTTCTTTCTATCTCTATTGTTTATGATGATAAAATCATTCTACTTGGTTTGAAAGAAATGCCTCAAGATATGCAGGATAGAATTATTACAAATACTAATAAGTATTTTGAGAAGTTCGGAACTGAATACAAGTTTAAGTATATTAAGTATGATGATGAGTTTGATATGCTTTATGCTTTCTTCTATAAGATGATTCCTAAGATGCCAATTTTAACTGGTTGGAACTTCTTACAATATGACTGGTTGTATTTAGTAAATCGTTCTAGAAAGATTTCTAAGTGGGTAAATGGTAGAGAGTATAGAATTGATCCTGCTGTTTCATCTTTAACAAAAAGAATGAATAAGATTTGGTCAACAGACTTTGAAGTTCCAGCACATAGAATGATTTTTGACTATATGCAACTTTATGAAATCTGTGATACTTCTATCAAAGTAAAAGAATCTTCATCATTAGACTTCGTATCTAATAAATTAGTTGGTGTTGAAAAGATTAAGTATAATGGATCTTTACAAAAGTTATATGAAGATGATTTTGAGACATTTATGTACTATAACGCAGTCGATAGTGTTCTTGTTCAAAAGATACACGATGCTCGTAACTACATTTCAATTATCTATGCGATTTCATCACTTGCTCAGATTAGAATCATTGACGTTGTTTCTCAAATGAATAATGCGTTAGGTTCCTTGGCTATTACAGAAGGTGTTTTAAGAAACAGATTTCGTAAGATGGACAATATTGTTCTATTCCGAGATGAGCGAGGAGATGCAGAATCTACAATTGCAGGTGGTTGGGTAAAAGACCCTGTAGTTGGTATGAATCAGTGGTGTGTTACTTATGACTTTGCTTCACTTTATCCAACAACACAAAGACAATTCTTTATAGCACCTGAAACTTTTGTAGGTGTTCAAGATGAAAAAGATAAGTCTAAATGTACAAATGGTAGACCTATTGATTTAGATAAACATGTTTTATGTGTAAATGGTGTAGTATTTGAAAAAAGAAAGTCACCAACGCTTAATATGCTTGAGGATGTTTATGCTGATAGAAAAAAAGCAAAGAAAGTGATGATGCAAAAGAAAGAAGACTTAAAAAAAGTTCTTGATGAGATTAAACAATTAGAGGCAGAAATATAATTTCTGTCTTTTTTATTTTAATATATATTGTTGTAAAAAAATATCTTCTTCTAATGAAAATTGAAAAATACTCAGATTTCAACAATCAAAATATATCCGAAGAAATAGATTGGGAAAATATAAAATATAAACTAGGTAAACTAGGATCTATTACTAAAGGTGGTAAATTTTTTGGTAGAAAAAAACAAGATGCTAAGGCTAAAGAGGAAATTGAAGCCTTACTTAAAGATGCTAATAATAAATTTATTAGCGATATGGATAAAAAACTAAAAGAGGTAGCACCTGAGTTTCCAAACAATAAAAGTAGAGACCAGTTCTTAGAAGCACTTTCAATAATTTCAGCTACATATGACTCAATAATTCAAGCTTGTCATAAAACATACGAAATACACGCATACTCAAGTAGTCGTGAAGATTTAAAAGATGAAGATAATAAAGGTTTTTTGAAAACAGATAAAGATGGTAATATAATTACCACTCTTAAACCAGGTGATGAGAATTATATGACAATTGAAATGGCTAATGCTTTAATTCAGTCATTACAAAAATATATGAAAAAACTAATAGACTATGATTTATCAACATCTTACACAGTTTTTGAAAAAAATACTATAACAGAAGAAGAAGCTGAATATTTAATTAATAAGTTAAATGAAGAGATATCATTAAATCCTTTTAATTGGTTTAAAAAGAAACAAGAATCACCTGCTCTTACTTCAGGTACTGATACGGCTACTAAAAAAATGGTACACTCTACTAAATATGAAAAGATATTTGGTGGTTTAGGTGTTGCTTTAGGTGTATTTGGTTGGGTTGTTCAAACAGAATGGTTTAGAACAATGATGGAGTCTTGGTTGAATAAACCAGAAATAACAAAAGATGTTATAAGTAAAGATATTAAAAATATAGGAATGGAAGTTAAAGATGGTGAAGGTTTAACTCAGGCACTTAACAGAACATTAGGTACAGATTTTAATAAGAATACACCCGTTTCAGAATTTGTTAGTACTCTTAGAGATAAGGGATTTGGTAATAATCCTACTGAGATATTTAATAATTTAGGTATTGATTCTTTATCACCAAATGCTAATTTTAATGCAGATGCTGTTACAGCTTTAAGTGGTGGTGGTAATTTACAAAATGCTTTTTCAGGAATTTTTCACGGTAGAGGTGGTACTTTATTGGCTCTTAATCCAGGGGAATTTTTAGCAAAACAAATAACAACACAAGTAACAAAGGTTGTTGTTCAACAAGCTGTTAAAGTAGGAACAACTATTGCTACTGGTTTAGCGGCAGCAGGTCCTTTTATTACTGGTTTAGGTATAGCTATGGTTGCTGGTGCTATAACATCTTGGTTGTTAAAAAGAAAGGCTAAGAAATCTTCTAGATATAAAGACTTACAAGAACTTTTAGAGAAATTCAAGCTAATTGAGTTACAACAAGGTTATAGAAAGAGTCCTATTAAATATGAAGATGGTGAAGAGTTTACACCAATTGGTAATGATGAAACTGGTGGTACTGTTGAGTCATCTGGTGTTAGTGAGAAGTCAATTTATTCTTTAATGATTAAAAACTTAACTCAGTTAAGAAGTTTAATTAGCACTTCAGAAGGTGTTAGATTAGAAGGCGAAAAAGACTCAATTAAAGGTGCTGAACTTGGAAAATCAAAAAGACAAAAAGAAGTATCTAAAAGAAGAGTTAATAAACCAGCACTTGCTGAAAATTTAATATTAAGATATAATGATTTGATAACTGAGGAAGATAGATTTGGTCAGCAACGTAATGTTGAGATAATGAAGACTGAAGAATATTTAACTCAAGCTTTCACTAATATTAGAAAGTCTTTAAAGTCATTAAAAGATGAAAAAGATAAAGGTATTGGAGTTACATATGATTTCATAGGTGATATTCTTGATAAGAAAATGGATTCTGGCACAAAAGAACCAATTAAGAACTTATATTCTGAAATATATGATTATCTATATGGTTCTAAATCTAAAACTGTAAGTGATTTAGGAGCTTTATATAAAGAAAGTGTTGAAGTTATTTCTAATAAGGCTAAAAGACAAGTTGTTGCTGAAAAAATAGCTAGATTCTCAAAAAGATCTTTACAGTTTGAAGGTGAAGGTTTTTATGGTGGTATGGGTCAGTTTGGATCAGACTTACAGGATTTTAATAAATCACTTAAAGATATAATGAATTACTTTAAAGAAAATAGTCAAGTAAAAGAATCTAAAATACAAAGATTCAAAGATATGTAAAAAAAGAAAACCTCTGATAAATCAGAGGTTTTTTTAATTTATTTTAATAGGTTCCCAAATTACTTCAGGCATTTTTTCTTTAACAACTTTAGTTGCTCTTTTTAGATATTTTGGATTATCATCATAAAAAATAGCTTTTTTGAAACCGGTTTCTTTTAATATTTCAACTATTTTTTCACCTTTCCAAATTCCCAAATTTCTTGAACCTTTAGGTGCCATATGTAATCCATATTTAGGTAGTTTTAGTCCTAGTTGTAATAATCTATCAACTATTTTACCTCTTATAGTTTCTTCTCTTGCTGTAACAATACATTTATTTTCAACTGATTTGTATAAGTCTGATACTTCTTTTAATGTATTAGGTAAGCTTATGTTTGATGTGTGAAATAAATTAGGTGTTGTTAAATACATTCTATCACCTTTTCTAACCCAGTTTCCGAACTCTTTAATTTGTTTATTTGGATCTGGTATATAAATTCTATTATCCTGCCATTTTAAGTCATTTAATGATACGCCAATTCTATTAACTGATTGTATCAATAGGTCTTTAATAGTTACATCTTCTTTTAAATATTGAATAGCTAGTTCTTCAAATGATGGTGAATTTACAAGTGTGTCATCAAAATCAAATACATGAAGCGTTTCTTCATCACTTGTAAATTCATTATAGGTTTTAATTTTCATTGACTTCAAAAAATATATCTATTATATCTTGAAACTCTTTACCAAAGTGTTCAACACATAATGTATATATTTCTTCTTTCAATTCAAAACCTTGCTCAAAGAGCTGTTCTACATAATATTCAACATCATCTACTGATGTATAAATATTAAACTCATCATAATCTGGTACTAGCAACATAAAATGGAAGATATTTTTACTTATATATTATTAAAAACCTTTGAAAATTCAATTTTTTCAAACAATTTTGAAAAAAATAATATAAATTTTACAAAAAGTTTAAAGAAATATGTCTCTAAAAAAAGATCTTGCTAAATATAAGCCCCGTAAAGAACAAAGAGAAGCTCTCGATTTTATAGAAAGTGAGTATCTAAAGAATAAAATGAACAAGTTTTTTTTATTAAATCTTCCAGTTGGAAGTGGAAAATCACACTTAGCATTAATGATTGCTGACTGGTATAAAAAGAATGTTAATAAAACTGCAAAAGTAGATATAATCACTAATAGTAAAATATTACAAGACCAGTATTCTGGTACTTATGAGTCAATTAGTGATTTAAAGGGAAAAGAAAATTACGAATGTGAACAATATTCTTGTTCTTGTGCTCAAGGTGCTGAGTTTAATAGATTAAATAAAACATCTTGTGAAAGTTGTCCTTATACCTATGCTAAGGAGTCTTTTATTAGTGGTGGTATTTCTTTAACTAACTTTTATCTTTATATACTTTATGCTATCTATAATCAAAAACTACTTGAGAGTAGAGATTCTAGAGTTTTAATAGTTGATGAGGCTCATGAGTTTGATGATGTAATGTCTGACTTTATTACTATTAAAATAACTGAAGGTATAGTGAAGAAGTATAAATTTTCAAATGAGTATGAGATAATGAAACAGTTAAAATCTGTTACAACAATATCTCAGTACGTTGATTTTTTAAGATTTCTTAACGGTGAAGTTATATCTACAATTGAAGATATGGAGAAAGGTTTGTCTAAATCACCAAGAAATGTTAGACAAGACAAACGTGATTTAAAAATTAATAAAATTATTGGTGGTAAAAACTCAGATGTTAAGACAATGCAGTTAGCAACCGATTTAAGACAATTACAATTAAAGATTGAAGTTTTTTTAAAAGAGTATAAAGATAATCCAAACAACTGGGTTCTTGAGTCTTCCTATAATGAAAAGGCTAAACAAAAAGAGCTATCACTTGAGCCAATATGGGCATATGATTACTTAGATAAATATGTATTTAGTAACTATGATATGGTTATAATGATGTCGGGTACTATTTTAGATAAAAATCTATTTTGTCAGTTAAATGGCTTAGATGTTACTAAAGCAGTTTACTATTCAATAAGAAGTCCTTTCTCATTAAAGAATAGACCTATTTACTATATGCCACTTGGTAAGATGTCCTATAAGTCAAAAGACGAGACATTTAAGAGATATATTCCTTACATAAAAAAACTACTTGATAAGTATAAAAATAAGAAAGGTATAATACATACTAACTCTTTTGAACTAGCTAAATGGATTCAAGAATCAATTAAAGATCCAAGATTAATTTTTCATGATTCTCAGAATAAAGATGAGATGTTAAAGATGCATAAAGATTCGGAAGAGCCAACAGTAATAGTTAGTCCTTCTATGGACACTGGAGTTTCATTTGATAATGATGATGCTAGATTTCAAATAATAGCTAAAGTTCCTTATCCAAGTTTAGCATCTCAGAAAAATAAACTTAGACAGTCTAATAATCCTGATTGGTATTCTTGGAAAACAGTTGCTGGTTTAGTTCAAATGACTGGTAGACCTGTTAGATCTGAAATTGACTATGCTGATACTATTATACTAGATGGTTCTTTTGGTGATGTTATTAAACATAGTTCACAATTTATTCCAGATTGGATTCAAGAGGCTATTAAAAAAGTTAATGTTAAAATTGAGGCATAAAAAAACCCACCAATTGGTGGGTTTTTCTTTTTATTTTAAGTTAAAAATTATTTCTTTTTTGCTAAAATTGACTTTTGAAGAGCCGCTGGTAACTTCTTTTGTGCTGCAGTTAAACCTTTAGTTTCTTTTTTATCATCTTTCTTATCTTCTTTAGCTTCTTTAGCCGCTTTTTTCATAGGCTCTTTTTTATCACCATCTTTATCTAAGTCTAAAAAATCAGGTTTAGCTTTTTTACCACCTTTTTCTTCTTTCTTGTCATCTTTTTTATCTTTCTTAGCTTTTTGTTTGTCTAAGAATGCTTGGAATCCAGCGTTTACTTTTTTCTTTTCAACAACTTCATCGCCCCAAACTCTACCTTTTTCATCTTCTCTTTCATCTTCAAAAGTTTCTTCTTCTTCTCTTTCTTCTCTTTCTTCCATTTCTTCTTCAAAATCTTCTGAGTTATAGATTTCTTCCTCTTCTTGATCGAACGCTTGTTCGTTTTCGTAAGGGTTGTTAATTTCTTCTTCTTCGGAGAATCTTCCTAAGTCTTGTCCTGAGAAGTTTTCAAATTTTTTTAAGTATTTCATTTTAGCGTAAATAATTTTTTATAACTTATATATTAAGTATATAAAGCCATTTTCTTGTTTTTTATATATACTTATATTAAACTTTTAAATTTTTTTGAATTTACTCAATAATTAAAAGTGAAATTTGAAAATTGAAATTAATATATAGATTTATGAAGGTACAAAGATTTTCTGAATATGAGTTTGAGATAGAAGCCGCTCAACTTTTTTTAAATTCATTTGATAACATGGTAAATGAATCTGATGAATCTCATCTTAAAAAAATAATGAGAAAGGTTATTTCTGACTTAAAATTAAATACTAGTCTTGTATTTACATTTGGTGCTGGTATTGGTGCTTGTTATCCAGTTGTTCAAAGTCTTATGCAAAATATGGGTGTTGACTCTTTTGTACTTTCTGAAGAATCTATTTTACTCTTAACAATTACTGCTTTAACAATACTATACTTAGAAGAAAAAAAGTGTAAAAGTATAGATGAAGAAGAACGTCTAACAAAAGATGCTAAGTCTATGTTAGAAGAATTAAAGATGAAAGGTATTGGTAACGGTATAGTTAAAAAGGTTATCGCATCACTAAAATCTATTAAAAACATATTTAATGTTATAGGTAAACACATCGGTGCTGTTATAGGTGGTGTTGTTGATATGTTTGCTTACACTTCACTTTTAATTCCTATCATGAATGGTATTTTGGCTATCATTAAAAAATATGATTTAAATTTAGAAACACTAACTCAGAACCTTATAGGACTTGCTGCTGGTATAGGTACTATAATAGCAAAGCATGGTATTGTTGAAATACTTAAAAGAATAAAGGATAAATTTAATATTAAAGTTGATCAAAAAGAAATCATAGATGACTTAGAAACACCTTCTATTCAGAAGTTTTCGACATTTGGTGACGCTGAAAAAGAAGAACAACCTGGTGATTTAATCAAAGAGCAATAAGTTAATTAAAACTTAACTCTTACATTTCATATAATATAAAAATGAAATTGATTAAATGACTCCTCAACTGGAAAAAGTATTCTTTAATTTTGTTCTTAGAAATAAGAAGTACTTTGATATTGTAAAGCCTTACTTTTTCAGAAATTCTGAAATTCAATTTGTTTATGGTGTCATAAGAGAGTACATGAATAAAGGTACAGATGCTCAAATACCTTCACCTAGACAAATTTTAGATATGGTCACTCTTGAAGATAAAGAGGGTATTATTACAAAAGAAATATTAAAATCTATATTACAAGTCGACTTAAAAGAGTATGATGAGAAAAACTTTATTGAGCCAAAATTCAATGCTTGGGTTCTTTCAAATCGACTAAAAACAGGAACTGTTGATATTATAGATGAAACTAGAAATTTAGATACTATTTCTGATTTTGAAAAGGCTATAGAGACCGCTGATAGAATTAAAAGTATTGTAGACGAAATGTCTTCAACTAATTTTGTTCAAGATGATGATATGGGTTCTGACTTTGATGACCCTGAGATGCACGTTCAAGATTCTTCTAAATTTAAAGTTAAATGTGGATTTGACTCGATTGACCATATGTTAGGTGGTGGTTGGGATATATCTACATTAAATGTGATAATGGCTGAAACTAATAACGGTAAGTCATTATGGATGCAAAACTTTGCTGTTAAGTCTGCTAATATGGGTCATAACGTTCTTTATATAACACTTGAAATGAGTGAAAGAAAAGTTATGAAGAGATTAGGTGCTATGCGTTTAAGAATTCCAATTAACGATTATGATGTTATGTCAAAAGACGTTGATATGATTAAGAACAAAATATCTAATTTAAGTAAAACCGAAGGTAGTGCTGATCTTTTTGATAGAAAGGTCGGTAAAATAATAACTAAGTTTTGGGCGGCAGGTACTGCCACTATTTCGGATTTTGATTATTATATTCAAAAACTAAAAGAGAAAAAAGATATAAAAATTGATATGGTTATTGTTGACTATATCACATTAGTTGCTGCTGGAAAAGGTACAGCGGCTGATAATCTTTACACAAAAGGAAAACATTTAGCTGAGGGTTTAAGAGCCTTAGGTGCTAAGTATAAATGTCCAGTTTTAACTGGTGTTCAAGTTGCTAAGGATGCTTGGAACTCATCTGATATAACATTAGAAAGTGTTCCTGAATCTAAAGCTATAGCAGAAACTGCTGACACATTTTTTGCTATAATAAGAACTGAGGAAATGAAAAGGCAAAATATTTATAGATTTAAACTTCTAAAACAAAGAGATGGAGATTTTTTGAAATCTCAGATTAGACTTAATTTGAATCCTACATATTTGACTTTAGAAAACGATCAGTTTATAGACCAATAATTGGTTTAAAAAAAATTAATAAAAAACTCTATGGCTAAAAAAGTTAGAGATGAAGACGAATTTGATGATTTAGATAATGAACTTGATGATGAGTTAAATGACGATGTTTTATCTGATGATGACTCTGATGAAGATGATTCTATATCTGATGATGAGATTAACATATCTGATGATGATGATAATTTAGATATTATCATTGAAATTGACGAGGACGACCTTGATATAATAGAACCTAATTCTGATTCTGAATCAAAACCTGAAGAATCTGAGTCTGATGGTGTTATTCTTTCTAAACATAAAATAGAAGGAAAACACTCATTAAAATATGACTCTATCTTTAAGGGTAAAAAAGAAGACCCTTTAGATGAAGAAGAAGGAACTACAATTGATATGTATCAAAAAGATACTATCGAGGTTGATAGATCATCTAATTACTATTTTGAATCAATTGATAATGAAAAGTATATTAGATCAAAACAAGTAAAAGAAAAAGTTTATGAAGTTTTATCAGAAAACACAACAATTAACTTCTTAAACAATCGTAGAAAGCCTTCAAGGTCAGATTTTAATCAATATTATAATATTTTAAAGTCTAATCTTCAAACAGAAAGTTTTACGAATGTTGAACTTTTTAATGAACTGGCGGTTTACTTTTCTGATAACTTATTCAACATGTTTAAGCTTCTTGATAAGAAGTGGAGAAATCTAATAATTCTTGAGTTACAAGATCATATTGGTAAAAACACAAATTCAAAAGAAATAACAAATAGAAATATCTATGAAGGTACAGAAGTTGAATTTGAATGGGAAGATGATTTTACTGAACATAAAATTTTTATAACAGGTGATGTTGTTGAAGTTGATTATGAAAATTCAACTTTTAAAGTTAACTCATATGAGAGAATTTATGATGTTGAGATAACAATGATAACTAAAATTCTCAATAACACTAAGTTCAAATATAATTTAAATAAACTTAATAATATAGATTTTCTATAATTTTTTTGAGTGCTATAAAAAACTCAAAAAAAAACAAAATGTGAACTTTTAAATAAAAAAACAGTCGGATATATAAAAGACAAAAAAAATTAAAAAAGTATGAATATAAAAGTAATAAAGAGAAACGGCAAGAAAGAACCAGTAATGTTGGATAAAATTTTAGACAGGATTACACAACAAACTTATGGCTTAGATAAACTAATTATTCCTTTTGAAGTTGCTCAGAAAGTAATCGAAGGTATTACTCCTGATATCAAGACTTCAACATTGGATCAATTAGCAATGGAAACAGCGGCATCATTGGCTACAAAACACCCAGACTATTCGATATTAGCTGCTAGATTAGCAATTACGAATTTACATAAAGAAACTAAAAAGAGTTTTTCAGAGACTGTTGAGGATTTATATAAATATATCGATCCTAAAACAAGTAAACACTCACCTATTGTTTCAGAGAACTTCCGTAATTTAGTTAAAAAATACGCTGATGAGTTAGATTCAGCAATCGTACATTCTCGTGACCATAACTTTGACTATTTTGGTTTTAAAACGTTAGAGAAATCTTACTTATTAAAGATTAATGGTAAAGTAGCAGAACGTCCTCAGTATATGTACATGAGAACCGCTATTCAAGTATGGGGTGATAACTTAGAAAAAGTTATTGAAACATATAATTCTTTATCAGAGGGATATTATACTCACGCAACTCCTACCTTATTTAACTCAGGTACAACAAGACCTCAATTGTCATCTTGTTTCTTGTTAGATTTAGAATCTGACTCTATTGAAGGTATTTTTAATACACTTAAAGAGTCTGCTCAAATTTCTAAGAACGCTGGTGGTATTGGTATTGCTTTTACTAAAGTTAGAGCAAAAGGCACATACATTGCTGGTACAAATGGTACTTCAAATGGTATTATTCCTTTCTTAAAGATTTATAATGAAACTGCCAGAGCCGTTGACCAAGGTGGTGGTAAACGTAAAGGTTCAATTGCTATCTATATGGAGCCTTGGCATTCTGATATTATGGAGTTCTTAGACCTTCGTAAAAACCAAGGTAAAGATGAGGTTCGTGCTCGTGACTTATTCTTAGCTATGTGGATGAATGACTTATTCATGGAAAGAGTTGAGTTAGACGAAGATTGGACTTTAATGTGTCCTCATGAATGTTCTGGTTTAACAGAAACTTATGGTGAAGAGTTTAGAGAACTTTACACTAGATATGAAAGAGAAGGTAAAGGTAAGAAAACTTTAAAAGCTCGTGAAGTTTGGAATAAAATTCTTGAGTCTCAGATTGAGACAGGTACTCCTTACATTCTTTACAAAGATTCAATTAATGAAAAATCAAATCAATCAAATATTGGTGTGATTCGTTCATCTAACCTTTGTGCTGAAATTGTTGAAGCTACAGGTGTTACTAAGACACAAGCTGAAATTCTTCAGAATAAAGAATTACTTGAAAAGTTAGGATTAAGTGAGTTTTATGGTGAGGAATCTGTAAATGAAACAGCTGTTTGTAACTTGGCTTCAATTGCGCTTCCTAAATTTGTAAATAAGAATAAGACTTATAACTTTAATAAGTTATATGAAGTTGCTTATCAAGCCACTATCAACTTAAACAATGTAATTGATGTTAACTTCTATCCTTCTCCTGCTGCTAAGTTTTCTAACTTATTACACAGACCAATTGGTTTAGGTGTTCAAGGTTTGGCTGATGTATTCTTTATGCTAGGATTACCGTATGAGTCAGATGAGGCTAAGTCAATAAACAAAGAAATTTTTGAGACTATTTACTATGCTTCTATTAAGGCTTCTTGTGATTTAGCAAAAACAGATGGTTCTTATGCTACATATCAAGGTTCTCCTATTTCTCAAGGTAAGTTTCAGTTTGATTTATGGGGTGTTACTCCAACTAAGAGATGGGATTGGGATAAATTAAGAGAAGATGTTAAGAAACATGGTGTTAGAAACTCTTTAACAACTTGTATTATGCCTACGGCTTCAACAGCCTCTATTTTAGGTAACGAGGCATCTTGTGAAGCACAAACATCAAATATGTATACTCGTTCAGTATTATCTGGTACATTTATCCTAGTTAATAAATATCTTGTTAAGGAGTTAGTTAAATTAGGTATTTGGAATGATACTATTAGAAAGAAGATTATTACTGAAAATGGTTCTGTTCAAAACATTCCTGAGATTCCAACAAATCTTAAAGAAATATTCAAGACAGTTTATGAAATTAAACAAAGAGATGTTATTGATATGGCGGCTGATAGAGGTGCTTTCATTGACCAAACACAGTCTATGAATATCTTTATGGATTCACCTAACTTTGCTAAGTTAACAGCTATGCATTTTTATGGATGGGGTCGTAGAAACTTTATTATGAACTCAGATGGAACTCCAAATATTCCACAAGGTGAAAACATTGAAATTATTTACGATAAAGATGGTAAGCCAAGATGTTATCGTGATAAGAGATTCAATCTTAAAACAGGAATCTATTATTTAAGAAATAAGGGTGCCGCTGATGCTGTTAAGTTCACAATTCAAGAAGAACAAAAGAAATCTGTTGAAGAACAAATGGCTGAAATTAGCTGTTCACTTGATAATCCAGATGACTGCTTAGCTTGTGGATCATAAGATTAAATAAAACAAATTAAATTAAAAGGGAGATGAACATCTCCCTTTTTTGTTATATAATAAAAAAGATTTTTTAATATGAATAAAATTGAAATAGAAGGTAAATTAAATAAATCTTGGGTTAATAGTCTATTAGCTGAGGGTTATACAACATATGATATTGTATCAAACTATGAAATAGATGAAGATGTTATTTTAGAGTGTTATGAGTTTTTAGATAAAAATGTAATAATACAAGGTCTTAATTTATCAGAAGATTTTATAAACAAGTCTATTGAAATACAATATTTAGACTTAGAAGATATAAAGGAACTAAGTATGTCTACTTATGCTAATTTGTCTCCGGAATTTATATCTAAATATAAAGAGTATATCAACTGGAATAGAATGATTCTCTACATTTCAACTCAGTCAAATTCATTTGATGAATATGTTGAGGTTATTAATGATAAAGACTTATGGCAAGTTATTAGTGCTAATGATTTACCATTAGAGTTTATAAGAGAATATAAAGATAAATTAGATTGGTCTTATTTATCAATGGTTAAGTGTTTTACAGATGAGGAAAAAGAAGAGTTTGGTGATTATATTCTTACACCTGTACAAAAAGAAATAAGCGATGAGTCATTTATTAATCAAGATGATTTAAAATTCTCAGATAAGATGACTGATGAAGAGTTAGAAGATTTAATTAATGAAATCTCAAAACATATAGGAAAGTAAAATGTCAAATTATCAATTAAAAATTTTAGAAAAGTTAGATGATGAGGATTGGAATTATCCAAGCGTGGTAAAGGTTGTAATGAAACCTAAATCTGCTATAAACAATCCACCTTTGAAAAAAACGAAATTTTCGAGGTTGATATATACTGAACAAAAATAATTAAAAATATTTTTTACAAGATTTAAAACTTTTTCATATCTTTGTATAAAATAAAAACAAATAAAAAAACCCAGTAGCGAATTGAAGTGTTACTTCGTATGGATTGAAAAAACACACTTTAATGATTTACTCTGGTCAATATATAGGCTAAACCGCAAGCATAGCGATAGTTTGAGATACTTCGATAAATATCAATTAAACTATGACAGCCAAAGTGCCGAGCTAACAGCAAAGCTACCTTTCAATCTCCAATTGGCTGATTGATAAAAAGGTGAAAAAGTTCGAAAAGTACCTCGTAAAGGGCTAAGGAATTCAGAAACTTCCTTTAAATAAAGAACTGAGTGAGATAGTCACTTCAACCATCGGCAAAGTTTCGGGAGAATTCTTTGTAACGCTTAGGCTAAATTTTCTTGCTTGCGATTAACATATATGACCAGATTAACTTTACTGTTAGTCTGGTCTTTTTTTTTTGAACAAACTCGGACAAGCTCGTGTATCTCGAAAGAGTGAACGGTTTCTAGAGCCAAGGTGGTATCCCACGAGCCTCTGTCCCTTAAATAGAAATTAATAAAAATTAAAACGATATTATGTCAAAATTTAACACAACAATGCCAAAGGCAAAAACTCTTACTGAAAACCTAGCAGGTGGTCAAGCTTACTCTCAATCAAATGAGTTAGCTTTAGTTTCTCTTCTTTTAACATCTTTTGTTAATGATCAGTTCTATAGGAATGCTCAAACGACTCTTGATGAATTGAGAAGCCTTATCACTAAGGTTAAAGATAAAGAATTTGTTGCTAAGGCGGCTATATTTGCTCGTGACCGTTTTGGTATGAGAAGTATTACTCATGCTCTTGCTGGTGAATTAACTTCACAACTATCGGGTGCGGAGTGGGGTAAAAACTTCTACGACAAAGTAGTTGTTCGTGTTGATGATATGACTGAAATCATGTCATACTACTTGGCTTATAAGACATCTAAAGATAGTCCTAAGTTTCCAAACTCTTTGAAGAAGGGTTTTGCTAAGGCTTTTGATAAGTTTGATGGTTATCAACTTGCTAAGTACAAAGGTGATAACAAAGAAGTTAAACTTGTTGACCTTGTTAACATTGTTCACCCAGTTCCAACTGAAAGAAACAAATCTGCTCTTGAGTCACTTGTTAAAGGTGAACTAAAGAACACTCAAACTTGGGAAGCTAAACTTTCACAAGCAGGGCAAATGGCTGAATCTGAAGAAGATTTGGCTCAACTGAAGGCTGATGCTTGGCAAGAACTTATCTCTACAAGAAAGATTGGTTACTTTGCTCTTCTTAGAAACTTGAGAAATATCATCACTCAATCACCATCTGCTGTTAAGTCAGCATGTGAGTTGTTAGTTGATGAGAGAATGATTAAGAATTCAAGAGTTCTTCCATTCCGTTTCTCAACTGCATATGAAGAAATCTCTAAGTTAGGTTCTTCTAAAGAAGTTCGTGATGTTCTTGTTGCTATTAACCAAGCATTGGATATCTCAGTATGTAACGTTCCTAAGTTTGACGGTGAAACACTTGTTGTTATGGACGTTTCTGGTTCAATGAGTGGTAAACCATCTGAGATTGCTTCTTTGTTTGGTGCTATTTTAGCTAAAGTTAATAACTGTGATGTTATGACTTTCTCTACTGATGCTCAATATAAGCAATACAATCCAATGGATTCAGTGTTGACTATTAGAGGTTCTTTTAGATACTCTGGTGGTGGTACAAACTTTAAGTCTATCTTTCAGAAGGCTAACAAAAAGTATGACAGAGTAATTATCTTGTCAGATATGCAAGGTTGGATGGGGTACACTACACCATCTTCTGAGTTTGCTCAGTACAAAAAGAAATACAATGCTAATCCATTTGTATATTCTTGGGACCTTGCTGGATTGGGTACTTTACAGTTCCCAGAACAAAATGTCTTTGCTTTGGCTGGCTTCAGTGATAAAGTATTTGACATCATGAAAATGATGGAGTTAGACAAGAAGGCTCTTTACAATGAGATTAAAGCTATACAGCTTTAATTAAAAAACCCACTTAATGAGTGGGTTTTTTTATTTCTTAAATGAGTTATTTCTTAGTATCATTTTAGTATGAGTTGGATGACTTAGTATTATATTAAAGTCTTTCTTAACTTCATTTCTTAAATATGGTAGAACAAAGTTGTCTTCATATAATATTGAGTACGAACCAGGTATCTTAGATTTTAATGTTTCAAGTGTTATTGGTAAATAGTTTTCATTAACTTCTCTTTCCCAGTTGTCTGTGTATTTATACTTTAATAAAAAATGTACAAAGCTTCTGTAGTCTGAGTTTATACTACCCCATACTTCTTCAAATGAAGTTAGGCTTTTCGTATCAGCCATTCTTCTTAATTTTTTAGCATCTTCTTTGAAGTTATTTATTTCATTTCTAGTTAGAGTAACTGACGGTATCATATCTCTTATTGTAATATATTTGAATTTTCCACCAAATACTTGTTGATTCCAAAACTTACTAACAACTAATGAACTTGAATATGAGTAAACTTCATGTATTACAGAGCTTAGATTAAGTAGAGGATTTTTATATCCTGATATTTCTTTTAACACTTCATTCCAATCGTCTGTTAGAACTGCATTACTAGGTAGTTTTCCTCTAGCAATTTCAAGCATTTTTGAATCTAAGTCATAACCTATAATTTTAACATTTGGTCTCACACTTGAAACACTCTTTAAGAATGTTCCGTCAGCACATCCAAAATCAACTATAACATCAAATTTAAATTCATTTACAAAGAATAGCTTATCAGACATAGTTGTATTCATGTCTGATATGTATTGATCGTAATTTGATATTGGATTTTCTCCTACTAGTTCTTCTAGAAATAGTTGCCAAGATAGTATTCTCATAGACTTATATATTAAATTATTTCCAGATTTTTTCTAAATCAATTTTAGATGTTATTTCTATAACTTTGTTTCCTGTTTTAAGAGAATATTTTTGAATAGGTTGAAATAGTTTTACAATTTTTTTAATTTTTTTACTATCTTCTATATCTATATCTTCGTTAAAAATTTGAATTAAGTTTTCTATTTCATTAAAAGTTATACTTCTTTTATTGCCTAAAAAGAATATAAAATCATAACTATAATCGTTGTATTTGATTGCATCATGTTCATCTGATTTACTTATTAAATAGTTAGTTATGCAGTTCTCAACACCAATTGATGGTAAACTAAACTTAAATCCATCTATTGTAAATTCTTTTTTAGATTCATTATAGTTTTTTTTCATCTCTTCATTTATAATAAAATAGTTAAAATAATTAGATGAGAATTCAATTGCATTTTCTTTACCGATTTCATCATCAAAATATGTCAAACTTACAGCTTTTCCTTTTGTAAATCTTACAATCTCTAAAAATAAAAATACAACATCTATACTTTTTAAATCATTGAATTCATAACCCTTTGAGAATATAGAGTTTTTTTCAACTACCTTTTTTAGTTTATTGATTATTGAACCTAAATCATCTTTAATATAATCATGTTCATATTCTATTATATCTTCTATATTGGCTTTTTTTATTGTAATTTCAAAATCATCATTGTAAAAAAGTCCTTGCGATGGTAAAGATTTAACATCAACTACCTTTTGAAGATTTAATAACCCTTTTAATAAATTTACTAAGCTCATTTTCTTGGTTATATTTTATGTATATATTATTTATATGAAGGTCATGTTGTCTAATATATACTTTGATGATTTTACAAGGTGATTGTTTTGAATTAATTAAAAATATTGATAGTAAGTCAATAGACTTAATTTTAGTAGATCCACCTTATCTTATTTCTAGAGATTCTAACTTTGACAAATATTCAGGTGATACCTCAAAGGAAATGGTGACCAAGTATGGTGGTATTTCTATAGATTTTGGTGATTGGGATAAATCAGAATTAAATTGGGATTTTTTATTTAAACAATATAATAGAATTTTAAAAGATGGTGGTACATTAATTATATTCTATGATATATGGAAGTCAAACGAAATTAAGTTAATGGCTGATAAGTATAAGTTCAAACAACCTAGAGTTTGTCAGTGGCAAAAAACAAATCCTGTTCCAATAAATTCAAAAGTTAATTATTTATCAAATGCTATTGAGTATTTTTTTACTTTTGTTAAAGGTAAGAAACCAACATTTCACTCAGTTTATGATAATGGTGTTTATAAATATCCAATTTGTCACGGTAAAGAAAGATATGAGCATCCTACTCAAAAACCACTTCAATTAATTTTAGATATTGTAAATAAACATTCTAATAAAGGTGATGTTGTTTTAGATAATTTTGCAGGAACTGGAACTACAGCACACGCTTGTATTTTATCCGAAAGAAATTACATAGTTATAGAAAAAGATGAAAAATATTTTAATATTTTGAAGTCTAGAATAGAATCAACAACATTAGAAATAAATAATATAAAATAAAAAATAAACAATAAAAATGTCTATTATAGTAAGAAACTCACAATTAAATGATGAAACTATGACTTCTTTGAATAAGTTAGTCGATGTTGATATTAATGCTAATGTTGCATTTAAGTTAATGAGAATCATCAAAGAAATATCTTCAATAGTTGAAGATAAAAATAAAATGGAGCAAATGATTATAAACAAACATGCTGAAAAGGATGAATCTGGTAAAGTAATACAAGCAAAAGATGACAATGGTAATCCTATACCAGGTGGTGTTAATATAAAAGATATGGATGCATTTTCAGCTGATATGGCTAATCTTATGGAAGTTGAAAACGAAATCGGATATGATAAGATAAATTTTGAAGATTTAAATCTTAAAACTGCTAAAGTCAAAGATTTAATAAAACTAGAATTCTTATTTAATTGATATCTTTAGAAGAAAAACACCAGTTGTTAAAATATTTAAAAAGTCTGATAATAATTATCAGACTTTTTTATTAATAGTTGGTCTTGTTTTTTTAATATATACAAAAAAAGATTAAGACTAAATGCCGGCTACATACAGTATAAATGTTGGACAACCAACAGAAGCTTTTAGAAAGCAAGATATTAATAGTGTTTTATTAGAACTTCCTGATAATACTCAAAAATTAATATCTCCAAAAGATGTAAGAGATGCTTTTTTAACATCTTGGGCTAACTCTGCTTTTAAACAAACAATCGGTCAAGCCGGTATTGAATATTTAGGTATTGATTCAGGAAATCCTTCTGATAGAGATATAAAACAAAAAATATTTATTGGTAAAAGAAGTTATACAGGTTCTGATATAATGACTAGTAACTTACTTAATAACAGTAGCTCAGATATTTATATTTATAATACAAAGCCTGATAATTATTTAACACAAAGTACATCAATAGTTATATTAGCTGGTACAAATTCTACATTACATGAATATGCGCCTTATATACATTCAAGTGTGGTTAATTCTGACACAGCTTTAAGTTTAGATTTTATTAACCCTTCATTGTATTCTGGTCCTATAAATATTTTTAGTCCAACTGGTAGAGTATCCGTTAACGGTATATTGTTTCCAACTTTATCTGAGACATCAGCTTCTGCTTCAAATGGTAAAATATTAAAATATTTTGGTAGTTATCCAAATGGTGTTCTTAGATGGTCAGAGCCTACTGTTAGTTTGGCTTCAATTGGTTCAATTGGTTCACCTACTAATATCTATGGTACTGTTAGTGTAAATGGATTTCAAGGTAATTCTTTAGAATTTGTTAATTCTAATATTGTTCCTCAAACAATAGGTGGAGTTTCTATAGGTGACTCTTTTGCTTCTGGTAGTTTTAATGGTCAGAATTGGCCCTTATCAGAGGTTTTAAGAAAAGTTCTTTATCCTTATGTTCCGCCTACTTTATCAATTTCAGTTACAAACGGTGGTGTTAATTACTTCTCGACAGGTTTAAGTCAGTCAGCCTTATTTAGTTATTCTGTTTTTAGATATTCTAATGCTGTTTCAAACTATAGAATACTAGATAACTCTTTAAGTGTTTTAGGAACTTTTTCAAACTTATCATATAATGGTGCTGTTGGAACCGGAGTAAATGCTACATTTTCTTACAATATTTACTCAAATAGTGATGCTACACAAAGCTATTATATATCCGCTAGAGATAATCAAACATTAATTACTTTTTCACACAGTGCAACGGCTTCTATTAGATTTGCTCATCCAATTTTTTATGGATTTAGTACTACTTTTATAGACCTATTTGCGTCTGGTGGTGCTGCTGCGACTTTAAGAGCCACACAGAGTGGTGCTTTTATGAATAGCTCAACGAGATATATTTATCCTTATTTAGGTCCTTCACAATCTATGTCATTTAAAATAAATGGCTCAGGATATATTTATTTTATGATACCAAATGGAACAGGAAATTCTGCTTTTCCTTTGTTATCATTTATTAAAGATCCTAATGGTTTTGTGATACATGACTCTAATAATTTGAGCTTATCTGCATTTACTTACTCTTCTAGCGTCGCAAATCAAGGTGCTAATAATGTACCTAGTGGTTTAAGTTATAAAGTTTATAGAACAATTGCAACTTGTAGCTATACCGGAAATGGTAATTTTGAATTTATATTTTAATATATGATGACTTATAGTATTAATACAGGAACTTCTACACAAGCAACCACTTATGATATAATTGGTGCAACTTCTGTTGATCTAACCTCAGTTCTTGAAGCTTTACATGATAATACTAATAAGGAGATAAGCCCTTCGGTTATAAGAAACTCTATTCTAACTGCTTGGTCAAGTTCAGCATTTAAACAAACATTGGCTTCTCAATCAAATATTGATTATATAGGAATTGATAATGGTGATACTGATTATACTAATAAAGATGTTAAAAGTAAAATTTATATAGGAAAAAGATCTTATAATGGTACTTATTCATATTCAGCTAGTGGTGATATTATGACATCTGACATATTGAATAGAACAGAAGATGTATTTTTATTTAATACAAAAAAAGATACAGTTTCTAATAATAGAACCAGAATATCTATTTTATCTGGTACAAAATCATCTTTATTTACACAGTCTCCTTATATACAATCTCAAATTATAACAGTTGGTACAAATTCTACACTTTCATTAGATATTGTAAATGATACTACTAGTGGTGGTACTGCTTCTGTTATTTCTTTTAGAAGTGACACTGGTACTGTATCAATCAATGATATTGTTTTTCCAACAATACAGGATTCAATTTCAAATGCTTCTGATGATAAAGTTTTAAGTTGGAATAATGGTAATATGATTTGGGATGTTATGTCATTTTCAGCAGTAAACTATATCGGTGTTACTGGCGGTACAACTAATATATTTGGTTCACCTATTAACATCAACGGTTATCCTTTAGAGTTTACAGATTCTAATCCGTGTCCAATATCAATAGGTGATATTCAATATGGTGAAACTTTTAATTCAGAGTCTATTATTGATATGTTAACAAGAATAATATATCCTTATTTACCACCTAGTTGTTCAATTAGTATAAGACCTCCTTATTCTTCGGGTTATGTTGAAGTTGGTACATCACCAATAGTTGGTATTGATTATAGTATAACAAAAAGAAGTCTTCCTACTTTAACAACAGTGTTATCTTATATGATACCTAGTGCATATCCACCAATAACAACTCCTGGTCAAGTAACTATAAATGGATCAGCTTCAGGTGTTGTTATAACACCTGTTACTAGTGCAACCACATCATTCTCAATTACAGTTAGTGATGGTACTCAATCAGCTTCAGCTAGTACTAATATAAAAGGAATATATCCTTATTTTTATGGATTTAGTTCTATTTCCACAATGAATACAGCTGGGTTACTTCCACTTACTAAAGTAGTTGAACCACTTGGTGATAAGTCTGTTGATATTGTTGGTAGTGGTAATTTTTATTTTATGTATGATAGTAATTACCCTGTTTTGAGTAATATATTTGACGAGTTAGGAAATACTGTTTCTTCTTCTTTTACATCATCTATTGTTACTTTATCATCACCAACCGGTTTATGGGCATCTAAACAATTTAGAGTTTATCAATGGAATGGTGTTTCACAAATTGGACCACCATCTGTAAATTATCAATTCAAATATTAAAAATTTTATATATACAATATGGCAATACAAATTATAGATGGTTTTCAAGTAAACATCGCATCACCGATAGATAATAGAATAGTAGCTTCTGGTTCTTCTGCTAGAAATTCAATACCTTATAAATATGAAGGTTTAAGAGTTTTTGATTTATCAAATGGAATTCCTTATGTTTGGTATAATGGTGCTTGGGTATCTGAAAATGCTACAGGTGTTGCTGGTGTTGGTACTACTACTAATTATATTCCTAGATACACATCAACAAATGTTATAGGTAACAGTATTATTTATCAGTTAGGTTCAAGTATAGGTATTAATACATTAGTACCTAGTGCTACTTTTTCAGTTAATGGTTCTTTAAGTGCTACAACTTTAAGTGGTGATGGACAATCACTTACAAATTTAAATGCTTCAAATTTAGCAACAGGAACTGTTGCTCTCAATAGATTACCAAATGGATCTAACGGTTGGATTTTATCTGGTGGTTCTGGAGTTCCAGCCTATGTTAATCCCACTCAAATAACAGTTGGTACTTCTTCAGTTGCTAACAGTATTGCTATAAATAATACAACAACAAACGCTACACATTATTTAACATTTATTTCATCTGGTGCTTGGTCATCAACAAATGCTAATGCGATTATTAGAGCTAATTTAGGTATCGGATATAACCCAAGTACTAATATTTTAACTACTGGTGGTATTACAGCGAGTAATTATGTCTCAACACTAAATGGTTTTTACTCATATGGTGGTACACTTTCTAATACCCTTAATACTAAAAAAATATTAATGAATTTGTATATTAATACCGGAAATAATGATAATTTAGAGTTCTCAAAAATAAGAACTACTGGTTCATCTGGTTGGCAAAATGCTGGTTATAGAATACAGTCTAAAGTTGATTCAAGTGATTTGGGTTATATACAATTTAATGGTAATAACGATACTGGTATTTCATTTGGTACTGGATATAGCGCAACTGAAAGATTAAGAATTGATATACTTGGTCGAGTTTTAGCAAATACCACAACTCCAATAAGTAGTAATTGTATCTTACACTTAAAAAGTGATTCTAGCCTTTATGATGGTTTAGTTCATCAATCTTTTAATGATTCTCATACTATATTTGAATTTAAAAATACATCAGGTGTTCAAAGAGGTCGTATAGTTGGTAATGGAACAGGTGCTGTGCTGTATAATACTTCTTCTGATAGAAGATTGAAAGATAATATACAAGAAATGCCTAGTATGTATAATGTGATAAAAGAATTAAAACCTTCAAAGTTTAACTGGAAATCAGGTAATAAAGAAGACTATGGTTTTATAGCTCAAGATGTATATAGATTAATACCTAATCTTAGAGGTGAGATAGCATATTGTGATGTTAATAGTGAAGACTTTGATATTGAAAATCCAATTAAAACAGATGGCGATCCTTATTACTATGGTTTAGACTATGGTAAATTAACACCATTCTTAACTAAGGCATTACAAGAGACTATTGAAAGGCTTGAGACACTAACTGATAAGATTAAGAACGCTAGTTCTTTAGATGAGTTAAAAAGTAGTTTATAATTAATCCTCTATCTTTTCAAACCACCAGTTAAAGTAAATAAAGTTGTCATTTATTAGATTGTAATAATCAGACTCATGTTTTATTATTATCTTGTTTTCATGAGACCTTACTAATTCAACTTCAATTCCTTTTTCCATTCTTAATTGTTTACCAGTTTCTGTTGAATAACAAGTAATTTCATCATTTAACAATCTATACTTACCTGGTTCGGGTTTTAACCAAGTTTTAATTGTTTTTATAATAATACCTTTTATTTTAACAACCCATTCCTTTGTTTGATATAAATCATAGTCTTTGAATACTTCTGAGGTTAATTCTGGACTTAAACTTGTTATGTTTTCAACAACTCCCCAATATTCATAGTCATCAATAACAAAAGTTATATAAACATCATAGTTAATATTATTTGATTTAACTATTCTAAGAATCTTCATTTTTTGTACATCTTGATGTTCTAATGCTAATTTACTTTTAAGATTTCTATAAGCACTTGTTCCTGATAAGTTATACAATATGTCATTGATTCTAGACATTGCTTGTCTTAAAGCATCTTGATTTTTATCAAATGCGTTTGTTGATAATTGTGGATCATCAACATGTACAGATGCTTGTGCTGAATCAGGATTCATTCTTTGAAGATTGAATTCTGTGAATTCTAGAATTAGTCTATTTCTACCTTTCATAATTAAATATATATATTAAAATACCAAACTATTAATTATGAAAATAAGAAGATTTAATGAAGATGAACAAGTAGATATTTCATCTGAAAGAGTTAATGAAATTATAGAAGAGTTAAAAGACTTCTCAGCTATTATGAGTGATAAGTCAAAATATGTAGATGCTTTATTAAATGAACTTAATAATTATAAGAGTGATTCCACTAAAGGAAATGACCAAATAGATGATTCTATAGCGGCTTTGCAAATTGTAAAAAAAGATGCTGATGATTGTAATGATAAGATTGATACAATTGTTAATAATCTTTTAGATTATAATGATAGTGGTAGAAAGTATATGTATACTGAAAACAAGTAATCAAATTTACTGTATAATCTTATGTCTGTTTGGGAAAATATACCTCTCATTGATAGAGAATCTATAAAAAAATCTTTGTATAGATTGAATAGAATTCAAAGTAGGAAAAATAAAATTAATAGTATATTTAATGAAGTTAGGAAAGAAGTCAAGTAATTTAGAACCTGGTTATGTTTTTGCTCCTTATATTCCAGTGACTTCATCACAAGTAATAGTTGATTACAGTTCTTCTAAAAGAGTTAACAGAAAAAGAAAGATTAATAACATATTTGATTTGGGTTTAGATATTAAAGATTATGATATATTCTCACCAAGTAAATCAATTATGAGTAGATATTCTAAAAAGATTATAAATGCTAATTATTACGGAACTATAGAAATAAAAAAACCCACTTATTAAGTGGGTTTTTAGTTTATTTGTTATAAGTTAATTTGTAGATTGTTTTATATTGTAAAGCTATTAGCTCATCAACTATGTTGTGTATATGTGTATCTTCATCTTTTATACAAGTTCTTTCAGATTTAACAAACTCAACAACTTCTTTGAAATAGTCTAATCTATCTTTTGATTTAGAATCTGTTGTATCAATTACATCATATCCTTCGATAAGACCGTATTGACCTTGATAAATTTCAACGATATCATCAATGAATCCAATAACACCATCGTAGTAAGCCTCTAAAGCTAAATGTGCGGCGTGTGAACCCATATCACCTTTAACAGTCCAGTGATAAACTTGTGCCATTTCTCTACTTTCTAAAAGTTTAGAAATAAATTTTGATATATCTGTAGAATTTGAATTTTCAGGTTTGTCTTCAACCTTTTCTTCATTATCAGTTTCTGGCTTTTGTTGTTGACCAGACATTAACTTTAATAGTTCTTCTTTTGACATATCTTCATAGTTAGAAGGTAGATTTGATTCTGCCTCAAATATTTTCTTCTTAACCGGTTTGAATTCAGAAAATTTTCTCATATTTCTTTTTAATTTTTATGTTTTATATATTATTTTTCAATATTACTTTAGTGTGTTTAAAAAATGATTGTAATCAAATTTTATATCTTCTCTTTTGAATTGAGATATCATATCATTAGCAATCTCCATTCTATTTTCTTTATCTTTTACTTTTTTAAGTATATCTATAATACCAGAAACCATTTGATAATCATTTCCTTTAATTTCCTTTTTAATTTCTGATTTAGATTCTTTTATAAATGACTCAGAGATTCTATCATCTGTACTTTCAATAAGTTGAATTGTATAATCATAATTATTTTCAACAGATGCTAGTATAGAGTCAGCAATATATCCAGCTTCTCCTTCATTTTCGGCTGGAATTATTAACTCTACTTTAGCAAATACTTTATAGTATTTTTCATTTAAGTTATTTTCTAAAATTTTAGTAAATTTTTTCATTTTGTATATCTGATTTTATTTTTGCAATTTTTTTCTTCATGTAAGTTCCATTTTGATTAAATTGTTTACCCCAATAATCTATGAATTGTTTACAACTCATTTTCTTTAAAGTATTAATTGATATTATAGGTTCACCTTTCTGTTCTTTTAACTCTTTCTCATAAACAGAAACCCACATATCTTTTAATCTATCAGCAACATCATCAGGACTATCATTGTCAACTAATAGTGCGTTTCCTAAATCTTTCCAATTGTGAGATGATATTTCATTTATCAATGATACATAAAAAGAATCAGCATCAAAGTTTTGCATTTCACTAGCCGTTCTGTATATCTTAAAACTACTTAAATCTTTTTCAGGATATTTTCTTATAAAATAGTGTATTTCTTGTATGTTTGCATTTAGTTCTTGAGCCTCACTTATGTATATATACCTAAGAAATTCATCACTCCATTTATACCATATTGATTTTGGAAATTTCCATATATTATTTTCAGCATAAGTTAAAGCTGTGTTAAAAGATCTACCATATATGGGTTTTCTATATTCACCTCTTTTAGGTGACCTAATAGTTCTTTTATAATGCTCGTAGCAATGATTTAACTCATGATATAGTGTTGACCTTATACCATCTAGTAATTCTTTTTTGTTACTTGGATTATTAATATCAAAATTATTTTTATCTACATCAATACCTACGCTTAATTGTATAATTAAACCAACATCTGCTATTTTTCTCATTGGTTTTACAATTTTAGAATAGTTTTTCCAATTTTTATTTCCAAATCCTGAGGCATATCCACCTATTGCGACATGGTCGGGATAGTCATACAAACTATTAAACTTTCTTTCTGTCATTTTTTTGAATTCAAGTATTAACTCAAATCCAACTACAGGAAAGTCTGCATATTTTTGTTTATCTATAAATGGCGCTAATTGTCTATATTTTATATTTAATGTCTCATCTAATGATTTTTCAGATGATTCTAAGAATTCTATAAATTTATAATAAGTTTTCTTATCAAGTAGATCTACAAACATGATACTTGATTCTGAGAGACCTTGTCTTTCATTTATTAGAAACTGTTTAAAATTAAAAATCCCCATAGACTATATATAAAAATCTATGGGGATTAATTTTACTTAATGTTTAATTTAATATCTCGTTTATTTGATTTTCTCTTAGTGATTGTAAATCAATATCAGTTTCAACAGCTTCATAGAAGCTCATTCTAACCATTTTGTAATACTTTTCACATTCTTCTTCATTAGCCATAGGATGTAGTTTGTTTTCGTAATTATCCCATCTGTTTTTTGATTCTGGCTTGCCGTATTTGGCTATTAATGATTCATTAAACTCTTCATATTCACTTACATCAACATTTAAAGAATCTTCTAAATCATATGAATATTCTGATAGTGAACACTCTTTATATTCTTTTATGTTTAATTCATATACTTTTTTTTCAGCTTCTTGTTTTGTGAATACAATTAAGCTAGGACTACCACCTTCTGTTTCACTGTAGATGTTATCATCATACTCAAATCCTTTTTTTAAAATTACAAATCCTTTTTTCATATTATTTTATTTTATTTCAATATTTTTCATCCATTTATTTACTTGACTTTCCGCCATATCACAAATTTGTTCTTTTGTAAATCCCATTTGTGACATAATATCAAATATCATAATCAAACAATCTGTCGACTCTAATAGAATATTTTTCTCTATTTGTTGTTTACTTTCAGTTGTTCTTTTATAATTAATAAGTTTTAATACCTCTGCTGAAAGCTCACCATATTCTTCTCCTAATTTTAGACATCTTTCAATTAAACCTGGGTTTTCAAACTTTGAGGCATTCATTACTAAATCATAAACATAATCTATTATAGGCTCAACCTCAACATTTTCATTTGAAAAATCTCCTTTTCTTTCAAAATCTTCAATTAGAATCTCTAATACAGCTACATTGTTTGATTCTTCTTCTGATAATTCTTTATGAAATATAGACTCTAAATATTCTTGAGCCTTTTTGTAGTCGTATATTGTTTTTATTGGTTTAATTTTCATTTTTAACAATTGGAATTTAATATATATGTTGTAAAAAATATAAAGTTTATATATGGGATTAATTAAAAAGTTTGACTCTTTTGTATCTGAAAAATTAGTTGCAGAAGCACCTGTCAGTAAGACCATTTCTAAGCCAGTAGTTGAGCCTGAGGTTTCTAGTGAAGAATCGGCTAAACAAGTAATTGATAGATTATCAAGAATCTATAATGAATTACCAACTGATGAGAAAAAAGAAATAGATAAATATTTCCAATAAATTATTTTAAGATATGAAAAATTTCAAAGATTTTATAAAAGAAGAAGTAGATTTAAGAGGAAGTAAAGGTATTCCTTCTGATTTTATTTCTAAAGCAGACCAAGAAGCAAGAGCATCTTTAGGTATTAGACCTGATGATGAATCACAAATGATGAGAATTTGGCCTGAGTTTGAAAGAAACATGAGAGAATCTAGTCAGTTATTAACAACTGGTCCTAATGGTCAAAGACTACCTCAAAATGAAGTTAAAGAAAGAGTTGAAAAACTTGAAAAACTAGCTGAGAAAGTAGTTAGAGATCAATTTGATGAAATATTAGATACTGCTGTTAAGCCAATTGAGTTAAAGATTAAATTAGTTCCTATGGGTGAGGTTTCTTCAGAGATATCTGATATTACAAAAGTCCCTAAACAAGCTAAACAGCCTACTGAAGAACAACAAGAAGAACAAGACGAGAAAGACGAAGAAAATAGAAAAAAAGAACAAGAAGAACAATCTGAAGAAGAAAAAAGACAACAGGCAGAAGAAGGTGAAGAAACACCGGGTACTGACTTAGTTGCTGCTGTTGATAAGAAGAAAATTCTTAATATGATAACTCAAGCTGCTGGTAAATCTACTAAAGATATTATCAGAGCCTCTGATATTGTTGATGAGGGATTACAAGAAATATTTGGTGATTCTGCTAGAAGAATTTTAGATTGTTGGGTTAGAATGTCTGACTTAGCTGATAAAATGGACTGGGTTATTCCAATTGGTAGAAAATCACAAATGATGAAAGATATGCCAGGCGGTATGGCGGGTGCTGTACAACTTAAATGGGAAAGTCATTCAGGTAATTTTTATGATATGAAACTTCTTTTAGAAAAAGAAGCTACTAAAATTGTTATTCACGCTACTGGTGTTGATTTTCCTATGTTAATACATGAAACAATTAAAGGTATTTATCTTTTCTTACAATCTGGTGCTATCAAAAAAGATAAGGAAACAGCTAAAATTGTAAAAGCAGCAACTTCTTCATTTGAAGATGAGGCTCAAGATTTTAGATATGGTCCTCCAGCTTTACAAATGTTACTAAACTTTGTTAATATGTTCCCTGAATCTAATCAATATAAAAGACTTGATACTAGAGTATTTACAATTTTAGCGGTTGATAAAGAAAGAGCTATGGCTGAAGCTAAGAATGCTAGTGAAGAACATAAAGAATTCTTAGAAAAGAAAGCAAATGTAGCAAGAACAGATGAACAATTTTTAGAAATTATGAAAAGTTTATTTTCTGTATTTGATCTTCAAGGCTCTAACTATGTTGTTAATGAAGAAAGATTCAATACATCTTTAGCTAAAAGAGAAATCAAAAAGATTATTGATTATATAGTTGAGGATATTGAAGAATATAAGAGAGAAATTGAAGAGTGGGAACAAGAACAAAGAGAAAGAGAAGAAGAGTCTAAATATCGTCAAGAATATAATGATGATGAAGGTACAATTGAACCTGGTCAAGAAGAAGAATCTGAAATAGACGCTTTAATTAAACAAACTTTATATGGTCAAGAAGATGAAACTCCAACATCTAATGAAATTGATTATTCTGAATTAACTCAAAGAGAGTTACAAGAGTTAATCGATGATGCTTTAGATGCTGGTGATTATGAAAGAGTTAAAATGCTAGCTCAGTACATGAAAGAAGGTAAAGAAGTTTATATGAAAGAACTTGAGAGAATAAATGAATCTCATAGTTTTCATACAAGAAGAAAATAATTAATAAAAATGAAGTTATTTAAGTACAACCAATTTTTAGGTGAGAATCCAATAAATGAAAACCTTGATAAGGCAAAAAAATACATGAAAGAAAGATACCTTTTAAATAAGGTTGCTAATGATTTAGGTTTTGTTCAAGGTGAGTTAAAAGCTCAGATGGATCACAAAGAGAAAAGAAGTTTAACTTTAGGTGATTTTACGCCTGAACAACAAGAACAGATAAAACAAGGTTTAAGAACTATTAAGTTAACTGACCAAGAGGTTAGAAATATTGAAAGAGAACCCGATTTCTTAAAAATAAGAGAACTTTTGGGTCAACAATATATTGGTTGGACTTTTCCGTTTACTTATTTTTATTTTGTTGAGATGGTATCATTGGATGAGTTATTCAATAATGAGGGTTCTATATTAAATAAACTTATAGAATATAGAGGTCTTTTGGATAAATTACCTAAGAAATTTGACCAAAACTTTATTGATCCTAATATTCCAAATAATGCTGAGGTTTTAGTTGATGGTTTAGATTCACTTGAAGATTATAGAAAAGTTAAGAAAGTTTTTGATAAATTAACTCCTGTATTGAAAAAAGATTATAATGATTCACCTGAAGTTATTAAACAACAATTTGCTGAAGTTGCTCGTGGCTTTGACCAATTAGGTGGTGAAGATGAAGCAAAGAAAGAAAAACTTTGGAAATCATTCTTTGGTGAAGTTAGAACAATTGATGCGGATCAAGTAATACATGGTAAAGCTTATAAAAGAGGTGATAAAAGATATTTTGGTCCACTTAACAGATACACTAACATTAGAGAGTTTATCAAGGCTGGTCAAAACTACTTAAAATCTTCTGAGAACGAATCTATTATTGCTTTTTATGATAAGATTAATAACTGTAATGATAAATATGGTACACAAGGTGCTGATACGGTATTTGAAGAAAATGGTATATTGATTATTGAAGTTAAATCATTCCAAGCTAACCAATACTTAAATGGACACACAAGACACTGTATTAAAGATTATTCATCTCAGTGGGAAAACTATGTTGCTAGTCATGATAATAAACAATATTATATCTATAACTTTAACATACCACAATATGACAATAAGTCAACAATTGGTATTACTATTGAGCCTGGTCAGAGAATTAGAGCTTGTCACTTAAAAGATGATGCTGGATATTCTAGCAACATTAAATCTCTTTTATCTAGTTGGGAAAAAGAATATGGTATTAAAGAAGATCTTTTTGCTCAACTTAAACCAATGACTAGTGAAGAAGTTGAGAAAAGAAGAAGAGCTAAAGTGGCAGAAAGAGAAATTGTTAAAAAAGGTCTTACGATTGATCAAATTAACAAGTATGTTAAAGAAGATGGTGCTAATATCAATAAAGATAATTGCGTTGCTCTTTTACATGCTGTTGAAGAAGATGATCTTGAAAAGGCAAAAGTTATTCTTGGTTTAGGTGGTTCACCAAACTTGAGAAGTAAATCTGATGCTATTATTAATAAAGCTCAGTCACTTGATATGATTAAAATATTGGTATCTAATGGTTCTGAATTGACTGGAGAAGTATTCAATAATATTTGTAATGATTTAGATGCGGTTGAATACTGTTTGAAACAAGGATTAGATCCTAACTTTGATAATTCACTTCCTTTTAGAAGAAGTTGTAAAGGTTCTTGGAAAACTAAAGATGATATTGGAGAAGGATATTTTGACGTAATGAAGTTGTTAGTTAAGTATGGTGCTAAATTAACAGACGATAATGGTAGAAATATGCAACTTAAATGGGCAGCAGAGTACGGTAGATTGGACTTTATTGACTATATGATAGAGAAAGGTGTTAAGACAGGATTCAAGGCGGCTCTTTCTTGGTTAAATCACAGTAGAAAAATTCCAGATACTAAGAAACAAGAAGTTGTTGCTTATTTAAATGATAAAGTTAAACAATATGAATCATAAAAATATTAAAAATATGAAATACATTAATTTATTTGAAGAGTTTCAAGAAGGACCAATGCAAAAACCAAAAAGTTTTTTTAGTAAAATTGTTAAAGGTGCTAAAGATGTAATGGGTGTGGAAAATAAAGAGGATAGAAAATCACTAGAATCTTTACATAAAACCATTTCTGATATGCCTAGTTTTGTGAAAAATGTCAGAGAGATTAAACCAGGTGTTATTGTTGCTTGGATTCTTGACAATTCTATTACTGTTGATAAGAATACTCCAGAGATTATCTACAAAGGTAAAACACTTGATTTGCATAATACAACTAGTGAAGCTGAGTATCTTTATAATAAATTAATTAATAGACTTTAATTATTTACCAAGAATTTGATAAATTAAATAGGCATCATCAACATCTTCATAGGGTTTGGGAGTTGTACTTACTGAAAGTACTTCATCTTTTACAGATTTACAGTGCTTAGACCAAAAGTCATCTAATTTTTCATTTTCGACAATAGCTCTAAACATATCTGGTTTTTGAAACTTACCACCAGGTATTCCTAGTTTGTTTCTATATTCTTCAACTATCTTAATCTTTTTGATTCCGGTTTCCTTTCTAATTGGTTCGTAACTAAACTTACAAGCTTCTAATTTAAGAGTTGATGGAGACATTACCCATATATTTTCAGATACTTTATCAAATAGTTTTTTTCTTAAAAGTGTTGAGAAAGTTACCAGGTCAATAAGGTCACCTACTTGAGCACCAAAGTTATAACCTTCAATTCCTATTTTAGTTTCTTTTGTTGGATCAATGTTCAAAAGAATATCATCTATTATTTGGTCTGTAATTGCGTCATAATCTTTTAGCTTAGTTAACTCGCCTTCTGAGTAATCTTCAAATTCTCTATATTCAATGAATTTGTAAGTTACATATTGTTCAGCGGATTTGAACCACTTAGTTATTCCTTTTTTGCCAAATACTTTGGATTCTCTACAATAGTTGTAGATTTTAAAACTATCACCAGAACTTACTACAAGTGCTGTTGATATTAATGATGGATCAATTGCTACTATATTCATAATTCTATATAGTAACAATTCATGTCTACCACCTCTTAGTTGTGTCTTTTGGAGTGTGTCCTATTTTAGATATTACTAATTCGTAGTATGCGTCAGTTTGTCCAAAGTCTGATGCATATACATATAAGTTAAATTCTTTAAGATGTTCATTTACATCATTAATCAATTCAAATATCTTTGGTTCAACATAATGTAAAACGGGCATATCACTTGGAAAATCTATGCCTTTTTCCATAAATTCAATAATAAAACAATTATCATCTTTTTCAATTAAAGATGATTGTAAAGAGTCTTCTACATAATAATCTAAATTAGGAAACTCATCAGTGATATGATAAAGTATCTCAGTTAAATCTTGATATGATATACCAAAATCATTTTGTAGAGAGAATCTTTCTGTTATAAATTGATTGTATTTTTTAATCATTACATCATTCTTAATGTTTGTATAAATGCTACTTTTATTCTTATCCAAGCTCTTTTCTTCCAAGGTAAAGATTTGAATTCTTCTGTTAAAAAAATATCTTCTAGTTCCATAATTTCTATATATTAATTTTGACATTATAAGTATTTTCCTTATTTTTGTATAAATAATCACTACAAAATGGAAGGTCGTAAGTTAAAAAATTCAGATGCTCTTAAATTTATGTTTGCTGGTAAATCTATTTTTACTTTTGTAAACACACAATCTGGTAATCGTTTTACTTTTAAAATTAAAGCCGCAAAGGATTCTAATTTATTCTTTGTTAGTGTATTAACTAATCCTGATACTTATACTTATATTGGTACTTGTATTGAAGGTAACTTCAAACATGGTCGTAAATCAAGTGTTTCTCAAGACGCTCAATCAGTAAAAGTATTTCAATATGTTTTGGCTAAATTAAAACTAGGTACTTTACCTGATTTTATTGAAGTTTGGCACGAGGGTCACTGCGGTAAATGTGGAAGACGTTTAACAGTTCCTTCTTCTATTGAAAATGGCTTGGGTCCTGAGTGTATTAAAACTTTGTCTAAGTCAGAAAAGCGTGATAAATTTTTAGAACTAATATTAGCATAATGCAATCGATAGTCAGTATTTTATTTTCCTTATTACCATTTATTTTTATCTCATATTACTTTTTTAATGTGAGAAAGACAAAGTATATTTCACTTGACTTAAAAACTGGACAAAGATGTTATTCTTGTAAAGACAAAATAGAAATAGACCAAGTTGATTTACTTGATATACTTTTAAAAGAAAAAAAGAACTATCGTCTTTGTCATGCTTGTCAACGTGAAGAAAAGCTCGATGGCTTAATTAATAAAAATAAATCGTCTATCTTACATAAGTTTAATCTTAAACTTATCGATGAAAGATTTGATAAGACATCAAAAATTTTATTAACCTCTATTGTTTTCTTATTAATTGTAGATCTTACATTAAAGATTGTATTTGGTATTAAGTGGTTTTCATATTGTTATAATATATTTTTGGCACTTTATTGGTGTTTTATGATTTATAGACACAAGTTAATATCAATAAAAAAACCCTCAGAATAATCTGAGGGTTTTTAGGGCCGACCGGATTCGAAACCGTTCAGTATCCACCACCTTATTTTTCTAAACAAGGAAACTTATTATTTTCGATATAACTAATTATACCTCTAATAAATAATTCTTTTATTACAGATTCACAAGTATATGTTTTATCTGAATAAAATTCAATGTTATTTCTAACATTGTCCATTCCAACTTTATATAAGATATCCATTGGAAAGTTTTTAATTTCTACATTTCTTTCTAATAGTAATTCTCTTATCATGTGTTTCATTGGAATGTTTTATTTTTTTAATTATTTACCAGCTTTACCTTCTTCAGTAGATGCTGCTCTATATGGAGTAACTAATTTCTTAATCTCACCTAAAGCTTTTCTTGCTCTTGAGTCTGATACTTTACTTGTAGCTTTGTGATTAGCTTCAAATTCAGCCCAAAGTTTTGCTAGTTGTTCAAAAATTTCATTCTTGTTCATTTTATTTTATTTTATTTTTGTAATCCCTTAGTATTAAAGGGATTTATTTTATCCGAAAATATCATCAGCATCAGATGCATCAGTGAATCCATTAGAGTCGTCATCATCACCTATCATTTCATTAAACTGGCTTTCTACTTTATCCATCTCGTCAATTGACTTAAATCTAAAGTAATCATTTACAATTGGAGCCATCTTATCAAGAACTTCTTTTGTAAAGATATCAGAGTTAAATAATTGTTTAGTTGTAAAAGACTTATCTAAATGTCTTACATACCAACGATTACCACCTGGTGTAAAAGTCATTTCTCCTGTTTTCTTATCAACATCCATTTTACCTTGAGCAATACCAATTTGTTCAAAGAACTCAGGACGACAGAAAGCATCTAATCCTGTATATGGATTAAGACCATTTAAGAAAGATATATCAAATCTAATTTTCTTAGGCTTAGCTAAACGGTTCTTTTGAGTTTTGAAAAGAACTGAGATACCAGATTGACCTAAGTCCATATCATCTTCTTCACCAGTTTTTAATTTTGACTTTGAAAGGAATCCTAAAACTGAAGCAGAGTAAACAAGACCCATACCACCTTTAGAGATTTCTTTAGGAAATAAATCTTGAGTTAAATAAGTGTGGTTACAACAAACCATAGGAATATCAAGATAACCTAAGTCAGAACTAATACTTCTGAAAAGAGCATTTAACTGTTTAGCTCTTGTCATATCTTGTTTGATATCACCTTTTAATAAGTCAGCTTTCTCCTTATTAGATGACATCATACCGATTGAGTCAAGTACTACTAAGATTTTTGGAATTTCATATCCACCCATTTTAGCTTCTTTTAACTCATCTAATAATTGAGTTAAAGAGATGTTAATATCTTCAACTTTGTTAGATCTAATTAATCTAAATTTATTTGGATCATTATCAATACCCATTTTAGTAATACCTTCTAAGTCAATTGAGTTTTCAGTGTCAATGTAGATAACTGAATAACCATCTTTTTGAGCTGATTTACATATTGAGTAAGCAATAAATGATTTACCTGCTCCTGATTCACCTAATAGACCAAAAATACGACCTGCTAAGATACCACCACCTACTAATTTAGCTGATAAGGCAGCATCAAGTAAGTAAACACCTGTTGAGATGTAACTTCTTTCTTTAATTTCTTTTTCGATTTGAATTGGAACTGACTTTGCTATGTTGTCCAAAATAGTTCCTACTTTACTGAATTCAAACTTCTTTGTTTCTTTTCCTGTTGTCTTTGCCATTTTATTAATTTTTATTTTATAATTTATATATTAAGAAACTTACTCCCCCTTTCAAAAAAAATTAAAATAATTTTGAAAGGGGGTTAGGATTTTTTATATATACTTTATGACAAGGTTCGAATTTTTAGAAAAAGCCAGGAATATACACGCTTATAAATACAATTATTTAAATTTATCAAATAAGGTTACACTTAATGATAGAATTGAGATTGAGTACAAAGGTGAGATTTACAGACAATCTGTTTCTAAACATTTAATGGGTAGATGTCCAGAAAAAACTACTAAGAAAAAAACAACTGAAGAGTTTATATCGGAATCTAAAAATATTTGGGGAGATAAATATGACTACTCAATTACTGAGTATACTGGTGCTTTGAATAATATTCAAGTTATTTATAATGGAATTATTTATGAACAAAGAGCTAGTTCTCATTTATTAGGACTAGCTCCAGAGTTTAGAAGTAACGAAGATAGTTTATTGAGAGATAGGATATATCAGTCTGACTATAATGGTATTAAAGAAATAAAAGAATTTTTAAATAAATATAAAATTGAATTTATTGAAAACAAAAATCTAGATAATATTATATTTCAATTCTATCTACCTGATGTTAGATATGTAGTAGAGTTTTTTAGTAAAGACCATTACTTAATTAGTGAATTAGATAAATTAAAAGAAGAATACTGTGAGGATAATTATATTAATTTAGTCAAAATTAAATACGACCAATTTGATGATATTTATCAAATTTTATGGGAGAGCTTAAAGAACATAATAGTTCTTAACAATAAAATCAACTAAAGTATCGCAGAATTTTTGAATGCCTGCTTTCATATCATCTGTGAATTCAAATGATTCTTTAAGATATTGTGATAAAAATTTAACTCTATCAAAATCTCTAACATCAAGTGCTTGGTCAATTAAATCATTAATTTCATATTTAGACATATCTTCGTAATTAACTTCTTTAGCTTTTTTCCATTCTTCACCTTCTGATTCTCTTGCTTTCTTTATAGCTTCTAAAAACTCAACTAAGAAGTTAATAGACTTATCAACACCATCTTTGAATGATTTTTCAATGAATATAGATCTTGCTGATTTTAGAGCTTTATCAAATTCTCTAAGAATTATATCTTTGAATTCTTCATCTAAGTCTTGATTAGCATTTACAGAAGCCACAAACATATTAAATAAAATTTTAATTAATTCATCAGTTCCACTTTCTAATTCTTTAGTATCACCAGCTATTCTTACTATTTTTTCCATCATGAATATAGGATTCAACATAGTATATAATGACTTTTTTAGTTCTTCAACATTTTGTTTGAATTCATTGTCATCCTTTAGACTTTCTAAAAATAGTTTGTATTTTTTAATTTTCATATTATTCTTCTGATTTTCCTGGTACCTCTAGGTATTGGTCTAAAACCTCTTTAGTTTGAATATCTGATTCATCGTATTTAACCTCATTATCATAAAGACTTACTTTCTTATCAGAAATAAGTTTTTGTAAAAGAGGCTCTTGGTTAAATAAACCTACTTCTTCATCATTAAGTTTTATAGTCTTGTTATGTGATTCCTTAATGAAATCTGCGTATTTCTTTATCATAGTCTGCTGTATTTTTTGGGTTTATTTTATAAAATAAAATAACTGCTAATATTAATATATTAGTAGCGTAGTTTAATAACAATGGTAAATCTAATTTATCATATACATATGCTAACGCAAAGATTTCACCAAAAGCCCAAAGAAGAACAAATCCCCAAGAAATTCCGTGAGAGTGTTTATCTTTGAATGATTGCCAAGCCTGAGGAATACCACATATGGCTAAACAGATTGAACCTAACCAACCAAGAATTTCAAATATTGACATTCCTTTAGTTTGTTCTGCTATACCTGCTTCTGACAATTCATCTAAATTCTTTGGTTCAATTTTATAACCATATTTAGACTCAACATGATCTGATAGTTTATTAAATAGATTTTTATAATCTTCTTGAGTTCCTGATTGTAGTTTACTTTGTATTTCTGATAAAATATTATTTAATTGTTGGTCTCTTGGATCTAATTCAAGTTTTCTAACATTAGAAAGTCCTTCAACTTGTTCTACAGCTGCATTTATACCATCTTTAGACATAGGATTAGTAAGAGCTGGTTTAACTATATCTTGAGCATTTACATTTGGTGAATTCGCAAATAATGAAGCAGCAAGACCAGCGCCAAGTACGGCTGATCTAAGACCTTCATTATGTTGTTCATATGTTTTTAAATATCTCATTATTTATATATTAATTTTCATTATCATTTTCATCTTCTATTAAATCAGCCGCTTTATTCATATTAATTCTAATGTGTTCAATTCTTCTGGCTTCTTTATCATTCTCATATACTGATTTTACTAATTCAACTAGTTCTTTAAGTATTTTAGGTTTTGCTTTGCAATTTTCCGGTTCACCTTCACAAATAACATTTAAACCATAAAATTCTCTATCATTATATTTTGTTAATTTCTTATTAATTAAAAGTTCCTGAGACTGTTCATCAAATCCATTTGATCTAAGAGAAATTACAGACCATAGTTTAATAGGTGTGTCTTCAAAATCAACTATCCATTTATCAATTTCAAAGTTATTACCTTCTCTTTGATCTTCATCATATGTTATCTTATAAGGTGAAATACCTTTAACCTTCTTTAAACGAGCTATATACTCCAAAGCAATTTTATCATCTTCAGATGGTTGACTCTTAAAGAAGTCAAAAAAGCCTTCATATGTTTTTAAATTTCTCATTTGAATTTATGTGGAAAGATGTGTCTCCATTCATGTCCTTGAGGAACATCAGATGCTTTAACACCAAATATCTTTTTTTCTGGACAAGTGTCCTGACCGTTCATTAAGAAATTATTATTACAAGCCCAAACTTCAGCAGTTCTATTTAATAACTGACCTATTGAGAAAGGAAAACGCATACCCGTTTCATTTTCAATGTTAGTAATTCTACCATCTGGTGATTTAGTAACAACAATTTCTAATCTTGGGTTTCTTTTATTAGTAAATCTAATTTCTCTTTCGTGTAAACCTTCGTTATATGATTTTAAGTGTTTCATTATCTTTTAACTAATTTTACTACAACTTGTTGGTCACCACCACCAATATTGAATTTAAGACCATCTTCCCAAGCTTCATTTCTAATAGTGATTAACTCTCTATCAACAGCATCTGTCGTCATATCAAGTGTTAATTCACCTCTTCCAATTTTACTTAGTTTATTAGAAACACCAAAGTCAAAGTAATTTCTTGAATCTGCTTTAGAGAATTTTATTTCTAACCAATTTCCTTTAATACTTTGTCTTTTCCAACCTTTCTTCTTAATAGCTTCTCCAATTCTTTTAATATAATCATCTATTTTACTAATTTGAGAATCTTCTGATTTAATCATATCACCTAGTGTTATAAACTCAACAGTTAGACCCATATAACTTGTGTTAATTGTATAGTTAATGTCTTCACCAGATAAATCATAAAATTTTTGAATATCTAATAAAGTATTTGATAACATTTCAAGATCCGTCAAACATTTACCCATATTTAATTGAATACCATCAGTTTTACCAACTCTTAAAGTAATTAATTTAGCTCTTCTATATTTAGAAATATCTTTAATATAAGTAGTGTCTTCTACAAATCTACCATCATATACTAAACCATTTTTAATTTTAAGAGCATCCGGATTCTCATCTGTATAGTCTGTAAAGAATAATTGAATATCTTCATCAGTATTCTTGAATGTAACGGCTTCTGCCTCATTAAATTTTCTTAAATGTTTCATACTTTATATATTAAAATATGAAACTTATTTTAGAAACAAGAAAGGTACCTTTCTCCTCTATCACATAATATAGTAATTATGTTACCTTCAATATTTGGATATTTTTCTAGCAATCTTTCTGACGCTAAAATATTAGCACCTGAACTGATACCTACAAATAAACCTTGTTCTTTAGATAATCTTCTAGCTCTTTCTTTTGCTTCTTCTGTTGATATAACAATAATATCGTCAACTTCTTTTAAATCGACTAAGAATTTAGAACCATCGCCAATTCCTTGAATCCCGTGAAGACCTGGCTCACCACCTGACATAACAGGTGATTCTGCTGGTTCAACTGCTACAGTTTTCATATTTCCGTGATACATCTTTAAAATACGAGAAGTACCCATAAGAGTACCTCCAGTTCCTGTACCATCCACAAATGCTGCAATTTTATTAGTATGTTGATGTAAAATTTCTACGGCTGTTCCTTTTTCATGTGCCTCAATATTTAGAGGGTTACTAAATTGTTTAGGATTAAAATAGCCATTTTCTTCAGCTAACTTGTCTCTTAAAGCAATAGCATCATCGAACTTTCCATCTTCAACTTCGATAAGTTCAGCACCATAGAGTCTTAACATTTGTTTACGTTCTTCGGACATATTTCTAGGCATTACAATAATACATTTATAGCCTCTTTCTGCTGCTAAAAATGCAAATGCTATTCCAGAGTTACCTGATGTTGCTTCGATTATTGTATCACCTTTTTTAATTAAACCATTTTTTTCTGCGTTATTTATTATATATGATGCCATTCTATCTTTTATTGAACCGCTTGGATTAGCACCTTCAAATTTTGCGTATATTCTTTCAGAGATTTTGATTAATGGTGTTTGACCCACACCTTTAGATAGATTTGACATTTAGAAAATTTATTTTTATATTTTATATATTATGAACATGTAAGTTTATTTTAAATAATAATGGCAATTAAAAAATATTTCATATATTTGTAGTAATTATGAGACACGATAAACAAAACATACATTTTATAAGTGACCTTCACATAGGTCATAAGAATGTTATAAAATTTGACGGTAGACCTTTTGCTGATGTAGAAGAAATGCATGTTGAATTAATAAAAAGATGGAACTCGGTTGTAGAACCAGAAGATACGGTTTACTTCTTAGGTGATTTAAGTTTCTCTCGTGATGAACTAACAAAATGGTTTATTCACTCATTACAAGGTAAAATTCACTTTATTTGTGGAAACCATGATAAGATGAAGGATATTCAAAAGTTTGGTCGTTGGGAAAGTGTACACGAAGGTTACACTGAGATTGGAATTCTAGACAAAGATTCTATTGAGTCTAGAGGCTCACAAGGATATCAAAAGATAATTCTTTCACACTATCCTATTTTGAGTTGGAACAAAGCTCACTATGGTTCTTGGCATCTTCATGGTCACTGTCACGGTAATTTGATGAAGTCAAACCAAGATTATTACAAAAGAAAAGTAATGGATGTTGGTTGTAACTGTATTGATTATACTCCGATTTCATACGAACAAGTAAAGTCAATAATGAGTAAAAAAACAATTTCATCAGTAGACCATCACGGTACCGATATGTAATGAAAGACTTATATAACAGACTTGCTATCTTAAAGATTATTCTTAACTCTCATTACGGTATCAATACTGTTACTAATGTTTATGAAGAATCATATAAGATAAGAAAGAAGATAAACACGTTAAAAAACAGAAAAGAGAAAATTAATCGTATATTCAATGTCTGAATTTGAAATGGGTGATAGGTTGGTTTGTATCAAAGAATACAAAACACTTAAAGTTGGTTCACACTATGCCATTAAAGGTTGTGGTAACCTAGAGTATAGTGCTGATCCAGAAGTAAATGGAAAGAAAGGCTATGGCTTTTGTGTAGAAGATGAAATGTATGGCTCATTTTCAGGTAAAAAAGATTGGTGGAATTTGCCATATAATGAAAAGATTAAATGGTATTATTTCACCGAAAAAGAAATGTCTGAATATTTTATTACTGAACAAGAAGATTATAAATCTTATTTAAGAGACGAGAAAATAAAACAAGTGCTTAGTTAATATGAGAGACGTAAAAGGTTTTTGTAAACTAATGGATATAAGTGTTCCTGATTATGAACACTTTGATTATTATATTGACCAGCTTTCTAAAACAGAAAAGTGGAAAAATATAAAAGAACTTACTAAATTATTTGAACATGCTGAAGAAAAATATGGCGATCTTTATGATTATCGTTTTAAGAAGGCAAATGAGATTATTGAATACTTAAAAAATACTAGAGCTTATAACGAGCTTATCTATGATAATTTAATTCCTGACTATCCAACAACTAAAAACTTTGAGTATTCAGAGAATAAGAAATATATTTCTATTGATATTAAAAAAGCAAACTGGGTAGTTTTGAAAAAATACGATCCAGAGTTTGCTCCTGAATTGGGAATTTCATATGAAGATTTTATATCTAAGTTTGATGTACCTGAAATATTCAATCATTCAAAGCAACTAAGACAGTTTATTTTTGGTAATATAAATCCAAAAAGGCAAATGAAGGCTCAACGAGTTATTATTCAAGAATTGTTAGACAAATACAATCATTTGAATCTTGATACTGCTTGTATTAAAAATGATGAAGTTATTTATTCATTTGATACATTTGACCAAATTGATGAAATCTTAAATACGGTTGATAGAAATCAATTTAAAATTAAACTTTTTACAGTTGAAAGAATACAAGATTTCCGAATCAATACATACTTATCTGAGAAAGGTGATACAATGTTTAAGGAAATGGTAGGATGTAATGGTAATCTTTTCTTCTTATATTTAAAGAAATACATATTAAAAGAACCCCTTGATGTTAGAGATTTGTTTTTCAAAATGGATGGTAATATTGCTATTTGGAACATTGAAGGTTTAAAAGTGAGTCTATGAATATAATTAAAGTAAACGTTTATTATAATAATAGAGAAACACTATTTGAATCATTTTCAGTTACTGCTGATATCTATAACTTAGATGATGCTAGAATGTTAGTATTAGACCATCTTAGTAGTTTTTATTCTGATGTGAAATACAAATTAAATCTAAATAAATCATTTAATGGTGAAATTATGATTAATCTAGATTTTGAAGAAAATATAAGTTTATCACGAGAAATTAAATTAAGAAAAATATTTAATAATGATTGATATATTTGATAAAAAGCCTATTGATTTGACAAATGTAGTTTGTCATTCTGGTGGTGCGCCTGGTTCCGATACTGATTGGGAAGTTGATGGTGCGACATTTGGTGTCACTACTAGAGCCTATTCTTATAAAACACCTAAACACACATCACCTAATAAAGTTGAAATTTCAGATGATGATTATAAAGAAGGTGTTATAGAAGTAAATAAGGCAAATAAATGGCTTAATAGATATGGGATTCATAAGTATATGAATCTTTTGGCACGCAACTGGGCTCAAGTAAAATACTCTGAACAAATATTCGCCATAGGTACAATTATAAAACCTGGTGATAAAAATAATAAAGGTTATTATAACAAGGGAAAGTACGATATGGTTGATGGTGGTACTGGATATGCTGTTATGATGGGTATTAATAATAAAAGAGAAGTTTTTGTTTTTGACCAAGTTAGAGATAAATGGTTTAGATGGTCTTATTCAACACTTCAATTTGTTGAGTTAAAAGAAGTTCCTGAGATTAGTACTCAAAACTTTGCTGGTATTGGAACAAGAGAAATTCAACCAAATGGTAAACAAGCCATTAAAGACGTTTACGAAAAAACATTTAATAAAAATAAAAATTAAAATGAAAACTATCTTAACAAAAGAAGGTAAAAATAAACTTCAAGAAGAGTTAAACTTTTTAATGACAAAAGAAAAAATCAGAGTCATTGGTGAGCTTTCAGATGCTCGTGAAAGTGGAACACTTGAAGAAAATACTCAATATTTAGTAGCTAAAGATGAGTATGAGAAACTACAAATTAAAATTGATAAACTTCAATCTATGTTAGCAAATGCTACAGTGGTTGATTCTAGTGATTTTAATGCAGATAAGGTTACAATTTTAACAAAAGTTAGAGTTATGAACTTGACTAATAATAAAGAAATGAATTTTCATTTAGTACCTGAAAATGAAATTGATATAAAATTAGGAAAAATATCACCTAATAGTCCAATTGGATCAGGTCTTATGAGTAAAAAAGTTGGTGAAGAATGTCAGATAAAAACACCTGCTGGTATATTTAACTTTAAAATTTTAGAAATAAGCATATGAAAAAGCTAATAAGTTTTGACTTTGATGGTACACTAGTTGATGAGTTTGGTGGACATCCAATGAATAGTCAAAAAGACGAAGTTCAAAGTCTTGTTAAGAAATATCTTAAAGATGGACATGAAGTTATAATCATAACTAAAAGGTATGGTCCGGAAAATTCACATTTAGGATTAAAAAACGAACATGTTGAAGTTTATGAGTTAGCAAAGAAGTTAGGAATAGAAAGAGTTATATTTACAAATAGAGAATGGAAGTTTTCTTACATAATTAATCTTGGAGTAAATATGCACTTTGAAAACTCTGATGGTGAAATACAACTAATTAACCAGGCTTGTAAAGAACATAATCATAATTGTTTAGTTGTTCCTGTTGAAGATCCTTACTGGAGAGATTTAGTTTACTAAAATCATTATGATATTAATTCCAAGTAAAATCTATGTAGACAAATCACCTATACATGGGTGGGGCGTTTTTGCAAAAGAAAAAATACTAAAAAATGAGATAATAGAAGAGTGTCCAATTATTCAATTACCTATTGAAAAAGATGATGATACTTCTTTACTGATTGATTATAGGTTTAACTTTCCAACAGGCACAGATAATTGGAGTGAGCAAGTTATACCTCTAGGATACGGTTGTATTTATAATCACTCAAATAATCCAAATGCTTATTGGTATTCTATAGAAGATAAAAGAACTTTTATATTTATTGCTCATAGAGATATAGAGCCAGGTGAGGAAATATTTACTTACTATGGTGATGTTAACTATTGGAGTGACAGAACACATATTGATGTTAAATGACAAAAGAAAAATTCATAGATTTTATAAAAGAGTTAGGCTTCACTCAGACTTGGTCTAGTAAGCCTAACTCATATTCTTTATCTACTGATGTAGTAGGATTACCTAATCAAAACTATCAAGCTTTTTCAGACCAATTATCTATTCATATAGATGATGATAGAAATGTTTTCCAACTGTCATTACAACAAATGAGTAGTCACATGATTGGTGGTAAGAGCTTTGGTTATTTTAGCCTTAAAACATTTGGTGATAATAATGATTTTCAACTAGAGATTTTTTTAAGTTTTATCTTAGGTTCTTTTAATGAAAAGCCTATTCATATAATTAGCTATATGAGAGATAAAAAAATTCAAAATATTCTAAAATAATTATTATATTTGTAAAATGGATGCTGAAGTAATAATAGAAATGACTCCATTTATATTTGAAGATGGCAAGACATACTATTTTCAGATAGTAAAAAGAGATTATTCTAATGACTATCATGATATTTTTGTTTATGAGAAAATTTTAACAGAAGAAAAAAACTTTTGGGGTAGAATTAAAATTAAAGAAGAATTAGTTTTAATTAATAAAAAACCTGAACTTGTTTCTGTTAAATTGAACACAAGTGAAATTAAAAATGATATTAAGAAAATATTGATAGCCAATAAAGCTAATTATCAATTAAAAGATTGGGATGGATTTGTTGGTGATATACCTAATGATGCTAAAGTGGCTTTGAAGAGGGAGGCTTCACTTAAAAACATATTAGGAGAGTAATATATAGTTTATGATTAAATTTAGTGATATGGTTAGTGAAAGTGTAAGTACATCGGGGTTTAGATTAGGTTTGGATGTACATGGTGTTATAGATGCTATGCCTGATTTTTTTGCATTCTTAACGGACTCATTTATTAAGAATGGTGGTGAGGTGCATATACTAACAGGTGGTCACTGGGATGAAAATTTTGATAAACAATTAAAAGACTTTGGAATTAAATGGACTCATAAATTTTCAGTTTATGATCATTTAATTGAAACAAATGCTGGAATTGTTGGTGAGATTCAATTTCCAGATGGTACAATACAAAAGAAATTTGAAGATGGTCTTTGGGACCATGTTAAAGCAGATTACTGTAAGAAACACAATATTTCATTACATATTGACGATACTTTAATTTATAATGACTTTTTCTCAACACCATTTGCTAGATTGTGGTCACATAATCAAAAGCCAAAGGCATCACATAAAGATGTCAGACACTTAGACTAATGATTAATAAGATTAATAAATTTTTTGAATTTGATCCTTTTGAAAGTAAAATGAAAAAATCAGCTGGAGTTGCAATCGTTTTAAGAAACGAAAAAATATTACTTTGTCACCCATCAAACGCTAAGTGGTTTGGTTCATATTCTTTTCCAAAAGGTGGAATTGATGAAGGTGAAACTATAAAAGAAGCCGCTTTAAGAGAATTATTTGAAGAAACATCTGTTAAAGTTGATGAAAGTAGACTTTCTAAAGAGCCTTTGGTAGTTGACTACATGAATTATAAAAAGAAAGATGTAGTTTATAAAAGAATATACCTTTATACTCTTTATATAAATGATATATCAGAGATAGGTTTGGACTCAGAAGTTATTCCAAAAGAAAGATTACAATTAGAAGAAATTGACTGGGCTGGCTTTATTACAAAAGAAGAAGCAAAAACTAGAATCTTTCATAAAAGTATATCTGTATTAGATAAGTTATAAACATTTTACATATTTAAGGTATAAATAGAAAAATAAATTTTATTTATGCCTTTTTTCAATAATCTAAACAATTCTAATTTAAATTCTACTGTTAATAATACATCAATACCTATAGCAATGATGTATCAGTCAGAAGAAAAAATTGAAATAAATCTAGACCATCCTATTTTTACTGTTTATGTTAATACTAAAAATTTAACAAGACAAGCAGCTGAAGAGTATTTATATAGAACAAAAAAGATGTTTGATGCTTACAAAAATATAACTGTTTGGGTCTTATCATCCGATGAAAATAAAGTTGAATGTGTTTATGATGGTCAGTGTAGACAAAGAGATATGGAAATAAGTGGCTTAATAAAAGAAATAAATACAAGAATTGACATAATGTCTAAATCAAACTCTTTTGAAGATTTCAAAATTAACATTAGAGATTGGAGAATAAATGAACTTGTAAATGGCTCTAAGGAAGAATAAAACAGAAATACTTGATAGAATAATCACCAAGGATGGACTTAGTGAGTCTTACGATTGGGGTCATTGGTATTGGGAAGATTATGATTATCACGATGATTATTGTGATTGTTATGCCTGTATGCCTATTGATTATGATTATTTACCAGAGGAATTTCAACCTAAGGTAGTTACACATATTAGTAAAAGAGGAATAAGGGTTACAACATATTCATATCAACCTGGTAAAATGATAGACATGACATCTATCTATTCTAAAGAAGTGTTAAGACAAAAAAGAATTAACCATATTTTAGGTATAGAATCAATGGAACATTCTCGTGTAACCTTAGGGGATATTTTGAATATTAAAAAATAATCCTTATCTTTGTATAACAAAATAAAAGATATGGATATTACAACAGTAGTTTCAGACGTTCTTGACAATCAAAGCTTGGATGTAAATTGTGTAGGTGATTTTCTTCAGATGGCTGAAGATTATAAATATCAACTCTTAATGGATGAACTCAACTCTGAGTTAAATTCATAAAAATATGGTCGGGTGACCGAGTGTTTTAGGTGAAGGCCTGCAAAGCCTTTTACGGTGGTTAGAATCCATCCCCGACCTCTAATTTTATTTAATGGTAAATTCATATAATTTAGGCAAAGTTCATACAAACTATTTAACTAGTGATGAGCTAAAAACAGAGTTTAGAGATTATAAGTTAAAAGTCTTGAATGGTGAAATTAGTTTTACACCATCAGAGAGGTTTATAGAGAGATATAGAGATACTTTATATTTCATTTCAGATAATCTTTCAAATGATATAATTAGTGGTTCACTTGCACTTAATATATTTGGTCTTATACACAGAGATTCAAATGATATTGATATTATCATAGATGATAAAAATAGATATCCTAAGTATGATAAAGATGGTTATGAAGATTTAGAATTTTCAACTGCTAACAGATTGGGTTATATTGAGTTCAAACACAAAAGAGGTATTTTCACATCTGAAAAAAAATACAAAGTAGACTTTTTTCACAATGATTATGGTGCTTCATTTACCACATTTGATTTTAATGGTAAACAACTCAAAATTCACAATCCTTTAGAAATTATTGATTATAAGTTAAATATGGCTATCAATAAAAAAACTGAAAGTTCTACTTCTCGTAAACACAATGAGGATTTGACTGGAATTTTTGGTCAAATGTCTTGGCAATTACTATAACTTTTAGTATCTTTGTGTTATGGCAAAGTACTTAAACTATCGATACATATTTCCTCCACGTCCAAAGAATGCTATTCCAGATTCTGAATTAGCTTTTTGGGACAATGGTTCTTTAATTGCTCAGCCAAAACTTAATGGTTCTAACTGTGTTATCTTTACCAATGGTATTAAGTTCATAGCTATGAATCGTCATAATCAACGATTGACAGCTTTTAATCTTAATGATAATGAGTTAAAAGATATTTACAGAGGTGAAGGCTGGATGGTTTTGAATGGTGAGTACATGAATAAATCTAAATCTGATGAAAATAATCAGGTTTTTAATCATAAATTTGCAATCTTTGATATACTTGCGTTCAATGGTGAGTATCTTGTTGGTAAAACATTTGAAGAAAGAATTCAATTACTTGATAGTCTTTATGGTCAAGTAAATTCTGAAAAAGAATATCTTTATAAAATTACTGAAAATGTTTATCGTGTTAAATCTTATGTAAATGATTTCAAAAATCTTTATGATAATTTGACACCAATTGACATGATTGAGGGTTTAGTGATGAAAAGGAAGGCGGCTCGTCTAGAATTAGGCACATCTGAGAACAATAATACAAAAAGTCAGTTGAAGTGTCGTAAGGCAACAAAGAATTACAAGTACTAAATTTAATATATAAGAAAAACAATTAATTTCAAGTGGAAAAGTTTTCAAAAATCAAACCTAAAAGCGAGTTCTCAGACGATAAAGAAAAAGTACTTTACAAAGACAATCATTTTCAAATAGTTCAATTTGAAGACTGGTCAATTCTTAAAGAAAGAGACGCTGTTGTTTGTATTATTTATTTAATTGAAACTAATCAAGTTGTTTTAAGATACGAGTATATCCCAACATTCAAATATGCTGATGGTAAAGATTATCACTTAACTTTAGTTTGTGGTGGTATCGAACAAGGTGAGACTGTTGAGAAAGCTTTAAGAAGAGAAATTGAAGAAGAAGCCGGTATTGTAATTAGAGAAGACTTTCAATTTGAAGCATTAGAACCACTTTTTATTAATAAAGCATCTGCTAATAAATATTATCCTTATGTTATTGCTCTTAATGAAAGAGATTATCATGAAGTTGTTGCTAAAGGTGACGGCTCTAAAGAAGAGGAAATGTCTAAATCAGTTAAAGTAGATGTTAAGTATTTAAGCTCATTAAAGCCATCAGATTTAATAACAGATTATATGTTATTGAAGTTAAAAGAATACTTAAATGTTTAATTCTTTAAGTATCTTTCTAAATCTCCTTTTATTTCAGCATTAAGTGATTTTGAATCTACATCTCCATAGTCAGAGAAATATGGTTTCATTTCATAGTTAAAAGATTGTTCACCACACCATTCTTTGAATATATCAAATAAACTATTACTTTTTAGTCTATCACCATCTTCGTTGTCAATCCATTCATTGCTATACGGAATTTTAAAGAATGTATCTAGCTCTTGATATTCTTTTCTAACTTGATTTCCTTCAGCATCTTTTGATGTATAGTGTTTAGTTACTTCTCTTTTTTCTTTTGTGAATGTAAACTCTTTTTCAACTATTTCATCAAATTCATCAAGTATTGTTTGGTAGTTAGCATCAACATGTGCATTCATTTCCCAATCACCTATATTTTGCTTAACTTCTTTACATATTTCCGAATTTTTACATAATTGTTTTAATGAGTCATAAAATCTTTCTTTAAGTAAATAGTTAATAACTTCTTCTTCTGATTTACCTTTAGTATTATCATAAGCTTCATCCGAACATTCATCACCTATATGATTTATAAACTTTTCTAAACCACCAGCTTCTTTAATCATTGATTTGATTAACAAAATTCCATTTTCTTTACTTAATGTGTATTGAAACATTGATGATGTATCTGGTTGATAATCAGATCCATAATAATTATCATACATATTTTCTTGACCATTAACTAAAATATCTTTGTAACTCGCATTTCTTGAGAGCATTATGTCTGATAAATCTTCTAAGTTAATCTCAATATAAACTTTACCATCTTCTGATATAATAGCATCTGACCAATTATAGTAATCAACAAGGTCTTTTTCTGATATTGTAAACTTATCTTTTGATTTAGCAAAAATAGCGATATAACCCTCAGCTTCTAAAACTTCTGGTTCATTCGAATTCCAGTTATCTGTGTAGAATAATCCATCTTTAATAACTATACCATCAATATCACCAAGATTACCATCACTATCATTTATTTTTATTTCAGCATTGGCTTCTTCAGCTATAATTGAACAAGCAAATTGAAATGTAGAAGTAACATCATCTTTTTTAATTCTACTACTTTTATCTATTTTAATCCAGTAGGCGGGTGTAACTTCTTCACCGGCTTTTACTTTTTCTTCAAATATCTCTTTTTCTCTTTCTTTCCACACACCACTTTCGTAATATCCTTGTTTGATTTTATTACAAAATCCAAATTCTACAGAAACATAATAACCAGCATCTGTTATTTCCAACATATAATCATTAATGTCATCTTCAGATAATTTCCAAAGAGTCTTTTCTTCTATTTTTTCTTTAATGGATTCTGAAATAAATTGTATGTACCTTTTAAGTTTCATACTCTATATATAAAAAAAGAGAGACTATTTTGTCTCTCTTTCTTAGCTGTTCGTTTATTTAATTTTAGATTTTACTTAGTAATTCTGACTTCTTTTCAGAAAACTCTTCATCTGTTAAGATACCTGCTGAGTGTAAATCGGCTAATTTTTTGATTAGTTCAATTACTTCATTAGATTCTTGTTTAAGTATGTCTTTAAGACCTACTTTTTTTACATCTTTAACTTCTGCTGGTTTTCTACTTTCTGGTAAGATTTGGATAATAGTTGAAGAGATATAATGTTTCTCAAAGTCCATATCTACCTCAGTGAATTTTTGTTTAGACTTTTCACCTTTTTCAACTCTACCTGTTTCAATTGAATTCATATTATTTGAACCACCAATATTAAGATTGGATAAATCAACACCAGATGTATAACTACAATTTACAATATTATTACTTGAGTAATAAGCATTTGATGTAGTTGTTGTTCCTATAATACCTGAGCCATTAGTTGTTATGACGGTGTTATATGGATTTGTAGTTCCATACCAAACTGTTGGTCTGTAATAAGGATAAGACGGATAGTAAGGATACCATTTCTCAACAATGATTCTATCAAACTTTCTTTGCCAGTTATCTAAAGTGATAACATCTTCTTTATAGAAGAAAACTTCTAAAAGACCATTGTTCTGAGTAGCATCTAATGCTTCTCCAGAGTTTTCAATTTCGTAGGTTGAAAATTTGAATTTTTTTCTATCATCAATAAAGCAATCAAGATAAACCCTTTGTCCTGGTTTTACTACTAATCCTGTTTTTGAGATTGATTGACCGTTTAATTTAATATCAGCGAGAACTGAAACGGTTAGTGGGTTAAA